GATTCAGTCGTTCTTCTGTCCTGGGATATCGTTGGCCTGGACCAGCTAACACGACTGCCGCAGCCCCGGCGCAACAGAATGGTAAATGGTCTGAGCCTATTCCAGACCGCACACCAAAAGTACAGCAAACTCCACCGCCATCAGGCCGGGTTCAGGATATTGACAATACAGGTGAGACCATCGTTCCGTCCGCTGGCGGTTCTGTGTATCCTTACAACAATGTGATGGCGTCTCGTTCTGGTCATATCATGGAGGTCGACGATACGCCGGGCGGCGAACGCCTCCATTGGATGCATCAGTCTGGCTCTTACAAACAGATGCTCCCGAACGGTGATGTGGTTAACAAGTCTGTCAAAGATCATTATGACCTGGCAATGTTCGACAAGCGTTATTATGTCGGCCGAGATCATAACCTGACCGTTGGCGGCACTGAAGTTCAGCGCAAGACTGGTGAGGTGTATCATCTCCATTCCAGCAATCACTCCCATGTGGTCGCCGGGACGTCGTTGATGAAATACTCCCAGCTGGCGGAGGTTCAGGCACAGAACATCTACCGCATCGTCTGCCAAATGTTAGAAGTGTCTGGGACTCTGAAAGTTCCTAAGATTCTCGTATCCGAGATCATCGCTGACAAATTGACGGTAGCCCAGACTATCGATGGCAACATCAAATATGCAGAAGGCGCAGGTCGAGCCAGTTCACTCAGTGGTGCCACTCCAGCGTCGCCAACTGGTCCAGGCACAATTGATATCAAGCCGGAACTGGAAGACAATGGCGGTAATTTTGGATCCAGCGAGTAACACCATACGATTACACCAGGAGAGGTAGATAATGCCTCTCCGTGCTGCTGAGGGAACCTCAACATGAAAGAATATAAAGATGTAGATCTCAAGTTTGGTATGCACCCAGTCACCAAGGATGTGACCATGAAGTCAGGGAAATGGGCGGTGCTCCAATCTGTGAGAAATATCACCATGTCCTCAATAGGGGATTGGCGGACTCTGCCTGGTATGGGCGCGGGGCTTTATGGTATGCTCGGTGAAAATACTACACCGACCATTCAAGTTGATATCAAGAACAAAGTGGAAGATGCAATCGCTCTTTATGAGCCGAGGGCAGAACTGCAATCCGTGGAGGTATCAGTCTCTGATGACTACCATTCCCTGGCGGTCACCATTACGTTCAACGTCGTGAACGATCCTGAGCCGATTACCGATACCATCTGGCTGGAGCGTACCAATTAGATCGGGGAAACGTCATAGAATGCGAAGTACGATATCAGGTACATATACGACACGGAACCGAAGGGGATCTGTATCACGACAGGCTTGATATCGTACAAACGTATGGGCGGCTTCTCATTGAATATGAAACCTAAATCCATAATAGTGCTGGCTTCAACCGGAGTTTGAGCCGAATAATCCATTGCCCAATAGGCATCATCCTGGAATGAGCAGCGCATACAGCGCCCAATTTTGTCCTTCCCGTGCTTTAATGGAACTTCTAAACCTTCCTCCAGCATTTGTTTCATTATTTGGAATGGTGGTAATGAACCCACCGGGAGACGAAATTGGGTGCTCAGGATTAAATCGCTCATAGCGGTTACTCCTCCACTAATGTGATCACAACCATATTTAAGACAGTGTCTTTTGGGGAACCCGTTTCTTCATCATGGATGGTAGACGCCACCAGATGGACATCGCTGATAAAGCTGTCTATGTGCATACTCGACAAGAACGGGCGGTGCTGGTATACCGGACGATTCTGTTTCACATATTCTTGTAGTTGGGAGAACAAACCACAATCTGTTGTGTCTATGCGTAAGAAACGTTGCTCTGTTGTCGTACGCAATTCTATGGCTTTGCCCAAATAATAAAGTTCGCCATTTGCCCCAAAGCGATACATCACGTCGACTTCTGATTTGAATATTTCACGTTCGATCAGTGAGAATGGAGACCAACAAATGGCTTCTTTGTCTTCAGGATAGACTGTCTGAAGTAAGTCTGGAAGATGGATATAACCAAAGTGATGGCAAGCGTTGCGTAAGATGTTGGACATGATATAGTTCCTGCTGTTCAATATTTGTGTTGTACAGGAAGTATAGGTTTGGAGTTTTCAAAAGTAAAGCCCCCGGAATGGGGGCTTGATATGATCAGCGTTTGATGCTTGCGGCGAGACCAGCAACGTCGGTCACAGTCTGGTCAGCGAGAACGATTACAGGCATGGACATGCGCTGCTTACCCGTCAGAGCCTGTAGATCTTCTAACTTGTAGTCTTTCTCAAGTTTGAGGATACGATGCTCAATGCCACGGATACGGCAGATGTTCTCGGCTGTAACGCACTGTGCACAACCTTGTTTGGAATAGATCGTGATCATTTCTCACCTTTTATGCAAATTTGAGGCCGTCAGATACTGAACCAGTCAGTATACCCATCAGATAATCAGGAGCTTCCGCTTCCTGCAATGCATATTGCATTGTAGTATTATCTAGCCAGTCGTTAATCCACGGCACCGGGTTGTCCTTACGTGGTTCACCAGGGTATGGGTGACCGATAGCACCCATGCGGTGGGTCGCCAGCCAGTCTACCATCTGGTGTAGGATTTTAGCGTTCAAGCCCAGGATAGAACCTTCTTTGAACAGATAGTCAGCCCACTGTTTTTCCTGATTCACGACATCCATGAACATCTGGGTCATCTCACCACGAAGTTCTTCACGGATGACTGCGAAGTCAGGGTCCATGGCGGGAAGACGGTTCAGGAAAGTTTGGGTGAGGATCAGGTGATCCTGTTCATCGCGGGCGATCTGGCGAATGATCTTCGCGTTGCCTTCCATCTTTTGAAGGAACTGGACAAACGCCCAAGAGCATGCGAATGAAACATAGAAGCGGATGCCTTCCAGGGTGTTCGCTGCAAACAGAGAACGCCAGAACGCACGTTTAGCGTTCATGATGTCTTCTCTGGTGAATACCCGGCCAGCCATACGCATACCAGCCCAACGAACGGAATCGTCATAGCAGGTACTGATTTGGTGAGCACAATCTACGATCTCAGCAACGTCCAACACGTGGTCAAATACGATACCTGGATCATTGACAGTATTTCGCAGAATGTGGGTGTATGAAAGGGAGTGTATTGCCTCTTGACGAGTCCATTCCAGGATAGCAAATTGTGCTTCTGGGGTAGACGCCCAGGCACCGAATGCTTCGAAAGGCGCAGCTCCCTGAATGGAGTCCAGCATGGTCTGGCGTTTCAGGTTAGAGAAATAGATATGCTTTTCCCCTTCGCTCAATGTTGCGAAGTCTGCCTTGTCCTTAGTGATGTCCACTTCTTCAGGACGCCAGAACTGGCTGAGACCTTTTTCATACCACTTTTGCACGAATGGCCACGCTACAATATCGTAACGCTGGATAGACACCGGGTCACCAAAGAACGGGAGTCCCTGGTTGTTTGATGTCGGGTCGAATACTGAAAACTGCTTTTGTTCAGACATAATTCTTTCCTGATGAATAAGGGGTGAATTGCTCCACCCCTGATGATATACGATGGTAGACTATAGACCTAACTTACACAACACAGGTATCGCAGACTTCTTCTGCTGCCTTCAACTCTTCATCTTCCTTGGAGTCTTTGTTCGTGTTGTAGTACAGAGTCTTGCCACCCCACATATAGAAGGACAGGATATCCTGCATCATCTTGGCGCGGGGGATCTTGCCGTCCGGGAACTTCTCTGGATCGTAGAAGGTGTTGGTGCTGATCGATTGATCTACCCAGCGCTGGAATACTGCAGCCGTTTTCAAATAGTCGATACATTCCATGTTCCACTTCAGATCATAGATTGGCCCAAGGGTTTCGACTTCCGGAACGATCTGCTTGTAGATGCCGTCCTTGCTTGCCTTGATGCTCACCAAGCCTTTCGGTGGCTCAATGCCATTCGTAGCGTTCAGCACCTGCGAGGAGCTTTCGGTAGGGGCTATCGCCAGCAGGGTAGCATTACGGATACCGAATCCGCGCAGATCTTCTTTCAGACCGTCCCAATCCAGACCATATGCGTCCCCAACAGGCTTCTTACCATTAGGAAGAATATCCAGAGGAAGAGGAGCCAGATCTGCAGTTACAAATCCGCTGTCATGGATTGTAGATTTACCGCAGGAGCCGAACATCTGAGCAAGACGATTGGAGGCCTTGACCAAGTAGAAGTGCAAGTGTGCCATCCAGTTATCAATCAGTTCCAGGCCAGCCGGAGAACCGTAGCTGACGAAGTTCCGTGCCAGGAAGTGCGCAACGTTCACCACACCGATACCCAGAGGACGATATTCCTGGACTGCCAAACGGGCTTGACGAGCCGGATAGTCCTGATATTCCAGGAGCATATCCAGCGCAGAGACTAACACGAATGCCACGTCTTCCATTTCCGTCGGTTCGTCGAATGCCGTCAGGTTGAAGGACGCCAGAGTACACAGAGCGATACGACCACTTTCATCGTCGTACTGCTGGAACTCACGTGTAGGCAACGCGATTTCAAGGCACAGGTTGGAGCTGTAGATCGTATCGAGATTGAACGGGCTATACATGTTCATGTGATCTACGAATGCGATATAAATGCGCCCTGTATCTGAACGTTGATCCAGCAACATCTGGAACACTTCTTCAGCCTGGAGCTTCTTGGCTCGACATAACCCGGCGTCAGCAGCTTTGATCATGTTGTCGTACAGGGTACGGAACTGATCTACGTCGCTGAAATACGCTTCGTACATGTCATGGTTATCTTTTGGATCAAACAGATAGAGAGGCTGCTTGGCCACCAGGCGTTCGAACATAACACGGTTGATTTGAATGCCATAGTCAATACGGCGCTCGCGGTTTTCTTCCGTACCACGGTTGTTCTTCAGCACGACGATGTCATCGAACTGGTAATGCCACAGAGGGATATAAGCTGTGGCAGCACCACCACGAATCCCGCCCTGAGAGCACGACTTCAGCGCCCCGGTCAGGTATTTGATGAATGGCACCAGGCCAGTGTGCACCATCTCTCCGCCACGGATAGGACTGCCGATGCCACGGATAGCCCCGACGTCAAAACCGATACCAGCACGTTTGCTCACATAATCAACGATTGATTTAGCGGTTGCGTTAATGGAATCCAGCGTGTCCCCGGTTTTGATTAACACACAGGAACTGAATTGACGTGTCGGGGTACGGACGCCCGCCATGATAGGGGTTGGCAGACTGAATTTACCAGTGCTGGCATAGTTATAGAACTTTTTGATCATGTCCAGACGGCTGTCTTTGTCCCATTGAGAGAACAGAGCCATAGCAATCGCCATGTACATGACCTGAGGAGTTTCACAATAGACCTTTTTGTCCTTTTGAGAACGGTCACGCAACAAATACTTCTCTGTCAGCTGGCCCATGGCCGCCCAGGTGAAGTTCTTATCGCGTTTGTGATTGATAGTTGCCTGGAGTTCATCAAACTCTTCTTTGGTGTACAGATCCAGGAATTCCCGGTCGTATTTACCGAGTTTGATGTTCTTGACAAAGATATCCAGCAGATGTGGTGGCTTGTACTGGCCATAAACGATTTTGCGGAGATCGTATGACTTCAGACGTGCTGCAACATACTGGTAGTTCGGCTTTTCTACTGAGATGAGAGACGCAGCCGCCTGGATAAGGATATCCTGGATACGGTCGGTTCTCATATTGTCGGTGAATTGGATCTTCGATGCTGCTATCACCTCAGACATTGATACCCCGTCCAGCCCATCACAAGCGCGTTCAACGACGGTGTGTAGTTTTTCAATATCAAAGGAGACAGAAGATCCGTCCCGCTTAATGACGTTAATCATAGCGATCCTCGGTTTGTGTTATATGCAGGTTGTTATTATACGCCGCCCTCATAGATTGAAGGCGGCGGGGAATGGTGATGAGGTATTTAAATGTCGTACAGGTCGTTGACCTCGAGCATCAGGCGGGTAAAGTTGCCACGACCATTACGGTCGTCTTTATCGAACTCGATTACACTGAACGGACGAACCCATTCAGGATATTCGTCCCCCGGTTCAACACCATGAACAATTAGAGTACCGGATTCCAGTTTCTTGTTGAAATCGCGGAACGCTTTGACATAGGTGTCAAGAGCGCTGTCACGCAGACGCTTGTTCGACTGCTTGATGTCGCCATTGACGAACACGTAGGTGGAGTCGGAAGAACGAGTGAGTAAGTTCTTCAATTGCTCCATGTCGCATTCCTGAGCCTCTTCGATAATCAGGAAGGCATCATCAAAGGTCATACCCTTGATAGTCTCCAGATCCTGGATCTCGATGATGTGCTTCTCCCACAGATAGTTGAAGAAGCCGTCACTACCAGTATCAGTCTTCAGCACTTTCTTGAAGGTTTCGATCAGCGGGCGCAGATATGGGACGAGTTTTTCATAAGTGTCGCCGGGGCGGAACCCCGCAGTCTGTCCGGTTGGCAGCGGCGAACGAGAGATGATGATTTTGCTGACGCGACGATCAATGAGATGTTTGATGGCAGCGGCAGCACCGCAATATGATTTGCCCGTACCAGCAGGTCCGATTGTGATGGTCAGATTGTTTTCAAGGGCAGATTGGTAGGCAAGATTCTGGTTTTCAGAGAGGCCATGGAATGGCGCGATTTTGAAATCGCCTTTAGAGAACTTCATCCATTCGTCTTCGCGCTGGGTTACTTCTTTCTTGCGCGCTGATTTGGTTTTACCAGATGGCTTCATGGATACAACTTTGCTCGCAGATTGCATGTGAACCTTCCTATTTCTACAGGGGTTATCTCATCACCTTTAATTAAGCGACAAGCACAGCATACCTTCTTGATAGATAAAGAAAAAGGCCGTTTCCGGCCTTTGATTAACTGAATGACTTGTATGCTGCCGCCAGCTTGGTGTCATACTGGTTCTGGGCATATGCCGGACCATTATAACGACGGGCGAACTCAGCCCAGTCTTTGTTCTTCAGAGCTTTCCACATATTGGCGTCGGCCTTGATGAACTTGACAAAGGCCATCAGTTGGGCGCGTTCACCAGTCAGGAAGTCATTGAACATCTGCTCGGCATTGGCATACCCGCAGATAACACAGTTGAACCCCATGATCTGGAAAAGGCCATAGGAAGCACTCTCGTACGCACAGTCCTTATCGATCGCTATTGCACCATGGAGTCGTTCCAACTCCGCATCGCCACCCGTATATCCTCCGGCCTTGGTGTTCACCAATGTTGGGTAAAGTTGTGCTAGGGCATTGGCTTTCGCCTGACCGAACTTGGCGTTCAACTTTTTGTACATGATGTGGCGTTCAAACAACGTCTTGATCTTACCAGACTTGGTGAAGCCAGTACCGCGCGATTCTACTTGGTTGACCGCCTTGATGCTAGCAAGGTCAACAGACAATTCACGAGCAGCGTCAATCAAGTCAACCTCAGTCAGATGATCCTGGTGAGACTCCCCGGCGTTGCGAATCGCATACATAGTCTTGGGTCCGGCCATACCGTCCACGACCAATCCAGCGCCCGCCTGAACTGCTCTGACGGCATTGTCCGTCGCCTTGCCGAATATACCGTCGGCAACCAGGGTAAACCCTATTTTGTTCAAACTGGTCTGAAGATTTTTGACTTCAAGACCTCTGCTGCCAATCTTTAAAATGGCCATAAGAAAATACCTCCGCAATGTTTGCAGAGGTATTTAAAGTGAAAGTGAATGAGGGGTTGGGCTATGTTAGCGTCGGACAATCAGAGGCTTGTCTTCGTTGTATGCCAGACGCAGTTGCTCGTCATAGCCATACTTCTCAAACACGGCGACCAATTCAGCCTGGAACGCCTCAAAGTTCTTATTCGGGATCCGCTTCACGAGCCATTTGGCGCCTTCGGACAGCTGGACTTCATTACTCATCTGTTTTCTTCCCAAGTTTGCCGACTGCCACGACTATGTCACACACAACTTCTTTAGGATCTTTACAGAATCCGGCAGAAATACCAGTTGAATAGTCGAACGCATTCGGAATATCCGGATTAATTTCCGACGGTTTCAGTTTGTGAATCTGTAATGCAATGTTGTTGATACACATCTCATAAGCAGTCATTTTGACTCCTATTTAAACCTATGTTCAAAAGGGGGAGTTTCCTCCCCCTTGGCGACTTATGCCAGGCGCTCGATCATGTTCTGTACTTCGATCAGAGTCAATTTGCCCATTTTGACATACTGAGATTTAGAATCACCACCGACCGCTTTCAGGATATCTGTGTTGTCGTAACCTTTTTTCGGGAATACCATCACCGAGTAGGTTCCGTTATTCAGCGGGTTCAGCTGCACCCGGCCTTTGCCGACGTTCAGGGTGCCGTAGGTTTCGGTCTTCGCTTCCACGATGTGGATGTCCAGGCCAAACATTTTCAGCATGCTGACTTTGTCAGAGGATTTAGCCACTACCGCCTGGTCAACCACAATCTGGTCTTTCATGGTGAAGCCGCAAGCAGTTTCAGTTTTGCCGCTCAGCAGGTTCATGAAGGAGGTCTTACCGCCCTGGAAACCGGCTTCCTGTGCAATGCGGAACATTTCTGCTTTGGAAACTTCGGTGTTCAGTTCGAAAGAAACAGAGCCGTTGGTGATGATGGTTTTGATAGTTTTCATGGTAAATCCTCATTATGTAGTTGGTGCGTTTCACTTTTCATTCGGCGGGGTGTTGTGTACCGCCCTATGTGAACTATAATAGGCCAGCTTTATTGAAGAGTAAAGTCTTTTTCAATAAATTTTTAAATTATTTTTGAATTATTTTATGAGGCCTCGTAGATAGAGGCCTGGAGGGAAGAATTATTTTTGCTCGCGTAGCTGCTTTAGGTAGTTTCTTGCTGTATCCATCTGATCAGCATCAGGCTGACACACCCCGGAATCAACTACCCCATTACGCCATCCGTGAACAAAACTCTTCGACTCATGTCCACCGAGGACATACCCGGCTCGGGCTTGCTGGTATCCCCGGAGGATCTCCTGGTCATCCATCTTATCAAGTTCTTTCATATCCATCACACTTTCCTCAAATCAGCAAATCGCAAGGATGCCGCAAGCCCTTGGTAGACATTGTCGGCCATAATCTTCAGAAGATCACGGATAGGGATATTCCCTTTGCTCGGGTTCACCATATCGTTGATATCCTTCCAGCGTATCTCTCGCGGGAACAAAACGATCTTGACACCCTTGTCGATCATCTTCTGTATGCCATCACAGACCTGCGGGTTTCTATATTGGTTGTCAGGCACATAGATGTCCCCCTTGGCGCTCAATAGATCGGCATCTGCGGTCGCCAGGCAATTTGGCAAGAAGAGACTATCTAATGGTCCTTCAACTACCAACTTCACCCGATTCATCAAAATGCGTTCTTCGCCATAGATCTTCGTGTCTTCGTTCCGGGGCTTGACAGTCGCATACCGCAATACGCCTTCCGGAAGGTCGTCACCAAATGCGCGCCCCTGGACAATCTTCATCCGACCATCTTGTGTCCAGAAGGGGATAACCAATCTCGGGTCTTCGGGAATTTTCTTCTGCTTTTCTGGATCAGTCTCAAAATTCAGAAGATCCTTCCGGAAGTTCTCACTAAAATACAGCAAGGAGAGGACGCTCTCCGGCATTCCCCTGCCTTCCACATATTGGCGAGCAAAATGTGTTGAGTCAAGCAGATCAAGCCGGATCATATTGCCGAGGTGGTCCTCATCCCGCTTCGCCACCTGCTGACCGATACGCGCCGTCTGCGTCAGTTTCTTCAGAGGTGCCAGTTTCTGTACGGGGCGGGCACGGGTGTCCCCCATGACCTTAAACTTCTCCATGCTGTACTCACTGTACAGACGGTCATCGAATTTCTTCAACCAGAACTCGAAAGCCCAACCGCTCATCTCATTACAGTTGTGACATTTGAACCGATAGACATCGTCATCATGGTCATAGAAGAAGTGCCCACGGCGCTTGGACGTGCTCTTTTTGGAGTCCCCACACAGAGGGCAACGGAACTTGGCGACGGCTCCTACGCGCTCCCATGAGAAACGCTCCAGGCGCGGTGCCAGATAATTTATGAATTGCTCGTCAAGAAATTTCATCAGATGTTTGGCCTCTGGAATACCTCATTGACAGTATACGCCACACCACGGGTTTGAGCAATACAGAGCTGGCGCCAAGCACCATATAGAATATTGTGTTCAGCGACGGCGTTCTTTACCACATGCCCGAAGTCTTCCACCATCTTTTGATAATGGAGGAGATAGGGAGGCATCTTACCGTTTGGGCTTCGGCGGGCGATAAGATCCAGATAGTGTTGGGGAGAATACAAAGAGGATATCTGAATGTCCGGGACATGGATAGCCTTCAATGATTTGCGCGGAGTGAAGTAGAACAACCCCCACTTCGGTGGTAGATCTTCGATGCGGATGACTCCCTCAGGGCATGCATAAAACCGATAGCTGCCCATTCCCTGTTCAGGATTGATGCGATGAGGCTTCTTGGCATCTGCTCTGAAATCATCCCGGCTGACTTTGACCTCGATCAAAATACTGCAACCATCGGGGCGGAAACCGATAGCATCTGGCGACTCAGAATTGGTATGAGGGTTTGGTTCGACAAATACTGCACCGCAATTCATCTGCTTGTGAAGATACTTGGCTGAAATCTGACAGCCTTCTAAATGAGTTGGAACGAAGATCTTGCCCATCTTTATCTTTATCCATGGTTGACAAATAATGGGCAATTATATTATCAGAGGGGTCTATAGACTACGCCAGCTGCTTCAGTTTGTACAGCGTCTGATAGCAAAGAGTTTTGATCTCGTCTAACGTATTTTGGAGATGGGACTCACATTGCTTGTAGATGCCGTCAACATCGATCACGATGCTCTGGATATAGGCGATTGGGTCTGGGTTGAACAACTTCGTGTTCTCGAATCCGGGAGTATAAGTCCCGCCCGCGCCAATGTATGCTTCGGTGAAGGTATCCAGCAAGTCCTCTAGATCCCCGTAGAACTCCCCGAGTGCCTTATGTTTGGAATATGAATGCGTGGTGAAGTGAAGCGCATGAGTATGTGCTATCGCCAACAGACCACGGTTGATAAATGCGCTCGCATTGACCATTTTAAACATCCTCATAAAAAGAAATCCCCCTGTATTTAAGGGGGATTGTATTTTAATTACTTTTTCCCATAAAAAGATTTTAATAAATTATCGGGAATTTTCGGAAGACCTAATTTTGATGCCAATTCTTCCGGTGAATTCCCCAAAATTTTTCTGCCATTTATGAGGCCACCAACAAATTTGGTTCTATCCGTCGGGCTACGAAGAATCGTAGAAGCACCACCAACCTTGGCATCATACATCAGAATATGAGCACCGCGATCACCGACGAAACGCCAGCCTTCCACTTCGGTGACCTGGCCTTTGTCAGCAGATTTACCAAAGAAGAATTCGAAACCGTCATGAACGGCTACGACTTCCTGTCCCTGAGAAACTGCGTGTACCTGGTCCGGGGTCAGCACTGCTTTGACGGTATTACCATCGGTCAGCTCCAGGTTATAGGTGTCAGCTGCGTTGTCCGGAGTGATCTGGGTAACAGTACCAGAGCACCACTGAGTGCCGTCAGCTTGCTTTTTGATGGTAACACTTTTGCCCTGTACGCCAGCATGGGTCACAGGCTGCGCTGCTTGTTCGGTAAAGAATTCGAGAAAGGTCTTCATGGGTTTATCTCCTAGGAATTTATTCTTAATTAGCCCCTGCGGGGGCTAATCATTTTACTTCAGATTAATTTTCAGACTGCCGCCGATTGACTGCTCGTATTCTGAATATGCGTCTTCGCCATTCATCATAGCCATGTCATCGCTACGTTGAGCATCGGACATCGCCATCAGGTTCGGTTGTTCCGGCGCATAGCCTCTGCTCTTAGCATCAGCATATACGTCTTCCAGATAGCGGTTGCCACGGTAGACCTGAGCGCTGAATTCCTTCATGGCGCCGACACGTGTGTTGCGGCGGAAAGTAATTTCCCAATCAACCTGCAAAGAATTGCCGTTGTTGGTTAAGTATACCTGCCAATCAAGGTCGCGCCCCTTTGGAGCACTTGCTTCAATCGACGCCGCATAACCAGCCAGATCACCTTTGGTCTTCTCAGCATTGGATTGCGCCCTCGCCAGAGCGTTAATAACCGCTTGACGATTTTGGCTTTGAGTCAATGACTGTCCCTGGAACAAGATCTCACCGGATTTGCTGATGGTAACGTCGTTCAGGAACCGCTTGTCCGGATTGTACGAACTTGAATCTAAGTTTCGTAGCTGTTGGTCAACTATTTTCAGGCGATCCGAATATTCGTCCAATACTTTCTGTACAGTTTTGACATCCAGATTTACGTCGTAAGAAGAACTGCTGTGCTGATGATGCCCCTCGACGATCATAGTCGTGATATTCGCTTTCTTCTTATCGAAGTTGTATGTCACGTTGGTAACGATTTTGGCATCCTGAAGATTACCGCCTCTCGGGAATTTGAAGTCCCAGGCAACAGAGAAACCGTGAACCGTTTCACCAAAGAATGTACCGTTGGACGGCTCTTTCAGGTTAGCGGTGATAACAGCGTCTTTGTCGCTGGCATTGGTGTTGATGCTACCGAATATGGTCTTGCCATCGCTGGCCTTCACAACCATTTCCGTTTTGCTGTACCAGTCGTAACGAACCGGGAAGGTCGTACGAGGGAAATTGCGCATGAGATCTAATTCCACCGCCTTGCCGACAGTAAAGCGTTCCAGCAGCGCATCAGAAACCTTCAGAACAAACGAACCGCAGTCCACATAGGAATAACCCTGGGAACGGGAGACCTTCAGGATCGGGTACGGTGCGCCGTTGATAGGCACTGCTCTCACTTCGACTTCACCGTTGAACTGAGAACCTGCTGCTCTGGAGATCGCTTCCACGATCTTCATCCCGGCGTCTTTGGTTTTACCAGACAGGGACAGCATTTCAGTACCAGACAGTTCAGAAGATACTTCCACCGCCAGATTGCCTTTGTCAACGCCCCAGAAGTGAACTTCGATAACCAGACCGCCGGAAGTTTTGTAACGCCCTGCACCGACGCGAGTCAGTTTCTCACCGGAGTACATCCCGACCATTTGCGGGGCATATGTGTCAATAATACCCAACAAACGAGCGATATAACCACCGTCACGCAGACCTTCTTGACCCATGTCAGTAGTCGGGATCATTTCGATGTTGCCCTGAGAAGCAGTTCTTGGGGGTACGATATTTTTCTGTTTCCACCAGGCTTCCGCGCTCGCAACGAATTTAGAAGACACTTGTTTCGGGATTGGAGGCAATTTCAATTTCTTCGCCAATGCATCGACGTCTTTATCTTCAATTTCTTTGAAATTAACGGCGGCCGATGATCCAGAATAAACTCCATAAATCGGGGAGAAACGGAGACCGATGCCGCCATTGTAAGTGCCTTGCGCGTTATACCATTCAATAGAAGGATTGCCAGCTGGGGCGACTTCGTTATACCAACCGGATTTCTGAGTGTTGATGGTTTGACTCAGATCGTCGATATCACCCTGAAGTGCAGCGTCCGCTTTCGCCTGATCTGGAACATCGCCAATCTTGTCTGGGTCGTCCCAGGTGATACCCTTCATTTTCGGACCGTCGAATACCTGAGCCGGGTCTTTGCCTTTCTTGACCAGCCAAACATAACCACGGTCTGGGACTGGGGAATAAGTCAAGTCCATGACGTTCAGTTTTTGTTTCAGGCCGGATTGGCGGATGATTTTCGGGATCAGAGTCATCCCACGGTCCAGTGCTTTCTTAGAGAAGTTGACGGCGAAACCATCAATAGTTTTACCCAGCGGGGTCGCAAGGAATTGCTTGGTAGCTTCAATCATACTGGCGATAACGCGCATCGGGTTCTTGAAACGGGCGATGGCATCAGGGTAAACTGAACCACGTTTCTGGCCGATGAAGACCTGGCGGACACTTTTACCCAGACCTTGCGGGGTATAGAACTGGATGCGGTATTCCTTATCGTCTTCGTCGATGAAAGTGAAGAAAACGTCCCCGGCATTTTTCTTGCCCATGGTGAGTTCATAAGGAGCTGAGTTGAACGCTTCGTCCAACTGGTCGCGCTCTTTCATGAAATCTAAGAAGTTCGGTGTTGACATGATGGTTCTCCTGATAAGAAAGCGGTCGGTTTCCCTTAATTAGCGAAAGTAAAGGGGCATTATAGCCCCTTATCTTATTTTTGAACTTTGGCTACAGACATCGCCCAGAGCGGAAGGGTGTGTGAATCCAGGGCTTCCAGCAGATATTCTATGCGCTCTGACATGATGCCTTCTGGGAAGTTCACTTCTTCCGGCTCGCTGTTGGCCGTCCAGCCCAGGGACAAGCCTTCAGCATGATGGATGATATAAACGAAGTCGCCAGATTCGTAATCTTTTTCCATCAGATCGAAGAACGCTTCCATCTCTTCGTCGGAGAAGTAGTAGATGCGAGGTACGGATCCGTCAGCAAAGTGCTCCGCGCCCTGGAAGGCAAACATGTCATCGGAGGTGAAGTTCTTGAGTTGTGTCATAATGTAGTTCCTTCGTTTCAATTTGTTTCATCGTACTGCTTATGTATTGAATTATAGGGGTAGTTATTGAATAAGTAAAGGGACCGAAGTCCCTTTTATTGAATTATTTTAAATCGTGGGATTTACGACAGGGATGTAGAATCGGATACCTTCCACAACCGCTTTCAAATGAGGATCCCATCCTGAAACAAGGCGTTCCAGAGCGTTGGAACCGGGGTAGACGATAATGATATCGCTACCAGTCACGCCATGCTGAGGGAACTGAGCAAGGTATTGTTCCATGGTAACACCCGGATCAATAAGGACTGGTCCAACATCAGATGAAGCATATGTTGCCCCAAGGCCATCTTTACCCCAAGCCAGAATCCCCCAATCAGGGATATTCGCTTCTGAAGTGATTGTATAGCCGAACACCCGGTTGAGAGCAGAGAAGTCATACACATCGTGTTGGGTGTCATAGACAAGATACCCTTTGGTCAACATATCGGCGAAGATCTCATTCGTATCCGTCGGCGCCAGGGTAGGCACAACGAACAGAATTTCCCCGGCAGGAGGAGCCGCATAGGTGCTTACAGCATATTGTGTCCAGGCAGTAATGCATTTCTTGATGAAGGCTTCGCTGGCTGTGTAGTCAATCAAGCGGACAGTCCCGCTATATTCAGAAGTGATGATACCTTCCTTTGCTCCCTGAATAGCCAGGAAGACCATCAGGTGCTCATAACCTGTTTGAGATGGGGTGATATTCATTATCGCGTCCTCTTGAGTTTCTCTATAGTGCGCTTGTTCATGGCTATCACCTGAGGATCAACTTTCGAACTCGCGGGAATACCCTTGAAAGACACACATCTTTGCAGATATTTAGCCTTCTTCACTACATCAGCAGCATACGAATTCGATTTGCTGTTGCGGGCATGCCCAGCATTATACGATGAAAGAGATTTGCGGACATTCTGGTTGTGTTGGTTCATCCAGAAGTTCATCTCATCCAGTGCGGCGTTGGCAGCATATTCCTGGTCGATGAGAAGTTTCACAGCCACATTGGCATAGCACTTCTTGTTCTTACAACCTTCGCGGTTCCCTACGCTCTGCACTCTATTCTGGAATGCTCCCATATTGGCGGTCTTGATGCTGGATCGCATAGACACGACATCTTCTCCCGCGCGGGATTCTCTCCAGGATATTGCTGCTAGGGTATAACCAAGAGATTGGGACTTGCCTACATGGTAAGCCGTCGCCATGGTGGATAGTTGTTGCTCAGAAAAATCATAGTCACATTGTGATGTACTTGGGGAAGCGTGCACACTCCCGCTGGCAATGGTAAAGGTCACGAAAGCAGCCATGGCCTTCAACGTTGTCATCGTCATGATGGCGTTCCTTATTTGTTTGTCGACTTGCAGCTCGATTGAGCCTCCTGACAGGGTTAAAAGATAAAGGGCACCAGATAATTAGCGCCCCTCATCATTATTCGAATTTGGCGTGATAGCACTCTTCGATGCATTCCAGCCAGTTATAGACAAGTTCCATCGGATCGTCGAAGGATGTCTTGTAATTCCCTACCGTGAACAGCCCGTTGAATGAATGGTTGTTCTTGTAGAAGTTGATAACGCCATCGACGATAATCACATATCCTTCAAGGTGGTATGATATGACTCCGATAGCGACAGGGAACTTCGGATTCTTGCTATTCCAGGTATCGCATGCGATCTTAGACGCCTCGAATATTTCGTCTTTATTCTTTCCCATACGTTTGTCTCAAATGCTCTGTAAAGGATTTACCCATCAAGCGGAATAGTTTAATACGACCTATCACTTTGACATAAACATCACCATGGCAGGGGTGCGGTTTACACCAGCACCCCAATGTCTTCCCGTCCAATTCAAGCAATTCATCTTCCGTGATGTCACCGTTTATCAGGCGTTGGTAGAGATCGTCTTCAAATAATTCGATGCAGTTACCACGCCCATGATCTTTGACCTCAAACGGGTTTCCCCATTTTCCTGGTCGCCCGATGTAAACATCATACGGCTCTTTCTTGAAATGGACGACTTTCATGATAACAATGCATGGATCAGGTATGTTATGTTCATTCCAAAAATGATACCAGACAAGACTATCTGTGTCTTATCTTTTGCCAACAATGAATGAACAAAGAAAGCACCAAATATTACAGACCACAGAAAATATTTTAATGCTTCGCTTTCCATAATCATTCCTTGCTAATCACTTGGGTCATGCCATTACGCAGACCATAGCGGATATTGTGAGGGAAGTATTCTTGGAATTCCTGTTCACGCTGGCTGATGACAAACAGGTTGTTGTTGCTGAATTTGTACTTCAACATCTCAACACATTCCTGTACGCCACGCTCAGACAGGTTCTCCAGAACTTCGTCAAACACCAGTATGTTGCATTGGACGGATGCTTTCAGGTTAGCGACGTCACGCAGAGCCATGGTAATGGCGATGTTAACGCGGACACGCTGGCCAGAAGATAAGCTGAACAGGCTCTGGCCTTTACGCCCGGCTGTGCCCATGGTGATATCAAAGGTATCATCCACTACAATATCCAGGAACATATTCATGCCCTCCAGATATTCGTTGATCTTCTTGTTTAAGAACGGCAGGTACAAGGAGATGATGCGCGCCTTGGTTTGGTCGTCCTTCAAGAAGTGAAGCAGATGGTTGTGGTCTTGAAGTTCTTCGTCAGTTACCTGGCGGCGTTCTTCCAAATCATTCAGAGTTTGTTCAATACCAGCAATCACCGCTTCCAGGTCAGCAGTCGGGGTCGGCTGTACGGACAGTTTACGCTCCAAATCGGCAATCGAAGCAACGAGAGGAGCACGACGGAATTTAAGCTCCTCAATCTTGTTAATTGCAAACGCCCGGTTATTAGAGGCAGTCGCATGCGTTTGTTGCAGTGACGCCGTAATATCTTCAAATCGGGTATTCAGCGCCTGACGCATAGAAAGGATCTGGTTCTTTAATTCACGATCCAGAGAAGCCTTCTCAATCTCAGCAGTCTTATAGAATTCCTGAATATCGCGTTTCAACACATCGATATTGTTCTGGGCTTCAACTGCCTGTTGTTTTAGATTGGACAACTCCAGATCGACGGCGGTAATCTTGGCAACGAATTCGTTGTCCTTGTCTCTGTGGTCATCAACGACGGCATTGATTTCAGACAAGGCAGTTTCCAACTGAGCAATACGAGAATCAACATCGGCGATCTTGATTTTTCCTTCGTACTTCACCTGGGCTTTGGCATCTTCAGAGACTTCCTGTTGACACGTAGGGCATGTGCCCATCTCATGGAACTTGTCGATAGCCGCCTGATGGCCTTCCTTCTCAGTCTGGAATTTGATACGGAACCCTTCGCCATAGCGCAAACGTTCCAGAGCCTTATTCAGTTCATCGATGTTTTCATTGCGCTTGGTGACCAGTTCGTTCTTGCGTTCAGTAACTTTAGCACATTCTTCGCGAATGCCCCGCAGATGTTGTTCGCCCGCAGATACTTCAATGCGCTCATAATCTTCGGCCTTGTCAGACGCTTCATCATCAATAGCCTTGGTCTTGGCAGCATATTCTTCCTTGAGTTTGTTGATGTCCGCCACCGACTCTTCATGCAATCGGGACTCAACTTCATTCATTTCCTTGGTGGCGTTGTTTATAACTTCCTGAAGACGATCTGACTCAGCTTGTTGGGCAGCGATATCAGAATCCAGTTCAACAAGACGAATCTTTTCTTGCTCCAGGATTTCAGCAGATTGCTGCTGGATACGGTTATTGGATTCAATGATCTGTGCCAGCTGCGTCTTTTTGTTGGTATGGTCGATCATTTTCATACCAAACTCATTGGAGATGTCTTCCAAAGACTTGTTGAGGGTCTTGATCTTGGCTTTGACATCTTCATTCATCAGGCTGAAGAAGCCAAGATCCCAGATTGCTTCCACCATAGTACGACGGTCAGCCGTGTACATCTCGGTGAACGGGATGAACTTCTCCTTGCCTAACACCAATGAGTTCTCAAACATCTTCTGGTCAACGCCGATCAGATTTACGATGTACTTGTTCATGTCGGCCTTGGCAGCATCATTCACCACCTGCTTCCATTCACCATCTACCATCTGATGAACTTCAACGAAGTCGGGTTTGATACCCCGGCGGACTTTCCATTCACTGCCCCGGCAAGCGAATTCTACTTCGCCAACGCAGTCCTTTTTGTTCTGGGAGTTAACCAATCCGGCTTTCTTCTCCTTCTTGCTGTATGTATCATTATACAGGACGAAGAATAACAGCCAGACCAGCATAGTGGATTTCCCCGCGCCGTTATCGTCTGATGTGACGAGCGTCGCCGGGTTGCGCTGATAATCGATCTCCATGAACTCATTGCCCACAGAGCGGAAGTTTTTGGCGCGGCCTTTGCGGAAAGTGAGTTTGTGGGTAACATCACCACGAACATCAAATGGAACCGGGATATCTTCCGGGGTAGCAGCTTCTTTTAACAAAGAACCAAATTTTTCAAGGATATCTGTCATCGTTATGCATCCAGGGTATTGAGGCGTTGTTGGGCGGCTGTGTAGAATGCTTCGGCCAGTTTACAGACTGATTCCGGGCGCTGGATATTATCGGCGGCGCGGATATCATTCTTCAGGACTTCTACAGCATCGGTTGCGATCATTTCTTCGGTGACTTCAACCTTTTCCGCGGACACGGTAACAGTCTTGTCAATGAAGTTGTAATCGATGCATTTACAGCGCTTCATGGCATCGCAGAACTTCTCGTAATGCTTAGAATTATCGCGATTGGTTACGATAATCTTAACGATTTGTCCTTCAATACCCAACTTGGTGTTCAACCATTCCGGGTCGATCCAATTACCTTCATCGTCAGAAGAAAGTTTGGTGTAATCATATTCCACATAACGGAATAGGGTTTGGCTGGCGTTGTTGGGGATGAACAACTCACCGCCATCGGTCAAGTCGTCCACATAGAAGCCACGGTTGTCGCCGTCTTTATAATCTTCCCAGGTCAGGTGATACGGCGTCCCCAGGTACTGGACATTGCCTTCAAATGAACGGGTGTGGAAGTGGCCTGTGTCTACCCGAGTGAACTTACTCAGCAGAGACAAATCGATCTGGCCATGGTCACAAGTGGAGGACTGATACATTTTGAAACCAGCCAGTTCCAGGTGCGCAAAACAGAACTCGGCGTCGGTGTCTTGCAACATCTGAACAGACCGCGCATAGTTCTCTTTGTTGATCCACGGCAGCACCAGAACCTTTTTCCCTTCGACCATGACTTCCGTCGGTTCGGAGTAATAGGTGAACACATCCGGTGCCATATCAACAAGATAAGAAGGCCAGTTGATGCGGTTAGATTCTTCCAAGGTGATATCATGGTTGCCGACCAGACCGTTCCACTTGATGCCCGCAGTACGCAGCGCCGGGACCAGCTCATCTTTCAACCAGTCTTTATCTCGCCCGTACATGAATTTGCGGACATCAAATGTATCTCCGAATTGCCAGACTTCCTTGATATCGGCGTCCACGAGTTCAGGAATGAAATAGTTGATGAGGTAGTTCTTAATGAAGTCGCGAACATAACGAGAGCCATTACGGCTCCCGATGTGTAGATCGCCAATTTTAGCAATCGCCATTACTCTTTTCTCCTGTTGATTCGGATAACAGTGTTGGGCTATCCATTATTTCTTCAAGGCTGAATTGCGTTTTGCCGAAGTCTTGATCCGAATTGTCTTCAGCCTGTGCTGTCATGTTAGTTTGCTGGCCGCGCAGACATTGAAGTATTCCTTTTGGAATCTTTTTATTCTTTTCGTCTTCCCTCAGGTCAAGTTGCTTCTGTCTTTCCTTTTCCCTTTGGGTTTCTTTTTTGTTTTCAAACTGACCGATGCGTTCGCGGAAGTCCATGGTGATGCCAGTGCTGTCAACGAAAGTCTGAGTCTGGAAGTCTGGATCGTCGCTGAATGCAGCGAACCCGCCCGCGTCTTCGAATGAGCGCAGCTTAATGTACGTGTGCTCTTCTTCAATAGTCAATTTGCGAGCGAAGGAACGGTCAGCACACATGGTTACCCATGAGAAGAAATTGATCTTTCCTTTCTTGCCGACATGGCTGACATCAAATGTGTGGAGATAACGCAGGATGTTGGCGACGGCATCACTCACCATATCTTCACGGAATGGATAATCGCGATAGTTGTAACGGGTACTCATTTTGTGAATGATCATCTGAACTTTGGCGGCTACATAGTTCGGGATCTTGGGGAGGGGTTTCCCTTCTGCAATCGCCCTTTTCCGACCGGGGATCCAGTCACGTAATATTGCGATGACGCGCTCATTGTCTTCGTCAGTGAAATATTTGGTGACATTATCCCCTCTGTCTACATAATTCATGCCCATGATCTACCCCTCAGAGATACCGATAAATTGATTGAATGAACCAACAACTTTCTTAACACGGAAGCGTTCGTTCTCTAGAACCATAGTGCTATCTTGCTTGGCTCTGACGCTCCACTGATCCGCGATTTCGTTGCCGATTGTACCCGCATGACCTTTGACCCATTTTAGTTCAAGTTCACAAATTGAACAAACTTTGTCATACATATTGAACAAGTCAAGGAGCAATTCAGTATTCTTGGGAGGCATGCCCTCATATTCCCACTTTGACCGCCATTTGGTAACGCTGTTAATCACATATTGGCTGTCGGAAATGATGGTTGCTTTGGGGATATTGCGCTCACCGCAGCCAGAGAACTTCCAGAGGAGTTTCATGGCATTGATGACGCCAAGGAGTTCAGCTATGTTATTCGTAGAAGGTGGGGGAAGATAGCCATAAAAGACGTTCCATTGTTTTCCATCTGCGATAGGACTCACTGCGAATGCCCAACCTGCAGCTTGTGTAGTCTGGGGTGATGATGCCCCATCGGTATAAATTTCAATCACGATATAAATACTCCAAACTTGTTTATCATGAGGACAATATTATGGCTGAACGTTCTTATCGTTTCAGTTTAACCGCAGCTGAAATCGAACGACTTCTCCTGTCCATCCAGACTGCCATTCAGAAAGTAGACATCATTTATGACTACACTGCTGGCGGTACAATAGGTCAGGTCGCGGCTGCATCTGCTGTCAAAGACATGTGGCTCAAAGTCAATGAAATGGTTACAGGCCAGGGGCTGAAAGATGCTATCAACAGCGCCGGGGACAGTAACGTATTCACGGACTATTATAAGTCATTATTGGATCGTGACGGCTGGAAATTTATCGGGTCTCCCCCTGATATCCTGGCACGGGACGATATTGACACCACGGATTTCACGGGTGGCGAGGTCATCTTACTCCAGAAGAACGAATCAGGCAACCCGGAATTCCAATACTGGAAACGTACTCCGGTGGCGGGCGGGGATCCAATCTTCAACTGGACTCCGGTCTATGAAGGGAATGCCAACGATTCCAACATCGAAATTCCTGTTGTAGGAACCAGTATCCTCAAGTCTATCCCGAAGGCACTTTTCCACATGGTAGAATTCCGTGTCCATGTGTATGATACTACTCTGGGGCACTGGCAGGATACTGATGGGAAGATTGGTTTCCGTGGTGAAGATCTTCTGTACAGCGAATACAACAATGTTCAGACCCAGCAGCTGGCGACAATTGAGTACAGCATGGATGATGAGGACATGATCATTACCCTCACCAGCCTTGTGCCGAATCTCAAGTGCCGCCTGTCGTTCATTGCTGGATATTAAACTTCAAATACTGCCTCGGTAAACCAAGTTGGAAAGAATTCTGGGTTGCGCATCATCAGGGATTCAAATGAAGAGTCCAGGATATATGTCGCAGCCCAGTCTTCCACGCCCCTGACCGAACGCCCGCACATCTGTATGATACGAAGGATAGCATTGCGGAAATAGGCCGAAGGATCCACTGAGTTAATATGAGCCACCAAAGGATCACCAAGATAGTCATATGGCACTTTGATCAGTATCTGGAAGCGGCTGTAATCCCCTTTAAAGTCATATCCCTCCTCCATAGCTGGGCTGGCGATGATACACGGAGTCTTGGTACGGAATGCATTGTCCATCAATTCCATCAGAGCCTTTCGGGTACGAGGAACATGAATAACGTTTCTGTATTTGCTGAACTTTTGTATAGCCAGCGCCCGGTCGTAACTCACTGTATGGATGATGCCGGATTGCCCTTGGTGGAATTGGATGATCTCGTCCACAAATCCCGCCAGCTGACGCATCTCATAGTCGCCCATATTGTTGGTCATCTTCATAACAGGCATGTAGTTGACCTTGCGATTTTCAATCGGGATTGGGTTCCCGATCTGGATCTTATGGTACTGCCCAGGAGGAATACCCAGGGAACGAGCATAGGCATCAATCCCACAGATAGTCGCCGACATGTGGACATGGTAATCAGCCTTGCGGAACAGACCGAATTGGGATACGTCAGACGCTATCACGGGTTTGAAGCGGATGAATTCTTCTCCCTTCTCCTGAACGATGAAGGTACTGGCTTGTGTCTGAGACATGATCCCGCAGTAGTCCGACAAGTTATGAAGGACGTCAATAATGTCCGCCAACTTCATAACCTGAGATTCGGTCAGGCGATCATCTTCGACCAACTCTTCCAGTTCTTCTAAGATGTTTTCCACCTTCGCCAGAAGATCCAAGAAGCGGTCAAACAAGTACCCATCCAGTGAATACAGTTTGCCCAATTCGTAGTCCTTACAATGTTGGACGATCTCTGTCACTGCCTGGACGATCTCCTTGCCCTCAGGCAACGAACGCAATCCATCCAATGCCTTTGTATTGTATTCCATGATCGTATGATCTAGGAGCGTAGAAGGCATTTTGTGGCACTCGTCCAGAATCAGCATGTCCGCCCGGTTTTCCGGTGTCATGCAGATAGTGGTGCACATTTCAATCATCATGGCTGCGTTGGTACAGCGCAGGGATGACATATTGGTCCAGAGATTACGCGCCTGAACATAAGGACAACGACGTTTACTGCAATGGCCATCACGGCAAGCGATACGGCACTGGACAGCGTTGTAATAGATGTCAGGGTGCATATGGCACCGATAGTTCTTTTTGCCTTTCAGGATATCAATCGCCACGGCCTTCTCAGCGGCATACTGGTCTTGCAGACCTTTGGTCGGTGTGGATATAGAAGTCCTGAATTGGCCATAGGGGTTCGCTTCAAGAACGAGGTGCCGTAATACCTGATGGATGGTTGTGCCGATCAGAGACTTACCAACGCCTGTCGGAGCCTCAATGATCACGTGTTTGAACTTTTTGTTGGCCAGGGCATCTATGGCTTCAACAATACACTCCATCTGGCCTGGGTTTGCCTGGTCATACGGAAAATATTGCTGAGCCAATTTCTGAATATCCTCTATAGAAATATCTTTCCTAAGAGTATCCATTGCCCGGACATGCTGATTAAATGCTGTCACTTGCTTTCTCCTTTAGGGATGTTGGTATAGTTTACCCGAATCCCAAGAACGAAAAAGCCGGGGCAATCCCCGGCTTCTCCTTTGTACCTGCCTGCGCAGAGCGCCTGGTACTGGCCGAATATATTTTATTTGCCGTTGGCGGCGTTTTTCAGACTTTCACCAACTTTAAATTTCACAACGTTTTTCGCTTCGATAGTCAGCGCAGCTCCGGTCAGCGGATTGCGACCATTACGGGCTTCCTGGTGCTTGACTTCGAAGGTGCCGAAGCCGACGAATTGAACGGACTGGCCAGCAGCAACGGCAGAGGTGATACCCTGAATAAAGGACGCGACGGTTTTTTCAGCTTCAGCTTTCGTTACGCCCTGAGTTTGGGCAACGTGTGCAATAAAATCTTGACGATTCATTCGGATTACTCCAGTTGGTTTATGTTAAATGTTTACTTCTGTGTTCACTACAAGAGGATTACAGCTTACCTAACGATTTATATTGAATAAAGCGTTATTTTATTTCCCAACCCGTGGAACGGAGATGATCCAGATATTCTTCCAGATCGTCTGAACCATCGATATCGACCCAACGGTCATCGAGACCCATTTCTTCGATCTCTTCTTCCGCGAGGTCGTGTTGGTAGATCTGAATGCCGCTGGCGTTGCAATAATCAGGCTTGATGTTGTTCTCATACTGGAACAGATCATAATCAGCCAGGGTCGACTGCAGACGTTCTGCTTCTGCATACGTCGGTACTTCAACCGTGAACATTTTACCAGGCACCTGAGGAACGTGCCATACACGGAATTTTAATTCAAATTTACGGTTGCTCATGATTTCCCCTAATTAATAGAAATTCAGACACTGTAAGAAGTATAAGACAGTCACACTCTTCCGCAATGATCTTGTTAGTCAATTTGTTAAAATTAACGAGGTAGCCAAGATCGTTTCTAGTTCTAAAAAACTGGTTCTCCAGAGCGGATATATCGTCAACTCCCATTCCTTTATCTGCTGGCAACAACACGAAGTAAGAACGTTGGGATTGACTAGCGGCGATATGTACCAGATAGACATCAAATAACATGCTCATAATGCTCTCCAATCAATGCGCCCACGGTTCAACAGCAACCAATCGGCAGTATCCTGGCTGATCAGCATGCCGTAGTTCCGGCGGTACAGATCCCATAGACAGAATTGGATAACAGCACGAGAGCGCGTTTCGGCATGCATACGCAGAGTGGTTCGCGGCGTGAACGCAGTCCAATAAAGCTCTTCACCGTAATCCGAATTCGCCACGACAGAAATACGATTCAGATTACACTGCTTTTCAACTTCCAGGAAGTCGGAGGTCGAAACCTGAATCTGCTCTTTATGCATCCATGGCGTTACAACTTCACGCGGACGACTGCGAGTTGATGAAATATTCCACGTGATGGTCTTGTTTTCTTCATCAAACTGAACGATCCGGTACGCATCATTGCCGTTGGACTCCACCAAATTCCGGGCAGCATGCCAACGAGCATCAATCTCGTTGTTGTGCATTCGGTTAAAGTCAATGAAGTAACGACGTGCGCGGATGATATAGTCATCTGGGAGAGGTTGTAGCATGCCGTTCACATGGTAGAAAAGACCATATTCAGCCGGATCCGGGTGCTCTACACAATACACAGACATCCCTTGAGGGCTTATGGCATGAGCGACAAATTGTTCGTCCCGGAAGAATAGATCTCCCTGGTCGGCACCGATGATAATAGGATAGAGTTTTGTTACATCGTGCATAATGTATTCCTTCAAATCAAACAGGCGGTCATTATAACCGCCCAGATATTATAGATTGCCGATAAATGCGTTCTTTTCTTGGTCCCAGTCCATATAGATTCGGACTGTGCCGGAGTCGTCTGGGAATTTCAGATACTTGGGCAGACCTTTATGGGAATAATTCCCGGACTTGTTTCGGTTATACATGGAACCATTTTTCACCAGGGCGATGACCTTCCGATCCTTAGACACCAGGAAATCGAAGTTGTCATCGATCTTATCCAGCAACCCTTTGCTCAGAATGATTTTACCGTCAGCCCGTATTGACACAAACAAGGGGTGATTGCGAGGATTACGCTCGGAATCTAATTCTTTAATGCTGATGAATTCAGAACGCCAATCGACGGATTCAGTTTTAGGCAAAACCGCCGGAACCACTGTGGTGGATGGTTTAGATTTATCAATTCTGCGTACAGACGCCTTTGCCATCTCTTCTTTGACGAACTTAGGAGCAGCGGGCAAGCGCTTCGGTGTTCTGGTGCCACCAAGGTCATTAACACCCACCCAATTGCCGTCATCTTTGCGCTTGGCAACAAGGTAACAAGCATGGATAATGCCTTTCAGAGTCCTTGGCAGCATCGTGTCAGCATCCCAGAACAAACACCCCTGCTCAAACTTCTCGGCATAGAACACACGTCCATCCTTGTGTGCCAACAAGACATTAGCTGCTTCCGGAGCATATCTGGCATGTTTTGCAATAATCAGAGCGATTTCTTCATCAGTCATTTCGAAGCCTTCCTGTCAATTCAATTGGAAATAAATTTTAACCCGGCTTTATTTTTGATTACGGGTAAAGTTAATCGCAATTCCACGGCAGTATGACAAATCCACTGCTGTTTGGTGACTGTTGTCAGCAGCCGAATCCATCATTGATAAATCAAGAGCATTCTCAATCTGATCAGTGCTATACTGGTCCAGGCGCTTCATCTCACCTTCAAAGTCAGACAGAAGAATAGACGTGTCCTTATCATCAGGATGGAACTGTTGATACGTTGACAGCCATGCAGCGCATTTGTTCAGATTGTTCGCCGGGACTGCCAACGCATTGCTTGCCCAGAACACAAAGACTGCAACGAATGCCAGGTAGACGATTATGATAGTCGACTTTTTCACACGCATCATTCGTTCTCCTTCATCATATTTTCACAGTCAATACGAGTCTGCTGAAGTTCCCGGGACAGTCTTGGGTCATCCAGATTCACAGACAAATTGGTCGACAAATCTTTCAGTCCGGCATCAACCCGGTCTTGATAATAACGATCATTGTCAACCAGCCAAGCGCGAAGTTCCAGAGCACGTGTCCTCCATTCTTTCTTCTTGCGAGGGTCGCTGATCTGATCGGCACTGTATTCAAAGACTCTGACGCATTGGTTTCCATCATTGACCAGGTCAAGATGACGACGCCCGATGTTGACGCCTTTTTGTAATGCTGGGATGGGTAGTGCCCGGCATTGTCTGGCCTGAATACGCCCCTGGGTTCCCATACGGCCTGTCATGATCAGATCTGCTGCGTCCATCCCGCCTTTGTAGAATTTGTCGTCATTCAAGTAGCCTTTCAGATTGTAGGCACCTTGTTTGTAACGATTGAACTCAATCCCGGCATTGACAACAGCATCAGTCACGTTCCCGGTGTTCCACAACTCGGCATAGTTCTCGATCGAACCTGTCTTGTCAATGGCGACGGCCTGAGACCAACCAGCACAGTAAGAAAGATCTCCCCACAGTTTCTCACCTGTGGAGTTCAGTTTAGCAGCGGCGGGGAGCGCCAGTCCAGCCAGCAGCACCCCAAGGATTAAACGTTTCATGGTGATTCCCTCTTGTTCATTGAGGAAATAGTAGTTCGGAAGGTTTATTGAGTAAAGGAATTCAATAATATTCTTTATTCAGAAACGTGCGTCAGAGACAGTACGGTAGCGGACACCGTTGAACTGCCTGGCCAATTTCACAAATTCCATGGCGGGCATATCAACTTTGTAGACCTTCATTCGTTGCTTGCCGTCCATATTCAGAGCGGCAACGAACCGATGGGAACCATCCACGACGTAATTGTCAGACGACACCCAAACCCGTCCCATCGGCTTTTTATTTCTGATCTGTTTCATGATTTTCCAGACCTTCATCTTATTGATTTCGTTCTGGGTCAATCTCAACGATTTGATAGGAACTTGAGATGCGTCGATAGTGACACCATTGTCCTCCAGATAATCATGGAAGTCCTGTTGTTTGTCAGAATCGATTTGTGGCATAGAAGAACGAGAAAGCCCGAGGTTCCCCACAGGAATCCTCAGGCCATTGATGATATTCATCCAGTCGATAAAGGACGTTAGAAACATGATACACCTCGGGATATGGAGTTATCCCTTAGTTAGTCGCGCCCGTGGAAAAATTTAGCCAGCTTGCCACCAAACCAATAGCAGAACCACACAATCAGCATCCCCAGCAGATTACCCGCGACCATACTCCAAAAATCGACTTGCATCATCAATTTCTCCTGCGGTTGCGAATTTCTTCCAGACGTGCCCGGCGTTCGGCATCACGCTTCTCAAATTTGGTGAAGAAGCGGTAGAACCAGATGCCAACGATTACCCAAACTACACCCACCACACCGAAAATAATGCTGAGCACCCAGCCGACTAATTCCCAATTAATATTCATTTTCCAGCCCCTTCTTTGATCAGTTCGCGGATGGTGAATGGTCCCGTATCCAAACGAACATGAACTATTGTGTTCAGAAGTTTTGTCAGATCGTCGACGTCCCTTATATGATCATCATCACAGAGCCGCACGACCACTTCCAGCATAGATTCCAGCGCGGATTTAAAATCACCTTCTTCAATGGCGACCTTTGTCTCCATCAAACGGGTGATGCGCCTGGCGGGAACTCTTAGACAACCGAGTTCATTTTTCACAGTATTCATCACAGCACTATGAACTCTTGGGTCTTTGATCATAGTGAATTCGCTCCAGTGAAGATAGCAAACGGCTCTTGGAATAAAGTGACGGGTTTATTATTGACAGTCGCGATTACCGTGACCCAGCCGCCGTCTTCGATATTTCCGAATGTTTTGACACCAAGAGTTTTATTCCCACATTGGTATATGTCCAGCACATATGGATCTTCTGCATTATCGATCCCACGGGTGGATGTGTCATAACGGCAATGGTACAGTCGCTTCGCACCGTTATAAAGGACAATATCAGGACCAAATGCCTGGAAGGAGTATTTGCCATCAGTGGATACACCCTTGATGACACGATCGGCTTGTGCAGCGAAGGAAAGGCTGGCCAGAGCCAAAGCGATGATTAACTTTTTCATAATATAGTCTCTTCAAATGGACGGGGTAATCATACCCCGCCTCAGTTATTGAATTAATTGATGTGCTTCAGAAGAGCAAAGAGGATTTCGGCCTTGGCCTTAATCTTGCCTACAATGCCGTCTTCGTCTACTTCTTCTGCCACCCAGGACTTACCCTTCTTGCTAATGATAACGTCCTTACGCTGGACATAAACTTCCTTCGCAGCATACACACGGCGGAAACCTTTGGCACGCAAGAATCCCCAATTCTTTTCTATTTCAACCGTGGTTTCAACTTTCTTATTACTCACGATACGATCTCCACGACTTCCTGGCCATCTTTCTTATGGATGCCGACGAAAAATACCGGATTGGTTTTCAGCCCGCGATGGTTCAGAACGATATAGTCGCCCTTCACACCGGAGTTGTCAACGGAATTAACTTTCTTGATACCAAAGCTCAGGATGAGATCGGTCAGTTGGGTTGCTACAGCGTGACCTTCATCTGCAAGGCGGACGTATGTGCATACGGATTCAGGAAGTAGTTGTTCCATAATATAGTACCTTCTTCAATCGGGCGGGAACCGTTCCCGCCCTACAAAATTAATATTAAATCATTTATTGAAGAAGTAAAGCCAACTTCAAAATTATTTTGATAAGTGGACCACGTGTTCAGCCAATTCACCCAGGGTTGGGTCGTCTTTGTGAGATCCGATCCAATGATCCGTGATCTCAACATCGAATTCTTCTTCCAATTCCATCACGATCTCTATCGCGTCAAGTTCATCACCACCCAGATGTTCTTTGACGCGCAGAGGAGCCAGGGTATCCAGCTGATCTTCGATTTTGTCAACGGCGGATTGTATCGTTACGGAGTGGTGTTTTTCTCGCCATAATTCCATATTCAGATTGTCGCTGGCATACTGGACAAGGAAGCGCATAACATCGATATAAGACACATTCTTAGACATTTGGAATACCTTATGAAAAGGCCGGGTTTCCCCGGCACAGTTGATTAGATTTTGATCTCTTTCTCTTCCAGGACTGCGCTGACAGTGTATTTCACACCGTCAACTTCCACTTCCATGGTGGACTCTTCCAGATCCAGGTCGGTGAACCAGCCATGACCTGCAACGATAGCATACAGGGATTTGGACAGGGTCTTGTTCAGCTCACGGACTTGGGTGATAGCGGCCTTGGCAGCGTCACTGATCCAAGATTCAATGATCTTGGCCTGTGTCGCTTCCGGTACAGACTGAACAGCCGGGGATTTAACAAAGGCATTGTATTCCGCCAGCGCATTAGCAATCAGCTGATCAGCGGCATTCAGCTTTTTGTTTTCGGCCTGTTTCTTCAGAACAGCAGCAATCGACGGCAGCGAGGAAGCGCCTTTGATCTTCACATTGAGTTCGCGACTCATGTAAAAATCAGTTGACTCAACCGATGCGGTCTTCGGAGAGAAGCCGTAATCGCGAATGCCGTTCGCTGACAGGAATTCAGCCGCTTCGGCACCGTATTTGCTCGCCAGACCAACGGCATTGCCGCGCCCGACCAGTTCGTCACGGAAGTGTTTGAGGACTTTCTGCTTGGCTTTCAGTGCTTCCAGGCGGACATTATCGGCAAAGAACTGCGCGGCGCTGATGTTCTTAACCATCGCACGGTTAACCAGCGGAACGCTGCCCAGGTTAACAATGAATACTTCCGGACCACCGTAAACTTCAACGCCTTTGCTCACCAGTTCAGCAACGTTTTCCGGAGAACACACGACTGGCAGGGTCTTCATGTGAACGATGCCATCTTTGACGATGGTGTAATTCTTCCAGCGCCAGGTGTCAATAGACTCTGGCAGGTCGTATTTCTTCTGAACGAACTCGGGAATGATGACAGTCCCGTTCTGAACAGTTTGCAGACTGATGTTAGGGCGCGCTGAGTTGTATACCAGATTGCTGATAGGAACGCCCGCGCCTTTCACCGGCTCAAATTCAGGAGTCCAATCTTCGTGCTCAGCCAGTTTGAGCGCCAGGGCTTTACGCTCTTCTTTAGTCTGAGCCGCCGCGATTTCTTCCGCCAGCTTGTCTTCGGTGTCGTCGGCTTTCTGAACCGTACCGCGTCCGATGCGCTTATAGGAGAACAGCGGATGATCTACGACCAGCTGTGAATCAGCTTCGGCCAGGTAGGTCAGAACGTCAACGACGGTAGTGGCATCTTCCGGCGGCACCATGTTGTAATCAATGCCGTCAAGACCGCGCAGAGCCGGGTCGACGTCCGCCAGGTCATCCAGCTGGTCGATCATATCAGGATCAACAACCCACAGTTTAGAGACGCTCTCAGGGATGTTGACGTAATTGATAGGATGTTCTTCATCAGACTGGGCGGCCAGGATGGTCGGGATCCCGTTTTCGATATAAACGGCGTAGGAATAAATGACGCTGAAATCGACGCGAATACGCGGAGCAACCGAGACCATCGCCGTTTCCAGTTCGATCTGGTATTCTTCCTGGCCTTCGGCAAATACGTGGGTCGCGCCTGAACACTCTGCCATTTTCTGCAGCAGTTCACGGTTGCAGTTCCAGCCGTATTCGATCAGGGTAATGTTGTCATATGACTTCGGCAGCTGCTCAGCCACAGCAAGGATTTCACTGGAACGCCAGCAGTTGTCATAACCATCGGTCATGAACACCAGGGAGTTGATGACACCCGACTTTTTTAGATCATTCGCGGTTTCGATAGCCAGCTTGAGCGGTTCAACAAACCCGGTGCAGCCAGTCGGTTGCAGGAAACGGTCGATCAGTTTGCCAAGCTCACTCAGGTCAGATGCGTTGGAGACCTGGCGACCTGCGAACACAGTACCGAAGTCACCACGGGAAGAGAAATACAGGATACTGATGGTATCTTCCGGCTTAACCAGCGACGGCAGGTTTTCTTTCAGGTGCTGGCGCAGTTTCGGCAGCGCATAGCACATGGAATAAGAGATGTCAACTACGATGACATGGTTGGAGGGCGCAACCGTCTGCGTGGCATTCTTAAACTCTAATGATTCAATCATCTTTAATTCGCCTTTTCGGATAGTTTAGAATTGGTTTCCGGTTTATTAACCTTCTCCAACATTTTCAAAATAAACGGCCTATTATTTTCAATCTCAACAATAAGCACGTTTTCGGGATTTAATATACGGGGATCCATTATCGCCTCACTTGACGTTATTGACACCCGGAATAGATTTTATTGCCGAAATAATATCGTCAACCTTGTCCTTTTCCACCTGGACAATAACAGTTTTGTATTTCAACTGTTTTCGCCAATTTTTAAAGTGAGTGACTAATTGTATTTCCTTTTCTTCATAACCACTTTCACTTCTAACTGGGACGTACACAATACCAGATTCAATCTCGACGGTGGCATCATCGGGAATGTTATCATCCTCTATGTCGTCAATGTATTCATCATTAACTTTGATGGCATGATCATCGTGCCAGGCATCCTTTGCCCAATAAACGTCATCATGATAGTATTCTTTGAATTCAGCGCCATTGGTTTTAACTGACATAAAATTCTCCAGGGTTATAACACATTGCTATTATATGCCATAACCGTTATTGATGCCGACAATATTAACGGAACTGGCCAACAATAGCCCAGAACAATTTCGTGAGGTTGTTGTCCGGTTTATAATCATTCGGCGCCAGTAGAAGTTGTTTCACTGCAACACACATTAACTGGCGATCTGTTTCGGGCGCTTCATGCCAATCCAGGGTCGTGTCTATGATAGCCGAACGCGCCGCCCAACAAATTTTGGCGATACGGACAACAAGATCACTATTAAGTTCACTGTGGTCCATATGCGATCTAATGAATTCAACAGCCTTGGTATATTCTGCTTTATTGACCTTTTCATCAAACCGTTTATTGTCCGTCATTTGACTTTTGAATGACATGTGTTCCACCAATCCAGGATAACCCGGTTTATGAGAACAGATGGAGTAGTATGTCGCATGTCCCTCCAAATATTCTGGGCCAGGATACAACTTCACGTTTTCTTGTTTGACGACATAATCACCAACTTTAATAATGGGGTCGTCAGTTGCGTCCTTGATATAACTCTGGACGACCACAGCACGATAAGCCTCCAGTTCCCACAATTGGGAGAAGGTCTTATCGTATGCCAACTTCTTGCCCACGTTTTCGTCAAAGTTATCGGGGTCAATACTGGTGCTTGGCTCTTTGCCATACACCACAAACCCGTTGTCCATAACGAAGTGGCAATGTATTACCCGGTGCTCGCCGATTTTACGATCTTCATAGATCACGTCGGCAATATGGGATTTAAGAAGATCGGGATTGAGTTTAATACCAGTTCTGTTAGACATTTACATACTCCAATAAAGACTGCACAAGTCAACGACTTTTGTACAAGTGTAGATATCGAATTGTCCTATATGACACTTGGACTTCGGTAGACCGAGTTGTTCAGACAGCCATTGGTATGCCTGACCACGGGTCATCTCACCTTCGCGCCAAAGAGGATCAAAACAGTTATGTGCCTTGTTCCTTGCTTTGCGCAATTCGGCATTAGCCAGGCTCCCAAGGGGAATGCCCCCTGTGTTAGGATGGCAACCAACTCTTGCATCACAAGGTTCACAAACCCAGAATTGAAGGTGGTTGAGATCCGGACGGTGGGGGTATATTGCGTCGCCACTAACGAGTATAGCAGCCTTCCCGCAATAATCACAAATAACTGGTTTCATATTCTTCACCTAAAATAAACCCCGCGCATGGCGGGGTTTATAAATCGGACCGACGTTTATTTCAGCATCGCCTGCAGTTCTTCCAAAGATTTGCCAGCCAGCTCTTCCTGCTGTTTCTTCTTGATGAGTTCCAGGATGGCCTGGTTGTGCTCACGTTTTTCTGCAGCGGACACAGTGTCATCGCGCTCTTTCAGCTTGGTGCTGATGATGCTTTTGACGATGTCAAAGCGCAGTTGCAGCTGAGAATCAACAGCGGTATTGTTACCGATGAAATCTTCATCGTCAACCGCAGCAGCTTTCAGTTCGCGGTTCAGACCTTTCGCCATTTCGTTCAGAGCAGTCAGGCTCAGATCCCACACCTGCTCAACGGACAGCATGCCTTTGTTGGAGTTGAAACGCAGTTTCAGACGGGTTGCTTTATCAAACATTTTTGTATCCTCTATGAATTCGGTTGTATTTTAACTTAAAAGACGACTTTGACTACACGGTTGAACGAGCCACTTACCTTCACCAGAACATGGTTGCGCTGAGTGGAAGAGAAGCCCAGGCCGCTCAGTTGGTTATCACTTGGTGCTGTTTTCATTTTAGCGCCAAGCATTTCAAAAACCTTACCATGCGGTGCCAGTTCCGGCTTCAGATATTCATTGTAGAATCCACGGGTTCCGACCGGGTTCACACAGCCTTCCAGGATAAAGAACAAGTGGCGGTTGCCTGTCTGTTCACCATCCCAATGGTTCGGTGAGTTCAGAACCAGCTGCACTTTCTGGAAGTTCTGTGTACGGATGCCCCATACTTCAGTCTCAACACCAGCAGTCGGCGTCAGTGGAGTCTGAACATCAACGACTTTGCCGTTTTTGACATGAAGTTCAACTACCGTGAATTGCTGTTTCTGCTTCAGACCTTTTTCGCAGGAATAGCGCTTCAGATCACCTTTGTATTCGACTTCGATGATAAACCCGGTGTCGATGGTTTCGCGCTGGGAGTAATTGTCCACCACGAACTGATACACGCCGTCTTTCAACTTGCTTTCATCACTGAAGAAGATGTTCTCAACGGGCTTGCGTTCTGCGTTGATACCATCCATGCCGTTCATATCAACGTCCAGCTTGGCGCCCGTAGAACGGGATTCGCGAGTATGGAAGTAGATATGTTCACGCTGCGGTGTATACATGTGCAGGTCCAGGTCATCGTTGTTGAACCAGGCCAGAGACACACGCAGGAACGAATCCACATTACCGCCAGCGGCCTTCACGCGCTCTTTGATGGAATCGGCAACTTCACCATTATACGACCAGGAGTAATTGTTCCCCCACTTGAACAGCCCCGGTGCGCCTTCAGTTTGCGGTGCCACCAACGACATCAGATTACCAGTATGGGAACCCTCAAAGAGGACTTCCATAGAATGCGCCTTCGGCAGTACGTTTTTGACAAAGTCGTCGGCACTGATCTCTTCAATTTTACCCAGGGATTTCTCCGACACTTTCACTTCCTGAGCCAGCTGGGCAAACGGATCCATCGCCTTCTGCGCAGCCAAATCAGCGAACAGAACGTTGTTGATGGTCAGGTCGTCGTAGGTGGCAAAGCGGCGTCCGAGCGAGTCGGTCAGGCCGAGTTCAGCAACTTTTTTCTGCGCTTGCTCGATCATACCCTTAGACACCAGAGCAGTCGGGCGGCGGTAGTTGGTCGGTGCCACTTTGGTTTCAAATGACTTAACCGCCTTTTCCAGATCCACGCCATCAGACAGATCGATTAATAACGTGCCGATGACGTTATTTCGGATGCCAAACGGCTTATGGTTATTCGACATCCAGCCAGTACGCCAAGCCCAGAGTTGTTTCAGTGTCGACGGGATTTGCGCGTATTCATTTTTGCTTTGGATAAAGCTCTGGATAGCAGCACGATGCTCTTCGCCACGATACAGGGAGTTCTGGTCGATGAGTTCCAGTACGATCTCAGCCGATTCCAGAGTCAGTTCACGCAGCCCGCGCTCAAAGACTTCAATCGACTGCCAGATTTCACCTTTTCTGGATGCGATAGTATCGGCGCGGAGAACAAATTTGCCTTCCAGCGTTGCGTGGAAATGGTTGTAGGTGCGGACTTTACCGTTTTCACCCATTTCATGGTTGCTTTCAACGCCGACTTTAGACGAATCGTTGAAGTATACGCCCACGATATTGTGCTGTTTGACGTATTTGGACAGAGCAGCCGCCACCACGTCGTATTCGTTACCCAGGTTGACGTCATCCCAAACGGTCACGAGGTTCAGTTGTTCATCGATGGTGACAACGCCGCCGATATTACGGATGAATTGCTTACAGCAGGTGCAATCGTGCTCAGTGCGCTCACGATACAGGTTGTTGGTGCCTTCCGGGAAGGAAGCCAGATACAGATCCCACAGCGCGTCTTTGTCAACGGAGGTCATGAAAAGACCAGTGGTTTGCATCTGCTTGGATTTGTTAGCGATCAGTGTAGCAAAAGATTTAAAATCTGACATGATGTAGCCTTCCTGTTTCAGTTCAAATGAGCGCCCTGTGTAGAGCGCCTTCGTTAAAGTGAGGTCAATATAACCCGCAACCAGTTATTGAAAACTTTATTCCGGAATCATATTGATTCGAATACTTCTGAATCGCTTCCCGTCGAAACGAGTATACCCAGTCACGGTAACACTGCGGGTTCCTTTTGGATAACCCTTCGGAGTCGGTACAACCCGGACTGGACGTTTGCAGCTTTTATCGTAACGTGATATTATCTCCAAAACGTGAAGATTTATCTGTGATAGAGAATCACCCATTACAGTATAGACATATTGCTCTGCCGATCCGAGTAGTATTTTGAATTTATATTTCTTATCCACCAAAGATCTATCGGATGGATCCATGTAATGGTGTTGGCAAACTTGGCAGCGATATCGACCAGATTTGAAATCAAATATCTTCGTTGCCCGGCTGGAACACGCTGGGCACACTTTCCAAGAACGATGGCGCTTTACAGGTTTCATTTCTTCATCCTTTCCAGAAGGTTGATAGAGCGGACTTGTGTCTTGGGAGCTGTATAAACTTCCCCGCCATTATACCCAACCTTGCCACGAGGCTTCTCACCACGCATGACCGCCTCAACACAACGGGTATATTTGCTCAATTCACAGAACATATTTTCCAGCTGCATGACGTTCATGCATTGATCTTCCGGTGCTTCGGCCGACCAGAATTGTTCACGAACATAACCATATTGCCCGTAGATCTGATCCTGATTATCACGGAGCCAGAAGATGCATTCTTCATGAGTCATTCCGTCTTTATCCAAGAACAACAGATCAATCCCGGCGCGGCAACCCGGTCCAGCGATAGTGAAATGGTTTTCACTAAACGGATAATCCGGATTGTACGTGAAGTCAACCCAAACCTGGTAGGCCAGGAAAGGTCCGAGGCCTTCTACTTTATCGCGTAATTCTTCGTAAACAGATAAAGGCGAATTGAACCCCAACAGCGCATTAAAGAAATGTGGGTTATGAGTAACAAACGCTTTCAGGAACCGGACAACGCGCATTCCCATATGCGGTTCCCAGCCTTCGATGCTGTATTCACCCGGATGTTCTTCTGCCATTTGTTTTGCGACCTTGTAAGGAAGGACGTCAACAACACCCATCCCCCGGCGATAAACTTTCACCATCATTTTGCTGGGGCTGGCGGGCTTTCCAGTCACTGCCAATTCAGGGAAGGCCAGACATTGTTTCAGCCCGCCCGTGTTGAAAGCATTGGTGAATGTCACGCCGCCTTTTTTATCAAAGTCAGCAAACCGTTCACGGGTTCGATCCAAATTGATATTGCGGAAATCGTTGATGGATATCGGTCCTTCCAGAACATGATGAATCGGATCCCACATGTTGAACATACGGAACAGGAGACAGTTGAACATTTTGTCCGCCAGAGTCAAGTTCTTATTCTCAACGATATTGCGGATGAGATGCTGAGACTGCCTGTCGTGCTCTCTACGGACGTTGCAGAACTTGACCTGCCGTAGTATCTCGTTTTCTGTCCAGGGAGAAGGAAGGCGCTGGACGTCCTTTCTCACGTGTATTTTGTAACGTTCATTCATCCAGTCATAAGACAACTTACGATGAAAGGGGCTGAGAATCGGTTCAGCAGATTTGATCTTATCTTCTCGGACACCACAATAAGGGATGTCGAATTGTTTATCTTTCATGGTATCCTCTTCTTAGAATACGAAAACAGAGGCCATTATAGCCTCTGTTGTATATTGAAACGCGGAGCGCCTTAATCGACGCGGGTCAGCTGGGTGATTTCCGGATTGTACGGGGAGTAGACGAACACGCGAACATTAGCCGCCCAATAACCGTTCAATTCCGGATACGAATCATCACTAACATGATAGACCGGGACATAACTCTCAGTCTGGCCATCTACATTAGCCAGTTCTTGAGTCGTACCAAACCCTGCAGAAGTTTCCAGGAACTGGCGAAGGTCGTTGATGTGGAAGTATGCGACACCGTTCTCTTTATCGATGTATGCTTTACCCGGTTCAACAACGCTACTGGCGATGATGGCTTTCACCTGCTGTAATGGAGTATTCGTCAGCATATCACTGAAATCCGGTTCCTGGAAGACAGCCATGTTCTTCAGGAATTTGCCAGCCGGATATTCTTTGCCGTTCCACATCACAGTCTCATTGACCTTGATGCATGCCTGAGGGAATTCACCTTCAACGCGCAGCTGACCTTCCGGGAAACCACGGGAATAGTAGTAGTCCAGCGCCGGACCGACTTCATCTTCAGAACGGATGAATTTACTCATGTTGGAAGCATACACGCGTTGCAGGCACTCGTTACCGTCGAAACCAGCAATGTGTGCCACGCCGTCGTTGACCGTTGTGATATCACCCTGGGCGTCCATGATGTCCTTCAGGATTTCCTGAATAGTTCTTGTCTGGTGCGTCTGTTCCTTAGGAGTCAACACGAGATCAAGCTGAACGTCGCAATCATAGTACGCCGCTTCCAACAGTTCGCGGGTCTCTTCCAACACCAGTTTCGCCTGATTGCGGATTTTGGAGAAGTCCGGAGCGGTCACATCGCCCTTTGCATTACCGAAAGCCAGATTCAATTTCACGTTCTTACTAAATGTAGTTGTCATAATATAGCGACTCCAATTATTCGCTTTTAGCCCGAGACGGACGGATGATATATTTGGGAACCAGTTTCCAGTCGGCAATCTGGTCGTGTTTTACAACTTTGATACGGGACATGTCCGCACATTCGGTTACTTGCTCCGGATGCAACACTTTGATCATTTTCCACTGCTCGAGCAGACGGATGATCCGGTTCATACGCAAGACATCTTCACGCTGAAAGCCGTTGTAATGCCCATCCAGCATAAACAGATGCTTGAAATGGACGATAAAATACTTGCCAGATTTGTGAAGAATATGGCAGGTCTGGTACAGGGTTTCAGGCTCTTGACGAGTATTAACCCCGATTCGGCTCAGTGTTTCCTTGATACCCAGGAAGATTCCCGGTTTATCTTGGTTCAGTTCAACTTCGACCATACAATCGACGATGCTGGCCTCATCGTCAACGGCTGTCAGTTTTAAGATGTCGAGCGTATTGCGCGCCATGACCAACTCCTTCATTAATGATTTTAACTACTTAGCCTTGCGCGGCTTCGCTTTCTCGTTGCTGTTGGACAATTCAACTTTCTTCCTGATCTCGGCCAGTGCTTCTTTAGGAAGAAATCTGAGATATTCTGAAGCCTTTTCCATGCTGATGTAGTAATACTCAGACAACATCTGCACATCTGGATCCAATGGACCTTTCTTGGCCCATTTGCCATAACGCTTCCGCGCCGGGATAGAATGGAATGCCATATTCCATTGCATCCATGGCGTCACCTTATGAAGAAGGTTCATCCGTTGAGCGATGACAAGAGTATCTTTACTCTGTGCCAGGCCGCGCCGGGTCATGAATGGGTCAAATGCCTTCAGCACCACCGGGTCGTCCGTTTGCAGGAGGTTCTCTTTGGTGTTGTTAAGCGCACCCAGGAAGTCAAACAGAGACGGAGCGGCCATAATCAACTCCACTTAATGTTGAGCATGACATTGGTCAGGAAGTACACAGCATGGAGCCATACGTCACCTGCCTGTCGGTGTTCAATTTGTGCTTGACCACACAGGGCGACCATATCCACGATGCTGTTGGTTTCAATCATACGCGGCTTGTCTTTGTCCTGCGGGACGCAGAAATTAAAGAAGCGGGAATAGAAGTCATCGGCGATGTAGTTCTGGTTGTCGGTCACCCATTGACGAACGCCGTCCCAGTTGTTCCGCTTCATTTCATCAACCAGCTGACGCATACCACCAGCATTGACGATAGCCAGAGCGCGTTCGTCGATTTTGCCATAAGTGGAGGCATTATCCTGGAGGATACCCATGATTTTACGGTTATCCGGGAAGAACTGAGGGATGATGCGCCCCAGAACTTTCAGGTCGACTTCAACGTTTTCGGCAGCGAGGATATCGGCGCAACGCTTCATGAATTGCAGCTGGACTTCATGTGCTTCTTTATCGGTCCAGATGAAGTCAATTTCACGACAACGAGACACCAGGGGTTCGTTCAAACGAGATTTGGAGTTGGTTGTAAGAATGAACGAGCAGTTCTTGCTCACCTTCTCAATGATGCCTTTCAGGGATTCCTGAGCGGCCATAGACAGGCGCTCGGCTTCGTCCAGGATAACAACCTTACGACCACCGAAGACGCTGACACCAGTAGAATACTGAATGACTTTGTCACGGATGGTGTCAATGTTGTTATCCAGGGATGCGTTGATCATCAGCGGCTTGACGCAGCCGATTTCGTTACAGACGGCCAGAGCAGTTGTGGTCTTGCCAGTACCCGGTTTCGGGGAGAAGAACAGCATAGACGGGATATTGCCATTGCCACCAGTGATATAACCATGGATCTTGGCGCGGACGTCCCGAGGGAGTACGATCTCATCCAGATTATCCGGACGATATTTGTTTTCCCATGCGTATTGGTCGCCGACGATAGTGATATTAGACATTACAGCCTCTTTAGATGATGCGTTTCAAAATACAGGGGCTTTCCGCCCCTGCAACGATATTAAAGCAACAGGCAGGTATTGAAGAATTATTCCAGCTGCATGCCGACGTAATAGTTGATGGTTCCGTCAACAGATTGGAAATTGACCAGCTGCATGTCAGTGCATGCGCGGATGGTGTAATTGCCTTCGATCATTTTCAGGTTGACGACGTCAACAGGCATAGAGAAATCGCCCAGCGTGGTTTCGCCCAATTCAACGGTGTAATCGTTGGAGTTATCGATCGAAGGGGTAGTACCGACCAGACGGGTCTTACCAGCGCTGGCGACCATGCGTACAGTTTTGTGGCCCAGGGTAGAACAGGCGCGGATCAGCTCTTTCATTTTCTCTGGCGACACGGTCGCTTCAAAGTCGATGGAAGGCAGGTCGATAGTGTCCGCCGGGACAGTAGTCAGCTCTTTGGCCGAGCGCCAGAATTGCAGTTGAGAGTTTTCGCCTTTGAGCAGCACGTGATCTTCGTACATTTCGATCTTGCCGCTTTTGAAGCTCGGCAGACGCTGGATGGCCAGAAGTTTGGTCAGGTCGAGGATCGGGAACTCAAACGGGAATTCTTCATCGATATCCGCGATGGCGATAACGGTAGACGCATCGTTAACCGTGCGCAGCTTTTTACCGGGGGTGAGCACGATTGACGGGCAAATGGTTTCAAAGTTAGCCAGAAGTTGCAGGGTGCGTTCTGACAGAGTAATCTCTTGCATTTATGTATCCTCAAAATATAGTGGAGTCAAGTCATGTTGTTGACGCAATTTAGTATCGCCCGATTGGGGATATAGAACAAGTGTTAAAATCTCCTCGCGTGCGCGGTTTATTAACGAATTAGATTAATCTATTAAATTAACTCAAATACTCAAATATATTAATCAACTCGCTACGCTCGTAAACCCCTAATACTCGTTGCTCGCAAAGCTCACAACTCGTATAGTACGACGGATTTGTTCAACAAGAAAGGACTTTTTAACCTGATGGGCAAATTATTTTAAATTGGTCTAAACATGTCACGAGACTATTATATAAGGATGTAAACAACACGAGACAAATAGCATGAAACAATTAGTAGCAATCTATGCCGTAGGATACAGCCGTGGAGATATGTTAAGCCGGAAATTGGGGAGTGAGATCACAACAACCACTCTTTTGAAAATTTTAGTGGATGAAACAGAATCCGACGCTGCCAAAGAAGTCCCATTCTCATTCCTGTCTGGCAGCGCCAAACCCGGTCTTTACATTGCAATCGTCAACATGAGCGCCGTCGGGGAATTGAGAGTATTCCCTCTGGTTAATAAAAACCAGGTGATCATCAATGAAACCATCAAACCGGAATTGTTACAACAATGTTGTAATAGCATCGACGTATTCCTGGGGATGGCCGATGACAGTGAAGAAGGCGAGCCAACGCCCGCCTATGTAGATCAAGATCCCAAATAATCTTCCAGCGCCACCTTCTTCATCTCAACAGGGTGGCGCTCCGTCAGATAGAATTTGTATCTTTCATGAGAGTGCCGCAACGCATGATTGAATGATCCGTTGTAACTCAGATTGTCCACCAAATCCCATATGAACGCAATATCCTTCGATGAGTGTTGGCGCATCAAACGCCCCAGAGTCTGTATGACGCGGATATAGGATTTGCTTGGGTGAGCCAGCACCAAGTGATGCAATTTCTTTATAGACACCCCCTGCTGCATCGTCCCATAAGAAGCCAACAACGTGATGTCCTCTCCTTCCTCTATCGCCCGTTGTATTTGCATACGATCAGAAGATTTGACTTCACCGTTGATGACAAACACATTGGGCTTGACTTCCTTGAGAATATCGTAGACGATCATCATATGAGCATCAATACGCTCAAACATGATCGCCACGTTACCTTTCAGAGTCAACGCCATCTTGGCGATAAGGCGGTTGCGGGCTTCGTTAGATATCAAGTACTCCATTTCCTTTTGATATTCAGCCCCATGCATGTCTATTGCGTCAGCCAATCTGTGTTTCAATTCGATCATGCGGATTTTGATGTCAGCCGCATAACCAAGGCCAATCAGTTCACGGGCTGTGATGATCTTATGGTATGCGCCAAAATGGGCGACAACCTGGAGACCAGCGACTTTAGTGTTCGCCAAAGTCCCAGTTACTCCCAATCTCTGGTCAGCATTGATGCAGTTATTGAGGATGTAAGACAACTTGTCAGACTTGGATGTATGCACCTCATCCACAATCACATCACCAAATTGATGGAACCAGTCCTTCGGTTGATCCTGGATGCCTTGCCAGGTTGAGATCGTAATTGGCTTTTCGATAGTGCGGGTCGCGCCTTCGCATATCATCTGGACTTCGAAGAACGGGTTCCAGGATTTGCCGTGGCTGTACTCTTCAAAGTTTTCATACAGCTGACGAACGAGGTGAACGGATGGCACTACGATAAGCGTCCTCAGATTGCTGTCGAGCGCTTCTCGTCTTTGGCGGTAGTATCGCGCCATGACGTACAGAATAAAGGATTTCCCGGCACTCGTAGCCAACTCCAGGACGCAGCGGGACTGACGCATAGCAGTAGCAATAGAGTCAAATTGATACTGGCGTATTTCTGCATCAATATAAGCACCAGACTCAGTTCGGATCTGCGTTTCAAGGCTGTTACAGAAATCCATGATTTCATTTTCAGGGATGTCCTGAATGTATTTTAGTGCCGGATCTACTTCGAGGGAATAGCCATTACCCTTACAGAACTTGAAGAGTTCAAACAGTAGACCGATGTCGATCAGTCCAGATGATTTGGTGAACAGCCGAACGACGCCATCCCATTTACTGAAAGGATTTGGCTGGAAGTTGGGGTCTTCGAATTTGAAATAATCGTTGAGTTCTTCGTAGATCCCGGCGTCTGCATGCACCCGCATACGGACTTCATTCACTTTAGAGACAGAGATGTCGGCCATGCTAATTCTCCCAATTATATGGGGTATTTAGCGGTTCGGCCAGATTCCGTTCTGCTCTTTGTCCATGCGATGATATAGGCGAACACGCTCAAACATCTTAGGAAGAATGTCTTTCCTCTCGAACTCGATTACTGTTGGGTTCAAGGAATTCTCATTCGAAATAATGTTGATGAGACGTTCGATTTTTACGCCGAACATCTGCTGGAACATGACCGAATATAGGCACAATTGGATGCTGTAATCTTCGATCATGTCACGAGTCTTCATGACGTTAGAGGTCTTGAAGTCGATAATTGCAGGAACACCATTGTATACTCCGATGAGGTCTACCCGCCCGGCAAGCCCAAGGATCTCGCTATATAATGGAATCTCCTGAGCGTATATCTTGGTCATCCGGTTCAGGTATGGGAACAGCTGTTTGAACATGAAGAAATATTGCCCTGCAGCTGCTATCACTTCTGCCATAGGAGCATTCTTCAGGTACAACTCACACGCAAGGTGTACGGCTTCGCCCCGGTCAGCACATCTTTGGGTTTCAGCCGCAGCCGCTTCCACACCGAGTTTTTCAACCCAGGCGTCCAGCCAAGTATGGTCACCAGTACGCCCCAGCATTGTCGTGACGGAAGTTAACTTCACTCCCGTTGGCGAAACGTAGTGACGACCATTCTCATTCGTTACACAAGTCAGTTCCTTGTACGGCAATTCATATTGCTGAAATGTGTAATGACGATTCTCAAAGTCATTAGACTTCCGGAGCGCCTGGAGACGACTCATCAGTAACCACCATCCATGTATTTTCTCCAATCGATGGCATTCTTCACTTCATAGCCAAGTTTGTTTAGACGATCCAAACAACTTTCTATGAATTTCACCTTTGCCTTCTGCTCTTGGAGGAGACCTGACATCTCGATATACATATCGTCGGCCTGAACCCATAGAGGCAAATCTGTCTTCAACGGCTTGTTGTTCAAAGGACGCTCGCGATATGACTGAGGAGGGAGTTCCCCAGCATAGTGTTTGCGAAGATACACGTCAATTTGTTTGAATCTGCCGTTCAAATATTCCAGATATCGACCTTCTCGGATGTAATGCCTCTGAACAACCATGAAGGAACGTCCGATCTTCAACGAGATCTGGTCTAAATTTCTGTCCGCCGGATCTACTGTGATCAGCGGCTCAAGTTCGGCCATGATGTCTTCGATGGCCATCGTTTCATATTTTGGTTTTTCATTAACGCCCATAAAATATTCCCACCTTTCAACTCTCGGTATTATAACTCACTCTTTATCAATTTCGCGGACAACACGGGTCGGGATTAATTTCAGGTACTTGAAAGTCACCGTTGTAACTAGTTGGGGAACTGCTGCATCAACATCGACTAAAACGTTATCCAGCGCTGTCGGGCGGGCTTCCTCTAAGAGAAGTTGGAGGCCAACAGGGCGGTTCATATTGTTGAGCAATTCGATAGTAATGTCTTTGCTGACAGCAAGATCAGCGCCAGCATTACTAGCGATCCAGTTGTATACTGTTTCCCAGTTTACCCAATCCTCATCTATAACGAACGTAAATACGATGGGGTCATATGTTAAGCGTTCGGAAGGGATTGAGTTAAGGACATCGCCGGGGGATGGCCCATCGATACCTTCGGAGTACACGCCTGGGATGCTGAAGTCGTGTACAGATCGGGAGAGTAGAACCAAGTCTCCGATAGTTAAGCGCCACTTATCGGATGCTGCGTAATTTGGGTTGTCATGTTTGAATTGGACTGAATTAGACATTGTTAGCACCTTTGCTGTGGAGATTACTCTGTGTCCCTGATGCGCGGAATCAGAAGATGGTTTGTGATGGCGATGATGGCGCTTGTACTTACAAGCTGCCGTATCTTCGTCACGCCTATCATCTCTATCAGCGATCTGTGGGATACCGATGTCCGAGTCGTCCCAGTAACGATATCGGCTGACAATAATCAATGCGACAAGTCGATGCTGGATGAAACCACTGAGCTATTTCAGAGTTTCCAGAATCTACAGCCTGTCGGTTGTTTTGATGACAACAAAGACACGTTGCGACCGTACTGGAAAACCACCATCCCGCTTTTGAGAAAGGGGGATGAAGGGAAAATCCCTTATCTGTCATCAAGTATTTATTACTCCCAGAACAACAGCATTATCATCACATTCAATCCATCATTCTATGACAAGCTGAAACGTTATACTGCCAAGCGCGGTGTCAATTTAACCACCGATGTGACAATCACGTTCCAGATAACGAACAACACGAAGAAGGCAGTAAGGATCGCCACTCAGGGTGTGTTTGTTAACAATGAAGCCATTGGCAACGAGATGAATGTGTTTGAAGTGAAGCCGGGTGGGAAAATATGGATCCGTCTGAGTGATGTGGGGGTAAACTCCCTCCTGGGAGAAGGGATAGAACCAGTGGGAGTTATACCAGCAAGAACAGTGCCCTGATCACTTCAGGGCATTTTTAAGATCAGGTGAGCCGATGTTGTTAATGACGCCCCCGGCGCAGAGATCCTTTGCCCATTCCCCGAGGACGTTGGCAAAAGAAAAATTGAGGCATTTCTTAACCATGTCTTCGATATGGGCTAACTCAGCGGCGATACCGTCTGTGATATTCTGAATCACCCCATTAACTTTAGCCACGGCATCATTGATCATTCCATTGACTTCAGCCGCCAGTGCCTGGATCTTTGCAAGACCTGCAGCCGCGCCTTGCTTGGCCAGGTCATACAATTCCTGAACTTTATTGGTAATCGGAGACAGCGCGTCTTCCATAGCCGAAAGCCATTGTCGCCCCAATGTTTGAACTACACCGAAGGCGTTATTGATCAGGTCACAGTTGGTGGGTTCCCGCTCAATACTTTTCAGACCAGACTTGTAAGACACCGAAGTCCCAATCCGGTTGTACGCTTCGTTCACGGAGCGATCACCATATGTGTTCAAAGTACCGACTCCCGTGTCAGCAGTCCCGTACATCGTGGTCATAGTATTGAGTTTGGCTGTCGTCAAGCCACCAGCTGTTATAGCTGCCTGAACGGACGTATCCGGGATGCTTGTAATGCCAGCCACACTTTGTTGGCCACCTGAGATTAAACTCTGAGACGTGGCGGAGAATCCCGGGAGCGGGTTGGTGAAGGCATTGCCTTGCTCTAGTGCGTCGTAGATTTGTGCATTCATAATAAAATACCCCCAATTGATGGGGGTATTTAAATCAGGGAAGGCGATACAGGAAGTTGCTCCAGAACTTGGCGGCGAACTTTCGGGCGCGAGCCAGCTTGGACGAATATTCAGTTCCTTTTAGGTCACGGACGGTCTCATATCCGACAGCGACCAGAAAGTACAGAGTGAACAGATAACAAAACAGCTGAATGATAATCATACGACGTCTCCAGTGGTTGGCAGGTTACAGAAGGCGCTTGGTCTTTGGTTTACCCAAGAGCATAACCTGACAATGCATACCCGCTTTGTGCATTCTTTTGATCATGTCCTGTGTTCCAGTTGATGAACCATCCCAGAAGGCCAGAGGCAATATTGTCGCCTTGTACTTTTGAGATAACTCCAACGCCTTGTCTAACATGTCCTGGTTTCGAATATTACCCGCTCCATTCCCATATTTGGTATAGTAATCATCCGGGATAGGCATGCCCAGATAGGAAGCCCCGCGAGACTCAGCCCAATCTTTACATATCGTGTCGACGCCGAAGGCTTCACCCCCGATCAATAAAGTGTCGCACGGATGGTTAAGATTACAGACCGAATCCATATGGGCCAGTTCATCTAGCTTATCAAAGATTTTATCGCGCTCTGTAATCGAACGCGATCCGGTTATGAGAATAATGGTCTTCATTTCCAATTCTCGAAGTTGCTCAAAATGAAGAGATTAAGCAAAGGATTACTACACGGCATGGGTTCAATATCAACCCCAAGTTCACGTAATTCACGCAAAATAACATAAGTATCACGATGAGCTTTGGCCGAAGTGGCAGGTCGGTAAAACTCAATTGTCTCCCTACCATCTGATACCGCCGCCGCTATACGATAATGAATAGACAAACGATGTTTATGGGATTGGTCTAAACTAAAATCTAAAGGTGGTAGAGAAGTCGCTATAGTTTTGTTCGCCATGATATAGAAGCCTCAACTATTTGTTGATTGTATGAAACGAATCATACCCTGATAGAATACATTGAATACTTACGCTTTATTCAGCAGATCCGTTGCCCATCCCCTTTCCCCGTTTTTATACGGCTTTCCCGCTGCAATGCGGTCTAGGATGTGCTTGGCAAATCTGGTCGCATCTTCATCTGCGTTTTTGGGGATATAACGCTCACGGACACCGCGCTCATTCTTCTCGCCGTCTATACCCAAACAGAGAACGTATGTTTCACCGATATACAGGGAGTACGCATAGGCACCCATTTGGTTCGCTTTTGCTTCAATGATAAACCGAGGATCGATGGCCAGAGGGGTTTTAGTGGTTGGTGTATTGTTCATAATATAGTTCCTTCATTTCAAAGTTGGTGTCGTACTGCTTATGAAATGAAGTATACGGGGTTTATTGAAGAAGTAAACCCCGTTATTGAATTATTTTTAAATCTATTTGAAGCGGTCCGGAAGGGCGTCATGAACTTCAGCTGACAATACCAAGAACTTGCCGTCTAAAGTCGGGAAGCAATAATCCTTCTTGATGTGGCGCATGTGCTCAGCCGTAGCCACAACACAATCATTTGTCACATCAACCTTTTCCCCCACCCACATACTGGTTTTGGTATTCAGAGTCCCAGAGAAAATAGTACCAGTCAGCGGGCTGGCTCCAATCTTTTTGATACGCATATTAATAGTCCTGCTCTTCATAATGATCTTCAGCACCTGTGTCATCACCGATTGGGTTGTCAAACCCATATTTGACAGCAGTCGCCTTAAACAACGGGAGGCCATACATCGCGTAGGAATCAAAATCTTCGAGACCATCTTCAAGGATACAGTTCCACATTTGTACGACTTCGTACATAAGGCCAGAACTAATCCCACGACGATTCAGAGCCTTTTCAAATCCGAACGCCACGTCTTTTTCCAGTTGTTTCAGGACATTTTCTTTGGTGAACTCAACCGGAACATGGGTTTCACGACCTTCTGGAGATTTAAAAGACAATCCCAGATTTTCGATTTGCTCAACTGTCAGGAACTGTGCCAGACGGGTCAAATCGCGACCGTCTAAAGCCGCTGACAAAGTTCCTGATTTATGACCTTCTAAAATTTGTTGTAGAGTTTTCATCATTTCACCTTTACCAAAGTCGGGACGTAATTCGGATGCTCTTCACAGGACATGAACACATCGAATTGGGAGCCAGGGATTAACCCCGGTAGATTGCCGCTGTCGACCATATTCCGGACGGTTTCTGTAGCGTTGTACCAACTCTTGGCCGGGTCGGCATCGACTTCAGAACGACGGAGGTGGAGTTCTCCAGTGGAATAATACTTCCCACTTTCCTTCATGTAATACAGCTTGACGACCATCATCTGCGGGCAAGGAACTTCAGACCAACCAGCATCAATCAGATCCTGGCGATCGTTGTCAGCCGTTTGAAAATCGATGTCGCCGCTGGCATGAACATAAGACACGCGACTGGTAAAACTGCCCACGACTTCGTCCAGGTCAGTGCGGAAGAATTTATGGTTGCGAATGTCCATAAAGATGTATTTTGCCATGATATAGATCCTGCTCAAATCAAAGTTTAGAAAAGTTGTCTCTGTCTTCCTGGGATGCCAATTCCCAATGGACTGTGGTGCCGTCCATCTGAAGCACATCCCGGTTGAGACTGGATTCAGGAAGATAAAGATTTTGCCCCAGGTAAAACCGGGCTTCCCCCTTTTCGCGTAGAGCAAGAGTTTCGATTATTTGTTGATCGATCTCTTGCCCTTTGCGATTAAATAGGGTTTTACGAATTGCTATCAGCATCATTCCATCCCCACTCGTCTTCCCATGCCTGGCGTGGCGTCTTGCCATTGTCATAGTCTTCACGCCAGGCATCGGCATCAGCTGCTGAACCACCCTGAGAGCGGGCTACGCACTTCAGAGTATTGTGCCACTCATTGAAGGTTGAGTTGGCGTTGGTAGAAATTTGAGAGTTGTCTTCACGTGCCATTTGGTTGTCCTCTGTTTGATTATGGGTGAATGATAATTGAAATGTGTTTATTGAAAAGTTAAGAGTGAAGAACGTGAGACATTGCCGTATTCAGTTGTGTCTTGAGGGTTGCGTACTCCTGCTCAAGATAACGATTGGCAAACGTGCTATCTCTCCCCTGAGCGGATAGAGACTCCATTATCTCCACCTGCCTCTGTAATTGCTTCACCCACTCCTTCTTTTCCCAGGAGTGCCCTGCTCTGGAGCGGAAATAACGATAACGCTTTGCCAGGGATATCGCTTCTGAATTTGAGATGTTTGAGTACATACAACCCCCAAATAGAAAGGGCGCAAGAGCGCCCCATGACAACGATATTACAGGTGCTCATCACCGCAATTTGGGTGATATGCGGAACCCGTAGCATTTTCGATAAAATCGATATACTCGCCGATACTCCGGATAATATAATTCGTTTCGCGACCAACGTCGTCATATGCTTCGATAAGATTGGTGGGTTCAGCACCATCGTCTTTGTCAGTGGTCGGGGCTTCAACATAACCCAATTGGATTGCCAGGTTTTGTAAACGATCCCGAGCAATACGGAGATTTTCCAGATTGCTACGGAATGCTGGGATCAGGGACGACAGAGTTAATTGGATGTTTGATGACATGATTTAGTTTCCTCAATGATAGACCATATCATGATAGCACTGAGGACAGATAAAGAAAAACCCCGCACATGGCGGGGTTTGGTTCAGATCTACTGTTGGATTAGAACAGAGATTTGATGAGACCTTTACGGAAGTACGGGTTACTGTCCTGGGCGATGCCGTCGGAGGTAACATATACCTGCGGGTCTTGGTTAGCCGGGATCTGTACGAACGGGTTCGCGCAAATGCCGTAACGGGTTTTGAACGCCATACGCGGTGCGAAGGTGGTTTCACCCTGAGTGCGGTACATTTCCAGCGGCACGTAAGGCGCGAAGAAGATACCAGCATCCAGCGCGGTTGCGCCTTTGTATGCCAGGGTGATATATTCTGCTACTGCATACGGGTCAACATAGACACGCATACCGTTGGACAGAACGCCCGCGAAGGTCTGGCCAGTCGGGTCAACAGCCAGCTTGGTGTTTTCCTGCAGAACCGGAGCGTAATCCAGCATGCCGGACATTGCCAGCGCGGATGCTACGTTCGGAGAACACAGAACACGGTTGCCTTTACCACGACGGGTGTCAACACCGATACCGTTCGCTTCAACTTCCAGCATGAAGGTCAGGAATTTCCATTTTTCCAGCGCCCAACGACCGGAGATGTCCTGAGCGATATCAACGATACCGTTGGTGCCGAATTTTTTGAAGCGTACTGCGCTGAAGTTCATGGTACGGATGAATTCGCGGTTCATTTCCGCCTGAATTTCAGTTACCATTACGTCGGACAGGATGTTATCCACGTCTTCGCCGTGAATCGCCATCATATCCTGGCGCAGTTCGTGGCTGTAATCAGCGTACAGGCCGCGAGACTTCGCAGTAACGGTCGCTTTCTGAACGGTGATACCAACACGCGCCCACGGATTGGACGGAGAGCCCAGCAGTTCAGCGTCGGTCGACGGCATACCTTTACCGATGGTGGTCACGTCAGTACCAGAACCTTCGATCTCAGCCTGAGAGAAGCCAGACGGGTCGCCAGCCTGTACAGTACCGTCACCAGAGTAACCGGAATTGGCTTCCTGCATGAACAGTTCTTGGCGGGACTGCTGAGTGTTAGAACCATCTGCCACGCCCTGGCGAGCACGCAGTGCGAAGATCTGACCGTCCGGACCAGACAGCGGCTGAACACCGAAGAAGTCCATCGCGATGTTGACCGGAGCCAGACGTTTGGCCATGTCGATCAGAACTGGCTGCCATTTACCGACAGTGGTGTTCAGAGAACCAGGAGCTTCAGATTCGCCCAGGTTTTTGGCGTTCCACTCAGCCTGGTTTTGTAACAGGCGGACGGCGACGTTTTCAGCAGACAGCGGCTGAATGGCATTGGATTCAGTTTGCAGAACCGGCAGCCACTCTTTGCGCATTTCTTCAGTAACAAGTTTCTTAGCCATGATGCTCATTCCTTACATTGATATTCAGTTAAGTTGAAATTACTTAGTCGTTCAAAATCAAGCCCCCTTTCGAGGGCTATGGCTGCTAGAATTAACCGTTTACGACACGTGTTTTGAGATACTGCTCACGCTGACGGCGCACGGATTCTTTCAGCTCTTTGTCTGTTTCATCCGGGTCATCGTCTTCGTCGTCATCTTCATCGTCGCCTTCTTTCTTGGTTTTCTTGCCTTCTTTGATGTCTTTCTCTTTCTTGTCAGAAGGCTCTTTACCTTCATCGTCTTTACCGACTTTGTCAGTAAAGTCGTCTTTGTTGCCTTCTACCAGGTTGCGGAAGGTACGGACGCGAGAGCCGAAGGACTTGGCATCAGAGAATTCAATGCCTTCCAGAAGACCGACAACGAGTTCTTTTTTGGTTTCGACCATGCCTTCACAGATTTCGTCAATGACGTCACTGCGCTGGCGGACAGATTCGTTTTCACGGATCTGTTTCAGCTGAGTTTCAGAGACGCTTGCGCGTTGCTCTGCTTCGGCCAGACGGCGGGTCAGGGCAGCGATCTGGCCATCTGAATCAACAGCGAATTGAATATTCGCTTCTTTCAGAACGCCAGTGAAGCCTGACAGGAATTTTTCAGCAGCTTCAACTTTGATCATGGAATCAATAGTTGGTGCATTGTTGTTTGCCCATTCTTCAACTACTGCGTTGAGGAAGGCGTCAACTTTTACGGCCACTTCCTGAATATGAGTTTCTTTCAGGTTAGCGATTTCCTGCTGATGGGCTTCAACCAGAGCCAGACGTTCTTGGTGACCAGCGGCTTCGGTTTCCTGGATAGCCTGCAGACGGGCTTCGTCTACTTTGGCTTCCACGATACCACTCACCTTGTCCAGGAACTCAGCGCTGAGGCCATTGACGCCCTCAAACAGTTTTTGCAATTCAGGTTTCATGATAATTTCCTTCTGAACGATTTTTCAGTATTTAGTGAGCCGAAAATCAACCCAATTTCTTAAGAGCTAAATCAAGACGGCGCAGGAAGTCGTCTTCAAGCTGGATATTGTGTTTAACCAGATTGTCTACGACCTGACCTTTGATATCTTTCGGCAACCAAACACCGGTAGATTCATCAAGTTGCCAGTCTACAGATTCGTGAACCGCTTTCACATAACAAACTTGTCCAGAAGGACGGTCGACAGCGTCAACAGCGGTAAGCATGAAGCCCGGCTTGACATCGTCATAGCCATTGACTTCTACTGTCTCACCCAGGCCACGTGTAGAGACAGCCAGGTTGAAATCCGCATCAGCCAGAGCACGAATGATCTGACCTTTCGGAGTGTTTAAAATACGCGCCCGCCCGATTGCGTTATTGCCCTGCCACACCAGTGACTCGGTCTTGAGCGCTGCATGTTCGATATCTGGGAAAGGATAGTCAGGATGCTTGAGTTCACCGATTGCGCGACGATCTTGAATGTATTCCCGGTCATAGGCCTCAACAGCTGGACGACCGACCTTATCCAGATCGTAGTTTCGCCCGTTGCGGTTAACCTGGTTACACATCACAAACGGACCTTCGATGAACATGGCCTTCCCACCAGTAGAAGTCTGCGCTTCACCGATTTGAAGTTCCTTCCCTATCGCCGTGATCTCACGCAACAGTTTCATCATTTGCTCCTTACTTACTCAGTCCCATCATTTTGCGGAACTTCATAGCCTTTTTCTTACGACGTTCAACCTTGCGGTTGTAGCCAAGTCCCATACGTTTCTTGGCGCGTACCGCTTTACGGTTGCCCAGCTTGCGAGTACGGCGTTCGCTGGCGTTCATGACCTCACAGCGAGAACCGTCAGCAGACAGCTTAAACCCAGGAGCGCATTTCAGGCGACGGCGACGTTTACCTTTTGCGTTCACTTTGTCGATGACTCTCTGCTCGTCCATACGGGAAGCCAGGAAATCAGCGAACGTTGACATTTCTTTGATTTCCATGATATTCACCTTATTCCGCGCCGGAACTGATGTCATCGCCGATAGAGTTCAGAATATATTCTGTGCCCTGATTCAGCAGTTCTTCACGGCGGGCATCCAGTTCCATACCGCATTCGGCGGTAGCGGTATCCAGGTCGCCATCCATTACAGCTCGAACAATATCGATCGCGCTCATGATTGTGTCTCCGAAGTTAGTTTTCTATATTTAGTTGATAAAAATTCTACTCTTCGCCGCCGGGGTTTCCTTGGAAAGGAACAACCTCAGGACGCCATTTGAGTGGGCTGACATCTTGCCCGCCATAACCGCCGCTTTCGTCAGCCTGGACTTTAGGATACAGCCCTTTGGCTTTTTCTTCTTTGATCTTCTCTTGCTGATCTTTGATGTCTTCATCGGATAAACGCATGACATTTCTCATGACGTAATCGATAGAGAAGATCGTACCAATGTACGGCTCAACACCATTCAGAGCAGCCAGACGGCCAGACAGCATTTCATTCTCTTGTTGCTCACGAATGAAACTGTCGGAAGTGAATTCGAATGTGACATATGGCTGGATCTTTTCAACCCAATCTTGTTCGTCGGTAATCTTTTTCAATACCAATTGACGACGAAGGAATTCTGAGAAGAATTTAGAATAACGACGGCGAAGCCCGGCACAGAATTTGTTGAAACGCAATTCTTCCTGGGTAATCTCAGCCAGATTGGAACCGCCGATGTTGATACTTCCTTCTTCCTGGATACGGCTTTTTGGAATGAACAGAGAGCTATACAGTTTCTCAAGGAAGTAATTCACATGATCCATTTGTCCCAGCTGATCACCGCCACCAACAGTGGAGATCTCAGTGGCGTTCTGACCTTCACGACGCGGCAACCAATAGTCTTCAGCAATACCCATCAGATGACTGTTACCAGTGATCTTGCCCGTTGTACGGTCAAACGCCAGACGGTTTTTGAATTTACCCATCATCATAGTCATGTATTCTTCAGCAGATTTCTTGCCGAGAGTACCGACGTCCAGATAGAATGCGCGCTTCTCAGGGGCACGTGTAATCGCATAGATTACAGTCGCGTCTTCAACAGTTACCAGATTGTTCAGAGGTCGAATCGCAGGGTTCAACAGACCTGGGACAACCCCATTGGCGAGCGGGTCTTCACCACTGTCAACATAGACGATGCTTTCTTCGTCAAATACCAGTTCCTGTTGGGATGGCTGGAAGTTCTGCGAAGTCCCGGACTGACCAGTAAACTGGTTCCGATTGTAGTTTGGATTGTAGTAATATTTGAGAGTGACCTTCTCGATTGCCTCGATGCCTCCCTCACGCATTGTCTTCTCGACGATATATACGGGGCGGATACAACGCGAATCAAGCATCACGAGTTTCTTGATGCCCGCTCCTGGCTTGGAAGGATCGGTCACGACATGATAAGCCTGACGACCTTCAACATACCATTTGCGCATCTTTTGATACGCCGTGTCGTCAAAGTCTAGCAGGTTGATGATCTCTTTGAAACACTCTGTGATCTTCTCTTTAAGATCTTCACTGAGTCCTTCAACTTTATCAAGGTTGATCGTGACAGGCGTCTCATCTTCTTCGCAGGTGACGACGTCGTTGATAATGATGTCCACCGCCTTGCGAATTTCAGGCTGCTGGGCCATGGACTGATATTCTTCGACAAGCTGTTTGACGTTAAGCAGCTCGCTCTCAACACCAACATAGTTGTAAGTGTTGGCGCCGCCCTGTAGGATGACTGAGCCATCCTGAGCGTCGTCCAGAGCTACAACAGTCGCCTTTGAAAGCAACTTCTCTTCTTGACTCTGGACATATTTGTCCGTATCAACTTTGGCGTCAACAAGACCACCGCCGCTAAACAGACCAAAGAAACCTTTGCCGTATGCCATGATTATATGTCCTCAACGTTTTCATGTAATTAGTGAGGGGGAAATAAATTCCCCCATCACGCGGAACGTTAGAGAGACTTGTCAGACACGGCCTGGAAATAACGCAGGTCGGTGGTGAACTGTGTGTAGGAGTCCATCGCTGACATATCCAGTTCCAGCTGGCCAAGGTTCTGTGGCCATGCACCCTGAAGAGTCCAGGTCTTGGTCACATTATCATTGGCGTCCAACAGTTCCATGATCACGTCACGGAAATAGTCGTCTGGGTTGGCACTGGCACGGTTGTTCTCGCTACCGTTGATGAACTGCTGCCAGGTCTCGAACGCATTGTAAGGACCATTGTTAACCACGTTGATGAACGTGATCGGCAATGCTTCAAAGCGACGATCGCCTGGGAATGGCAGTTCACGACCGCCCCAAGGAACGAGGATCTCACCCAGCTGACCTGTCGGGGTGTTGGTGGTTACAGCCAACAGCGACACGTCACGAATGGTATCCGCATCAGCAACAAAGGACGGGAAGTTAACGGTCACACGCCAGCGGTGCTGACGCTGTACGCCACCACCACGGGACATGGCCGCTCGGAATTCATTGACTGTACTCATTTCTATATCTCCAATAAGAGTTACACAATTCTAATTAGCCTGTCAATCTTCTGATCGTCAATTTACTGAGATCAAATCCATGATCAACATTGTTCCGTACTGGTTCAATCTCACATAATTCCCAACGAGGATCTATCAATGAGACCATCCCAATATGTTCACCTGTGGCGGTCAGTTTGGCGGCGGCTTTACCCACCAGATGACTTCCATCATTACCGCCTTTGTTCATGTTGTAACCCATTTCATAAGAATTGTATTGAGCAATGAGTTGGCGCTCCAATTCCCATTTATGGACTTCATCGGTCTGAGCAATAACCAGGAAAGTAAAACCATCAGGACCATACTTGCGCATGGCGACGTACAGCTCACTCTCTATATTGTACTGAAACGCATTGGCAAAATGTTGCTCATATCGCCTTTGTGGATCATTGGTCACACCGATATAGACCATGTTGTTGGCGGTAGTTTCAATTTTGTATGCATATATCATTTCAAGTCTCCGGGTTGCCAACATTATTTAAGCCCGAAGTAAAACCCCGCCGAAGCGGGGTTGTTGTCTTAGGACGCTGCGACGATACCGCCGCCGGATTCGATCTCGCTGAACTCCATGTCTGGACGAACAGCTGCGAAATCCAGATACACCCAGTTGATGCTGTATTCTGGTTTCAGCCAGATACCAGCCACCATTTGGTTGGCGGCAATGACTTCAGCCGGGTTATTGTCCTCATCACACTTGACTTTGCCATCATAGATCGCACCCATGTTGGCCAGCTGGCGGATATAAGGACGAACGGCGTTGCTGAACAGGCTGCGAGTGAACGCATCGTTGTTCTCACCAAGGTAGTATTTGGCGATGGCAGCGATGTTCTGCTCAGCCATGATGAACAGGCCACGCACGTTGATGCGGTCGAATGCAGACGGACGGGTCAGACCAGTCTTATCGCCATACAGCACGATGCCTTCGGTGGAGAAGGTAACAATGCTGTTGATCTGGTTGCGATACAGGACAGCACGCTCATCAGAAGATGCAGACCACGCCATGCGATTGTAATTGTTGTATTTGCCACGGTTATGGAATGCCGGGGACTTATAGATACCAGCGATTTCAATCGTGCGTGCCCACAGGCCAGCAGTACCGCCACAGGCCGGGATCCAACGCATCTTGTCGTTGTACTTGTCGTACACGTATGCCCAGTTGTCGTCCATGAAGAAATAGGACGAATCGCGGACCAGACTTTCACGCCAGGCCACAACATCATCCATTTCACGACCACGGTTGCCAACGACGACATCACGCAGCGGAGATACGAACGACACGGTGTCTTTGCGCTCAGTGGAGAGGTCGATGATCGCCTGTTGCTCAATCAGTTCTTCACAGTAAGCAAACACAGGCTTGGCATCATACGCTTCAGCATTATTCAATGCCTCGATAGCAGCCACACGGTTCACGTCATAATCATCAACACCGCCCGCGAGTTCAACCACACCAGCAACCAGGGCATCAGTGAAGGTATAAACCCAATTCGAAGTGTTGTTGATCACGTCTTTGAAGTACGCATTAGCACCATCAGACTTTTTCGCGCCCTGAGTGTTCTGCATCAGTTCATACTTCTCGATGATTGCACCGGAAGCGCCGACGGTCGTGATAATCGCAGTTGCAGTCAGGCCATTTGCGTCAGGGACGATTGCAGTCACAGGCTGTGGACCAATCGCCTTATGAGTCAGGATAACGGTGTTGGACTTGACAACAACGCTGGAATAAACGTTGGTCAGCCCTTCCATTTCCAGGCCGATTTTGGCAGCGAGAGTCGCCGGGGTATCAGTGTCGGTGTAAGCGATGGCCTCACCAGCAACAGTGATGGAACCAGCGGCGGTCGCAGTACCGGATACTGAAATGCGGTCAACCTGCCCAACAGCGCCAGTAGAATCGGTGATACGACCAACTTTGTCAACGACAACAACATGGAATTCACCCGCCTGAGGTGCATACGCAAAATTGTTACGGAATTCCCAGGTAGGGAAAGTCGCGGAGTCGCAAACATTAATGGCAACATCATTACCCAGGGAACCCGGATAGCGACCTGTCCACGTAATGGACGCAGACGGGCTGGCGGTTTCAAAGTCCAGTTTGTTCTTGATGAGTACTGCTGGCTGACCAGAAGTTACAGCGTTCTTCGCAGTCGGACCGACGATACGGGTCACCCATGCAACAGAGCTGTACGACATGAAATCAGCAACGACCAGGAAGTCAATCGCAGTGTCATCGTTCGGTTTGAAGAATTTCTTCACCAGACCAGTCTCACCACCAGTCACCAATACAGGCAATTCAACTTCGCCCCATTGGAATTTACCAGCAGTCGCGCCCTGAACAACGACGGACGGAGACGTCTGAAGCGTGGCATCGCGCTCAGTCCACTGTACGGACGGCGCAACGCTGAAGCTTGTAGTTGCCATAATCTTATTCCTTCTCTGTAGAGTTTCGCTCAATTTGAAAGATATTTAGTGATCAGTTCTTGAACCACTCGTCCATGGTCATCCCAGAACGTTCATCAAATACATTCACACCACCGAATCCAGGCATATGCTGGACTTCATGAGGCGTATCACCAGTAAACTTGCCCCCGAATGGAAGGACTTGGTGTTGCTCCATCGCGTTCATACGCCCGCGCATATCCCGCGAAATACTGGTGTCAGTCAGATCACTGAACCATTCCTGTTTCACAGCCCATGAGTAAAGAACAAGTGGCATAACGCAGTCATCATGACATCCCTGATCCGCTTCATAACGAGTCCCGGTGAATACGAATGTACTGAGTTCATCAATCGTGTCCTGGTCTTCAATTACGAGCATCTCTCTTTCAATAAGTGCTTTCAGGTTGGCACAGCCGATAGAGCGAACCTTTTTGTTCGTGTTGATGCCAGGCTCAGGACGACGCCCGCCGATCTTCTTGCCTGTGCCCTTATTGTCTGTTGATGTGAACACGATCTCTGGGTATTCAATTTCCTGATACAGGATTGTGATTACCTGACCGCCAACATCGTTATTTGTCTCGACAAGAACAGGGCATTCCCCATATTGAGTACACATGTCTGCAATCGTGTATGCATACATCATTGGAGGTATCGTGTTGTTGCGATATTTCGCTGCAATTGTATGAGGATATTCCGTGATGTCCAGTATGGTCAACACAGAGTAATCTCCCTCAACACCCTTGCCAGTATCCGCAATTCCGAAATACGTCCTGGTCTTGTCGAAAGGTTTGTAGATCTTGGTGAACTCGTTCGGCTCCTGATACAACTTGGAAGTCATCTTGTCCAGGCACTTCGAAGGTATCAGAGACCCGACGGAGCCACGGAACTTGATGCCGAATTCCTGATCGAAACGAGCATCGCCAAGTTTGGCGCGTTGTTTGGATTCCCAATTCGGATCTTTGGTATATGCCGGAACTCTGTACCAAGGAACTTCTGTGAGATTGAAGTCGTTGTACTGAGGATGTTCTGGATTCGCCTTCGTGACGATATCGTAGAACAACCCGCGCTGACCTTTTGGAGTACTGGTCAGGATACACTTAGAAGTCTCTGCCTGGGCGATAGCCGGGAAAGTAGATTCCCAGAATTCAAAGTCGTTTTCGATGAATGCGACTTCGTCCACATACAGAAGAGATACGGAACGACCACGAATAGAGTCAGAGGATGTCGCATATGCGAATATCTTCGAACCATTCTCGAATTCAATTAGTGTAGAGCCGAACTTCTCACAGCCCTGTTGTACAAAGAATGGCATGTCCTGGTATGCTTTACGAATACGGTCCAGGATTTCAATTGCCTGTTTCTCTTTGTTCGCCAGAACCGCGATCTCTTTGTCAGAGTTGAACATCGCATACCAGAGAAGGAATGCCGCCACCACGGTCGTGTTGTGGCTCAGGAACCCATTAGTGTAATAGCGCTGCTCTGAAGATTTCACCTGCAGATCAAACATGTGATGAGATTCGCCAGTCTCCCATACCTCTGAGATACATTCAATCCCATCCTGGGTCATGATGGCATCCCCAGCCTCCAGGTCTTTGGCGAACACTTCGCGGTTATATTCATTGAAGAATAAGTGTTCGTCTGCGACATGGATGATCCGACCACTTTCGGTCTTGACCACATACTCAGCGTATTCTTTTGTCTTGTGCGCGGCAATTACTGGAACCCAACCGCTGTCCGACTGCACAAAGTATCGCTTGCCGAAACGGCTGTCTACGAACTTGTTGTGTTTACCAATGGCATTCAATGGCTCCGCATGGTTAACGTCTTCGAAGCGGCTGTGAAGCTCCTCTATGGTGATGGCGAACTCTTCTTGGCTGAGAGTATCGTACACATAAACTTCAGAGTCACCCCGAACACATTTACCTGACTGACGTGCCTGCACAACAGCATTGAAGCGATGATCCTGGAAATCATGGAACAATTGCTTCTGATAATCATGCATATCGAACAAGATAAAGCCGTGGTCGATCGTGGTGATCTTGTAATAGTTCGCAGCGAAGTAGTGGGCGTCCATCGCACACTTGACATATTCATCTTCCTGCTCATCAGTAAGGACTAATTCAACACGAGGAGCACGCACGGTCGGTTTGCGCATGAACGTCTGGTCCATACGCAATTTGACGTCTTCAATCTTAAACCCCGTCTTGACCGGGGCATACTCGACTTCACGCTTCGGATACGCCATCGTCCTCACCCTCTGACTTCTCTTCCGGTTTTGGTTCTTCCGCGACGTCGATTACTTCTTCGCCTGGATTAACACGAGAATTTCGATTGGCCTCAGCGTCACGTCGTACTTTCTCAATCATCTGGAGAAGATCTCTTGATGAACGAGCAGTCTTCCCGACCTTGACTGTAGTCGTACCATCTTCACTTTCTGAGACCTCGACGGTAGTCTCACCCGGCGGCTCTTTGTCGCGAGTAACGTCCTTGATGGTCTTCTGGTTTTCCATGAGGTCTTTGTTGAGACCACGCATGAGTTCACCCAGCTCACGGAAGACACTAAATGCACGAGGAGCCTCTGTGGAAGCTGCGAGTTCAGCGGCTTTGCCCATCATGAACATAGTGGCTTCCTGCATGGCATACGTGGTGTCACGAATACGTTTGTAATCGGTCGTGGCATCCGTGTCCTCGTATTCAGGAACCTTCGATTCTTTTGATACGACCTCAGACAATGATGGAGGCATCTCAAACCCTTGATAGCCTTCCGGGGGATCACCCAACCACTCCCCCGTCGTTTCATCATAATCCACGCCGGGCTTCAATGCGGTTTTCTTCAACGCATCTTGAGCGACCTCATCTCGTGCTGATACAGCATCTAAGGTCTGCAACAAACGTTCTGACATGTTAGACATAATCAATCATCCTCTGGATGGTGGACGCCATCTTTATCAACAGTAAACCAAAGTGGCAATTCCGTCCACGGGGTATTCAAATCAGTAGACATTTCTATAATTATTTCATTGATAACGTTCGGATCTCCAGTACCGGAACCGTCATCAACCCAATAATCCCATCCATAGATGGCGCCATGGAGTTGGAACATGAACGTGCAGTCCACATGAGGAGATTCAGCAGCATCCCCTTCCCAGTTGTCTGACATCGTATGGCTCACCAATTGAATTTTAACCACCTGGTCTTGTTTGAGCGTTTCGTTGTCCTTTATCTGGCAATCTATTGAAGGAGTATACACAGAATAAATCTGTTCAAGTATCTGCAGCATCTCATTCATCTTCTTCGTACGGACATTGTATTCGAAGTCGATAATGATTGGAATTCGTTGTTTAGACGTCGCAGTTGCGGTCGCCAGTTTGTTGTGAAACGAATTCGTGACCTGTTTGTTGATCTCGAACTGTCCGAACGACATCGTGGCAAACGGCAAGGCATTCGCCGGGACGTTTCGGTTCAGGTCATTACGACGACCAATCGCCATGTGTAATGGCACTTTCATAATCCCGCGCTCGGTATTGACCTGAACGTCAGACATGATGGCATTAAACACATGGATGTATTTCAGGAGTGAACCATGATAGAAATATTTTTGAAACGGTCTCATGGTTAATCTCCAAAATCGATTTTAACGTGATCAGACGCAAGATCTTCTTCGATCTCGCCCGCAAACTGGTTGTCAGTCTGGAGGGTGGCGTCCTGATACACCCCATCACCGTCCAGATCTTGAAGACGTTTATCGATATCGTCAATTTCGGGAACACCAGTGTCAAAGTCTTCGTTTCCGTACTGGAACAGAGTACAAGGCAATGAATAGGTGTACCATTTCCCGAATTGCATGAAATCTTCGTCATTGTTCGGGTTATTGACCTTGAATATCTTGTTGGCCATAGGAAGATAAATCAAATCCCCTTCCTGCGGCTGTTGGTCTAGCCCCGGACCATTGCCAATGACTTCTGAGAATCGACGGCGAGCGATAGTAAATGTCACCTCGTCTTGCAGCTGGATGCCACCGAACTTCTCCCACATTTGGGTGTTGAAGCCCTGGTAGTCCTGCATATAGACCTCAATATCAAACGCCTGGTCGAAACGATGTTCGGCTTCGTTTAAAATTGGGTATTTTTCATAGATGGCACGTGGAATATACTTGACGTCAATCCCACGTAGCTGTATCATTTCCACCACAAGGTCATCAATTAACTTCTGAGTTCCTTGGTGGTTCGTGTAGTTGAAATATTTTGAAGTGGCCATGGCTATACCCTCAATTTTGAAGGTATTTAGTCGATGTTTAATTCTTTTGAGGAATTGACGAATGCAGGTTGAAGACATCAAGGAAACTCGTGACGGTCGTCGTGTGAGAATCATTTGTGTTGACGCGAAAATTGCGGGCGGTGAATACAACATTGTCGGTTTGATAAAAGGACCGGACGGGAATGATTTTATTGAGTGGTGGAGCGAGGATAATATTCACGATGGGTATATCCAGGCGACCACACTTCCTGGTCCTCGGGATATCAAACTCTAAAAGAAAGCCGGGATTTCCCGGCTTTTTGTTATCCCATAAAGAAGTCGATGGGGTATTGCTGGCCAGTACGCAGTTCTTCTTCCAGGCGCTCGATCTCAGCCTCGGCCTCACTGAACATACTATCGCCATCCAGTTCGATACCACCAGGGAGACGGATGCCTCGAGCCTTCTTGAGCACCTCAGCCCAACGACGTTTCACCAACGCAGTCGCATAAGCCTTCAACCACATGTCGTTCCATGCTTCTGTGTTCTCTTCCGCAGTTGGGTCTATGTTCTGATAGCATTTAAATGCCAGAACTTCATCCAGAACAGCAGCGAATTGGGGATACAAACGACGCTGGAACTTCTTGTAAACGAAGGTTCGACGGACGTTGAGGACACTGGTGATGTCAGACAGGCGTTGCTGCATGGCAACATAATCGATAAGACGAATTGACACGAGAGCAGCCTTGGGCACTAACATCGCCTGAGCCATCTGCCACTGGGGTGTTGCCCAGTTACCGATAGATTCAATCGGTGGTCCTTGGATAACTTCGACAACATCGTCAATGTCTTCAGGAAAGGCAATATATCCTTTGTCGATATCTTCCTGCTTCACCTGATAAAGGAAGAAGGCATCCTGGCTACCGTCGCGATGGTACTCCCAAAACTTCTGTAAAGCATCGTCAACAGCATCCTCAACTTGAGTTTTATCAAGGTTGATTTGGATAACAGGAGCGCCCAATTTTCTGAGGACATAATTGATGAATGCGTCCTTGTCACGGATCTTGTTAACGGCCATTCCCATTCTCCTTGCGCTGTAGATCTGACACGGTCAGGCGCAATGTTCTTACGTCATCAGACAGACTGCTGCTGTTGAGTTTCAGTTCAGTCATGTTCTGCTTAACATAAGAAATATCGTTGTTCATGACCGCGAATTTCTCACTGAGATCATTGACTTTGATTAGGATTTGGTCGACCTTCCCGGAATCTTTCTCCAGGACATTAACCCGGTTTTCTAAACCGCCCATGAACCAGACGAATGTTGCAGTGGACACCAACAGCGAAGCAATTGCCGCCGTCAGTATCCCCTTAACATCGAAGTAGTTGCTATTCGGAGCCGTCATTTTGACCTCCTTCCGGGATCGTAATCCCGAGTTTTTCCGCCATCAACTTCACGGTCGCTTCTAATTGATCGATCTGAGAGGCCTGTTGTGCAATAACGGCTTCCCGCTGCTCGTTAATTTGCCGGGATCGAAGTGCTGCCATACCAGCCACATGATCCGTGCAGATAATTGCTCCGGGGCAAGAGCTACTGCGTACCATTGATGCGTGCCCCTGTACTTTCATTCCACGCATACACATATCCTCTTCAATAAGGCGGGGTTTCCCCCGCCATTTCAACTTTACTTATGCCAGAGCAATCAAGCGGAAGTCTTTACAGGATGGTGGTGCCACCCGGCTACCACGGATCAATGCTCGGACTTTTAAGGCAGAGAACGGGCTGTTGCTGTCAACGGTCTTGTCATACTCATATTCAAAGAATGCAGAACCATCGTTAACCAACGGCGAATTCGGCGTCACAGTCTCCCATTCGATCGAATCCATTTCCTGCCCTGGGCGCAGAAGTTTGACTTGTACGGTCATAGTTGACTGCGACGGCAGCATTGCGCCGAAGTACATCTTCAATGTCGTACATGGGTTGTCAAAACTAACGTCCTTAGTTACATAGCGGAAAACGTCCTCGAAAGGATCCACGCCATGCGAGTTAAGAACGATCGTTAAGTCATCACCGTCAATCATCGGTGCCGTGTAAGCGTTGCTCGCGCTGCGAGTCATGGTCGCTCTTACCTGGAAGTCCCCGGCCTGACGATAAATGCCTTCGGTCGGCAGAGGAACGTCAGTATCGGATTCAAACTCAGCCCATTCGGACATTGAGTTGGAAGTAGAATCGCGATAACGATATTCCAGTTTGAGCAGAGAACCTTCCAGCGCGGAGTTGGTCACGCTCGCGTAGAACATGTCGACAAGGTAGTTCCCCAGGAAGGAACCATTCTCGCCGCCGATTTGCCCGTCACTGTCTGCAGCTGCTCCAACATCGATCTTGAAAGAAGTATAGCTGGCATCGGTAACGGTATGGACTTTGTTCAATTGCTCAGGCGTCAGACCACAACCACCAGTCAGGTCGGACAATGTAACGTTGTTGCCCGCAACCAGACCATGCCCCGGCGCATATACTGTCACCACTGCCGAACCGTTCACGCAATTCAGTTCGTTCAGTCCCAGAGGACGGATCTTCGGACCTGCATCAGGAGTAAAGGTCACGACGTTGTCCGCTGCAGCGAAGTTACAACGATAAACGCGGAACTTCAGGTCAGCCATTTGGTTCGGAGACCAGGTAGAACCGTTTGAAGAAGTGAAGAACACGCCAGTGTACGGCTGTTTGGCGATATATTCATTCGACAGTAAGTTCTTTTTACCCATCTCGGCAATGTACGCATTGTAATCCTGGGTGTTGGCCAGAAGGACAATCGCAAACTCAGTGCCCGCCTGTAGATAGACTGGATAATCAAATTTGAACACAGTACCAACGGAAGAGTCATTGGAGACTTTCACATCAGCTGGATTCAAAGTTTTACGTGTGATGACAGTACTGGCTGGGAGACCATTACTCATTTCACGCACTTCCAGCGTTACCGGGACGTCACGAGACTTGGAAGAGAAGAACACTTCAATCCCTTCTACATATTCACCACCAATGCTGGTAGCGACCATGAACGACTGAGCGATAGGGTCACGCCAGGTGTCCACAACAACTTCAGAGGTGGATGTCTCAGACTTGGTGGATACCGTGTAACCCAGGACGCGCGTGTTGACATAAGTCTTCTGGATACCCTGTTTCTTACCGAAGGATTTATGAACAATCTCGGCGTTCGTCAGAGTATCATCAGCAGATTTGCTGTCTACCGGGCTATCCGTCAGGCGGAACACGTTGTCGCCAGTGTTGAACTTGATCGTGTCGTTCTGAGGAACTTTGAATACGCCTTTCAGATTACCATTGGCATCTGTAGTCAGCGCAGCGCCGTATGCACCGCCATTAGGCTTGCAATACAGGTTCACGTCACGCCCAGAGAAGAAGGCATACAGACGAGTGAACGGGCGGAGGCCGCTGGCGTCAAAGTTGATCTCAATGGAACGCATATATGGGATCACCTGCGTTTCAACGATCTGTTCACCCGACAACGAAGTGGTGGTCGTGTCAGTGTAGGTATAAGTCGAAACATCACGAGTTGAAACAGTCGTGCGGTAACGATAACCCCACCAAACGCCGCCCGCCCCATGCGGTTCCCAAACACGTTCAGAAACAGACACGGTACGCCATGTCCCATAAACAGTCCCTTCTTTCACCGCGCCACGGGTATTGATAGTCTCGTTGATCACACGAGGAGCAACGTAGTAGTTCTCAAACCAGTAGTCCGTAGTTGGGTTCAGTTTGAGGAAACCAGTCCAGTTGAACACCGCATATGGGTTGACGTTGATTGTAGTGGTCGCGTATTCCTGGTTCACGGAGATCTCAGAAGTATACTTGCACACTACCATGCCATCCATAACATTGTCCCAACCGTCTGGAACAAGGTCAATCGCGTTTTGCTGGACGAACGGGCGCAGACGGCCATTGTCAGTATCGACAGAACCCATCCAGTCTTCAGACAAATCGTCAATAAGACGGAAGTCTTTGAACGGGTCGGCGGCGATACCATTTTTGTAGCGCGGGTTGCCCGTCACCGGGTCGAACACCTGCTGGGTCATGGCTGAAGATTCCAGCTGAGACAGAGAGGTATAGTATTCGACGTTGGAGATACGGGTGTCCAGTTTACCGATGTCCCGCATGGTGTAACGGCGGTTGTCGATAGTACGGATCTGAATATCATCAATATCCGGAGTGTACGGCGGGATCAGCAGTTCGTAGAGACGCATGGCGTTCGCTGGAATAGCCGGAGCTGCCAGGTTGTTGGAACTAATACCACGAGCGACGTTGAACACCCCATTGTCAGCCAAATACACAGCATCGATTCGAGGCAGATAGTATTCAACATCCATGATGATAGCCGTATTAGGACGCACCATATCTGTATCGGACGCACCATTGGTGATTTTCGGGCGGAAGTCGATACTATCGGCCAGGCCATACACCGTACCAGAAGTGCTGGATGTATAGTTCGGGATTTCCTTATAATCGATAGAAGTATATGAATCAGCGGTGAAGAAATCACCTGTGCTGTGAGCGAAGTACGTGTACACCACTGTATACGTCCCTGAAATGGCTCCAGTGGAAGATAACAGAGTGGACTTGTAATACGCTGCATCACGCTGTCCGCCGTCCAGAGTGAAGTTTGAGGTCACGTCCGCACCACTGGCGTTTTTGACTGAAGTCAGTTTGTAGCCGTCATGGTTGACCAGTTGTACGCTCGATTGTGCCGTGAAGGTAACGGTCTCAGTCGCTGTCGTTACAGTTTTGGTCTTGATGATCGCAGTCGTACGAACCATCAGCGCCAGAAGGTTGATAGATTGCAGGGCATTACCGGAACCCAATGAGATCTGCAGAGCCGAACCGACCGGAGTACCAGTCAGCGCCAGGCTACCAGAAACATCGATCTGCGCTGCTGTACCGTCTGCCTTCGCACCGGAATACAGGGAAAACTCAGGAGAGAAGCTGTATCCCAAAGGAGCCGAAATAGAACCGCTACCAGACGCATCCAGAGTGATCTTGTATGAACGCAGGACGGTGTAGTTGATATCGATGGTTCCAGTCGGAGCCAGGGTCTTCACACCGAACACAGGCAATTCAAAGATCAAATCCATTGCAGAACTCTGAGAGAACTGATTGGATTCAAGATCAGCCGAGAACATGGTAGTGCCGCTTTCTTCATATGCGACTTTGGCGATGGTGCTCATGTCACCAGTAACCACCAGGTCACGCATGTAGAGGCGGAATTCAGTGCTGGTACGATCAGCAGAAATACACAAGGCTGTCGCCTGAGTAACCCCAGATGCATTCAGCAGTTTGTAACGGATAGTCCGGCTGATGACAGGAACACCTTTGGAGTTCTTGGTCGTCAGGAAGTTGCCCGTTGCGACTGCCACTGGAGTGTTGTTCAGCAGATCGGTGTCGCGGGCTTTATCGATCACCACCAGTTCTTCACCGATGTTCTCAATACGACGTCCGCGAACATAAGAGATCCCTGGTTTCATCACAGCAACCAGTTTGCTTTCATCGCCGCCTTCTGCTGGAGTATAGACACCGCCGTTATTGTTCTCTTTCAGATGCTCGCGCAAATCGATCTGGTGAGTTGAAACGTTGTAGTCGCCCGCTTGTTCATACGTGCGCTGCGCCATGGTGTCTTCAAGGATGCTGTAGGTAGACTGAGTGACCATAGACTGAATCTTGCCGTCTTTGATCTTGGCCAGTTCAACAAAATCCTCAACTTCCGCATCATAGTCGAACGCCTGAAGGCTCAGGTCTAAGCGAAGACGATGCGCGCCAGGGGCTTTGGTATTTGGGGTTCCCTGTGCATTGGAGAACAAGCTGTTGTCCTGATCCTCAGTCACGATTTCTTCAGTAACTTTGAATCCGACACGATGGCTTGTGTTGTTGTCATACTTGTTCACGACCAGCATTTCATCGCCGACGTCGAGGAAGAACCCGCGAACGAAATAAACGCCTTTGGTCATACGAGCAACAATGGAGCCACCGACAGTCTGCGCAACGCCATAACCAACACGAATGAAGTTATCATTCACATCGTATGTGTTGAAGTACAGATTATCATTCGGGCTGAAACCGTCTGACGTACCAGATTCGGTCATTTCCAGGATACAGAACATCATATCCGGTTCACTGGTGTAGCGCTCAAGAGACAGTACACGGGCTTTGGCATTGTTGTCCTTGCCAATAACATACAGCTCATCAATGCCTTCCAGATCCGTGAACTCACTACCGCCAGCCAGCTGGAACTTCATTGATACAGCCGAATTGGTGATAGTCAAGCCGCCTGGGATTACCATGGAACCGTCTTTGAAAAGATGATTACCGATCTTCTCAATCTGATCCTGTAGGATAGTCTGCAGCTGGTTCAGCTCACGAGTCTGTACTTTGATTGGACTCGGACGGAACAGGATGCGGCTGAAACGCTTCTCTGGGTTCCAGTCGTCCCAATACGGGCGGCGGTTAAGATTCAATTGTTGCATTTTGTACTCCATCTATAGAGTTTTGTCTTGAGATTATTTAGTATACCGCACGATCTATTGATAGAAAGAAGAAAGCCCCCGAAGGGGCTTTGTTACGCTTCTGAATACAATCCGACGCCATTTGAACACATTATGTAAAACCCGCCAATTTTAGGAGAATATTTTTGAATGTATTCGGATGGAATAGTTATTTTGTCATTAATATCAGAACCATCTACAAAACTCAATGTCGCTGTACCATCTTCGTTGTTAACGATATCAGAAATCTCTAACGCGAATACTGGTACAATTTTTTCTACGTCTACCTTTTTCATTATAATACCTCTATTTCAACTGTGTACGGCATTGGTTGAGTTGCATCAGCATCAGCTGGAAGAACAATATTAATTTTCCTTCCAGAGTTTGCAGCGTATGATATTCCATTGTTAGCCTGACCATTAGTCAAAGTCAAACTTGTATTGAATGTACTATTAATTTGTAGTTGGGATGTTGTTAACGTTGCTGATGCCAAAGCGTTCGCTGTGGTTGTATTTACTTGAGTCACTGCGTCAGCAGAAGTGCTGGCAGTTTGCATAAATTGCGCTTTTGCTGTCGTAACTCCGTTGATAACACCGCCGCTCACATTACTTGTTGTTAAAGATGTCCCTGATGCCAAAGTCGGTTTAACAATACATGGCAAATCAGTACCTCTTACTTCAACATCCCAATATTGGGTAACTGCTTCATATTTAGAATTATTCCCCCAAGATCTCAACGTTACTTTTAATTTAGTGCCCGGAACAAGCCCATTGAGTTGGTATGACATACCAGATATGCATTCAGCTTGGGTAAATGTCCCCGTATAACGTACTGTAAGCCCTTTCGCCCTGACCAAAGGACGCCCCTTAATAATTGACGAATCGAAAACAGTTGAGTCATCTAAATACACACAAGAATTCATCAACAGTTTCAACATACTAAGAGGGTATCCATCTGTTTGTCCTGATGTGTTCACGACATCACAATCAAATAATGATTCAGAACCACCAAGTCTTATTAAATGGATTACTTCAGAAGAAGCGGAAGAACTAATACCATAACCATCAAAGTTTAAACGGAATTTACCATTGAGGCAAGTACTGTAATTCGTCACCAAAATGCCATTGTGCCAAGAACCATTACTCATCCATCCGGTTAGCATAATGTCATGTCCGTACAAAAGGCATTTACCTGCTGAAGTACCATCACCAATTTTTATAAAATTGATAGCAGTGCCTGAAACCCCTGCATTTATATCTAAATTCCCCACCGTTTTGAAGAAAGAATCTGTCGCACCACTTCCAGAAACCGGGTTTCGGTGCAGCCATAAACCATTCACAGATTGTCGGATAACGATATCGTTCAATTCTGTGCCTTCTGTCCATCCAGTTTCATTATATAAACTGATGGCCGAACCGGATGAATTACCAGTATAGCCACTAATAAAAATATGATTTAAATTGGCACCCCAGAGGTCAGATATTTCAATAGCCGTGGCATTAACATAGGAATTCGTTCCGCTGAACGAATCTCCTTGTCCTACGATCCTGAGACCTTCTACCCCGCCGCTTATCCAAAACTCTTTAGAAGTATTATAGTCCCGCCTAAATCTCATGCATATATTATTACCTGCATGTACTATAGAAGCGCCGAATCTTCCGCCGCCGACGCCTTTAACATAAAAACTCATGCCGTCAGACAGGTCAAAAACATTACCACCATTACTTCTTGGTTTTGGATTATCTCTGCCCATATGACAAATCCATGCTTCTTCTATATTAAATGTTCTAGAAGCTTTGAACATATTTTGGATTACAGAGTCGAAATCCCCTCCAGGGACTAAGCCAAACATGTCAGAATAAAGGCTTTTAACATCTTTTCTTCTTATAACCTGCCCATAATTGTTAATAATTTGACAACCATTGTCATCTATTAAAGAATTAGGATTATTCAAGGAATAACAATACCAAATACCACCACCAGAGTTTTGATCTACCGTATGTTCAAAAACTTCTACGGTCTGATCCACTTCATCAAATCTTAAATTCCTTAAATCGGAAATGGTAGGTATTATCCCTTTGGACACAGAAGCTTTGAAACAAGGGAAAACGCCAAAATTTGTTGTTATGGAAATATATTTTGAAGTTACTGACCAACTTTGTATATTTCCCGTGGCATTCCCCACATAATAAGATGTTTGTGTAGCTTTATCGTACAAAATTTTGTAATCATCAACAATTAATCCGTTGTTAACATAAGCGACGTCGCTTTTCTTAATACCATATACCCGAGCAATCGCTTCCTTATTCGTTTCGCGGGACGTGGAGCCTTGGGGTTGGTTAAATTGCGTTTTCATGGGTGGTTCCTCATGTTGTTTTTCTAACAATGTCTCCTTGTATTTAGTTTGTTCAAAAGAAAAGCCCCCGAAGGGGCTTGTGCTAATCTTTGGAGGTTTCCGTTTCTTCGTCTTCTATTTTCTTTAGAGCCATCAACATTTGTAATCTATCTTCGAAAGATATCATGTTAAACACGGCGTTGTCCAGCGCTTCATGAAGTTGTTCTTTAGTCATATCTGAAATTTTCATTACACTGATCCCCATTCTGCACGACGAGTACTGGTTGTGTACGCTTGATCGAAATCAGCCACACAGTTGCCTGATACATACGCCGTCCCATCCCATTTAGTGATTGTCGTTGTAGAAGAAGTCGTCTGGTAAATTTGGTATGTGTTACCGTTGATAACCAAATATTCCCCAACGTTCCCAAAGTTCCCATTCAGCGTCGTATATCCAGCTACTGGAGTATCATAACGCGCATATGCATTCCAAGAACTATTCAACACCAGAACGCCTGTTGTTCTTTGGAAATTGATTTCTCCTGTAGAGTTTGTATCTGAAAAATGGACGTCGACATAATTTGTTGTCCCGGCCATGCGCCCAGGATAATTGCTGGGACAGTTTCTTGGAGAAATGGGATAAGGGAACCCATTAGATTGCGATCCGACATAAAACTGAGCCGCAATACGGGAACGTAGTATTGACACCCCAGAAGGGACTTTGTCTAAAACTATTATACCACCAGTGATATTGGTGAAATCATTAGGTTGAATGTCAACACGGTCTATACGATCTGCAAAATGTATACCATTAACGAAATTACGTATAATATTCATCCCAACGATTGTACGACCGACCTGGTTAATAAAACGGATACCCATCCCAGAAGGAGTGGTTGGATTTGAGCCTTCTAACGTGTTACCAATACAGCTGTTGTTAAAGGAACCACTGTTAATTCGGTTGAATATAACACCCAATCCAGCAGTCACAACATAGTTGTGGTCTACTTTAGCACTTCCCATAGATTCCACAAATATACCGTTGAGGCAACCACGAAGGTTATTATGCATTATCGTGACAGCTGTGCCGACACCCTGATTAGTTGTAGTGCTGTCATTCCCTTCAACGTCGATACCGTTGTTGCCCGTGTTGGTAATGATATTGGATTCAATATTAATCATGGAGGGTCTTTCACATTGAACGCCGATATAATAGATGTTATCTACAACACAGTGTTCCACCAAACTTTGTGAACAACCATAAACGTCGTTATCACCACGGGAGCGACGAAGATAAATCCCGCCACCAGAACAGTTCAAGGCTTTTACACCAATTATTTTAACACGCTTGGAATCACAGATATTGATTCCGGTAATACCCCGACCCGTTGCAGTCCCATATAAGGAATCAACTGTTATTCCTTCGATGGTTACATCATTAGCGACGCCATTCCAGTTAGTGATTATTGCTCCGGATGTCGTCCCTGTATAATCAAGAGTAACAATAGAACCACTCCCACGAATCGTAACTCCGGATGAAACGTTCAGACAAGCACGACCAGCAGATACTTCGCCCGGTAAAACGACAGAAGCAGGGTTCAACGAAACGCGGTAGATTTTATTGATTCTAACTTCCGAAGGCCAAAGTTTGTTTATTGCTCCCAACGCCGCCGCATCAAAGGCGGCTTGAATAGCAATACGATCGTCCGTCACACCGTCTCCCTTAGCCCCAAACATATCTGGGGTCAGGTAAACCATGGCGGCGTTTAAAAATTCACTCAATTTTGTTGTAGGATTAAACGGTGCTTTGTAATATACTAATGACGTACCTGCATTCGGATCAGAAGACGCCAACAGTTCCTTTAAGTTAATATCAGGTTTGGCTATTGTTAAAGAAAAATTTCCAGACGTAGTTACAAGATTTAGATTATTTCCTGATAATGACCAACTGATAGGATTTCCCGTTGCCGTGCCACGATACCAACAAAGCTGGGATATTCTGTCATACAAGACAGTATAACCATCTATAGGGGCGCCAACCTTTAAATCTGCAACGTCTGATCGTTTCAGGCTAAAAATCCGCGCCATGGATTCTTTGTTTACTTCTTTTCCGACTGAACCGCCGGGCTGACTGAATTGCGGATTCATGAGAATCTCCTGTTGTTCTTCTGGAATGTACCTCCAATATTTAGCTTGTTCAAAAGAAAAGCCCCCGAAGGGGCTTTTGTTAATCTTCTATTTCCATATTTTGAAGATCATTGTTGTCCTTAATGGCTTGTAACGCATCTCTGAGAACTTCCCGCCCTTCTTCGTTCGTATAATCAAACAAAGTCGCAACGAATACCCTTTCTTGGATAAGCGTTTCACCTTCATACAAGTCAACGACAATCACAGGCTCTACCCATGAAAGATTGGAGTATTCTTCATTCATAACAAAAGAAGCCGGATCATACTCACGTTCTTCAATTCCCATACCGACGCTTGGGGTGTATTTGCCTAATAGTTTCATTACATTTCCCTCTTGAACATGAATGTCACGTTCATAGTTGGTTGAGAACCTTGAGTGGCTACAAGGGTAAACCCAGACACGGAAAGGGTTATCCCTTTAACACTACTGGCGTCCATAATTTCAGCGCCTGAAGGACTGACTTGCAAATCAAAACTACCGCCCACGCCAGACAGGCCATTTGGTCCAGAGATAACGACACGATATGATTTCTTGGTGGTAATTACAGTTCCATCTGTTGACCAGGTAAGTGTACGGATATTGGTTGCCACACCTTGTGCCAAATTTACGTTATTCTCACTACCAAAAACTCGTTGCCCACCAAGATATACTTGCCCGCCAACAGTGGACGTTCCTTGAGTCACAACGCCACCAGGAAGCGTCGTGGCCTTCCCGCCGGTAGTTTCGATTTTTAAACTAGTACCCGTCCAGCGATCGACAATAGAAATGCTAGTCCCTTGTTGGCGGAACCATATGTTGTTGATTGCGTGGTTGACTTCCTGGAAGCTGTTATACCAGAACATCGCAGTCCCATTGAAGTTACCACCCACAGCGCGGGAAAGGTAGTCAAATTGCGCATAACCGCGACTAAATGGAGCACCCTGGAACCCGTGTATAAAGTCAAAATATGCGTTGGCCGTGACAGAAGTTGTAACGGCACTGATGGTATATTGAACACCACCGACTGTTACAGTTTGTCCAACAGAGAAGTTGGTGCTTCCACCTTCCGAGCTAACTGGTTCAATAACAAGAATGCTGTAATTTCCCTGAGTCTGCTCATAAACGTCCAGAACTTCGAACGTAGCCGACGTCGCATCGTTGGTCAACATCGTCTCTCGAACTGACACTGGTGGTAGAGCATTTACAGACAGCTGTGTCAGGAACCGTCCACAGAAATCCATACCTGTAGAATTAATGGCGAAGTATTGAGTTCCATTAAACAGTTGGATACCACCATATCGAAGCCCTGTCATAAAGCCTACGCGGATTTTCGGGGCTTCAACAACAAAGGAACCGCTGCGACGGAGACGAATACCATACGTCCCATTCATCCAATACAGACCTTCGATGAAATTGGAGTTAGAGTTGGCTTGGGTGGAGTTAGTACAATCAAATACACCCACACAGTTAGTGATACGACCACCCCAAAAGAAACTACCACCAGCGCCATATCCTTTTAACTTGAATAGAGTGGCGACGTTATTTCCGTGAGCAAACCCGATACGGACTTCAACGCCAACCATCGAACCATTACTAGCGCCACCAACTTCTATCATCCCATTCGCAGTCTTCCAATCTGAAGTCGCAGGGAAAGACGCATCAGCAATAATCGTTTGAAGGTTTAAGTAGAACCCTTGTCCTAAATTGTCTAGTTTCAGGGATCCAAACAATCGATAACGTCCCATACCACAAACGCGATATTTTCCAGAGGTTTTGGCCGCTTCGATAGCAGCTTGCACTGCCGCAGTATCATCGGCTACACCATCACCTTTGGCGCCATACATTTCAGGTGAAATAAAGCTCAAACCGCCGATTAAACCAGCGCCTGTAAGAAGTTTAAAGTCAGCAATGTCATTAGCATTTTGTTGAATACCGTTCGCATTTTCTGTGATATCGAATTTAAATGCGTCCAATACTTCTTGTACGGAAATGCCCGTGGAAGTGCCGACTTTGGAAGCACCGTCATTACCTGATAAAGCAGACACATTCTGTTTCACTGTCATTTCAGCAGACACCCAAACACTTGCGGGGAGAGGGGATGTCATCGTGACCTTTCCGGTTCCAGGGTCGTATGTGTAGTCAACACCAGGTACTTTATAACGACCGTCTACAAATAACGTCTGGACACCATACGCCGTAAAATCAGGAATGAATTCGGTTTCACCACCTGTCGTTAGCATCTTATAAATTCGGATTGCTGAAGAAGTATCTTCCGGAGATATTATCTTATCAAACAGGCAAAATACGACATCATCTGGTTCCAGAGATCTACCCAAATGAAGAATATTACTTTCTATAAAGAAGTTGTCCAAAGGGACTTGCACGCCGCCGTTAATTGTCACAAATCCTGTAATAGGATAGAAAGGCAGCGACAGGAAAGTTTCCCCGCCGTTTACGGAAGTGTAAGTGTAAGGAATTTGATGGGGCGCTGTGACGACTCCACCGAAAATCTCTTCAACGTTTCTGGTCATTTGAAAATACCCCATAAGGCGTTACCAATATGGGGTATTTAGTGGTTATTCCAAAATACCGTTAGATATAACTTCCATGTTGTTTAGATATGCGTATGCTTGGTCCTCCAGCGGGGCACCACTTTTGTCGTATGCGCACCCAATATTGTAGGCTTCCAACACTGGGGATGATTCGTTTGCACGCAACGTCACATAAAAATCTAATTGACCGTTTTGCACAGTAATAGACTGGACTTTATATACCGCATTTTTCAAAGGGATCCCTTTGAAAACAATGTCTCTGGTGATACTCATATTTTTATCCTCAAGAACCAGTGTATACAGCGCCATCTACCGGATACGCGATAGAAAGCATTAAAGCAGTGTTAGCCATCAGCATATTACCTTTCAATGATTGGTTGCCGATCCTTAACACTAACGTGGAGCCACTCAAAATATAAGCCGTAACTGGTAATGTATTGTTGTTGATAACAACAGTTCCGGTTGCCTTCAACGTCGCATTAGCATCACTATCAAGTGCGCCCACGCTATTGATAGTTTGGGAAGTCGTTCCGCTGATATTAATTGCTTGGACACCACAACCTGCTCTCCTGCCTGAAGATATACTCACAGGTAAACTAACAGTAAGATCCCCATCAGGTTGCGTCGTTATAGAACCAACAGTCAACCACATTGATAACAAACACATCCCATTAGATATAGAATAATCTCCGCCTCTGGTTGAATATGTCAAACTACCAGAAGATACAGATGCACTCAAAGATGGTAAAAATGTCCCGGCCTTATTACCAACAGTTGGCTTATTGGTAGAAGTATATTCTACTTCATCCGCCAAACCAGAAGATTGGTTCCTGTTATCTTCAACCCTAGACCGGGCTGCGGTTCCTTCTATAGTGATACCATATAATTCTCCGTCAGCCATAGTATATTTGTTTTCCATAACTTTTAACCCGAACAATCCACGCATTTTAACTGCTCGCAATTGTTTTGGTGATATTGGGTTACAGTTCCTGACAGTTATGGTGTGTGCTGTGTTCAAACTGGTTATTTCTTGCCCTGCAACGTCAAAATCCATAGTACCTGGGGCATCATAACCAATTAAAATACCCGCTGGCGCATACACAGTTCCTGTAGTCCCGTTGGCATTGTTGTAAAAATAAATACCCACGATTTCTACACCATGTGCTGGATTTGAGCCTCCATTAGTGCTGGAGGTCACACATAATCCCCAAGCTCCATTCTCTGAATGCTCTATATTGATGCCGCCTATGAATGCACCAGAAGGGTTACAGCACAATAAATTACCGACGCGGCCATGATGGAATGTGGCGCCACCCGTCACGGTCAAACCTGTGTGGTCATTCGTAAACCCGATACGACAAGGAATATCACCACCATAGAAATCACCACCAAAAACCCCACAACCCCAAGCACGTTTAGAACCCAGCCATAAACCATATCGAGCGCGTTGCCAAACACTACTGTTATCAGGGTCAACAGCAGTGCTATCACCAGCCCAAAAATCACAGCAAAATATTTGCGAGTTGAAACAACGTGCTATTTTTAACAACGCGTCCGGATAATATTTTGTGCCAGTATACCTAACTTTCAATTCTTTTAACAAATAACGGCGAGTTTTACCTGTTGTTGATTCTTCTCCAAGAATTATTTGCCCACCATACGACATCCATATAGTACCGTTACAAATGTTCACGTTCATATCTAATTTATGTGAACGGGTTAAAGTATATTCTTTCCCCCGAAGATCTATGGTGTACGGTAATTCTGTAGACAATCCAGTACTCATAGAAGTCAATGTTGAAAACATCGCATCCCAAAGATCGTCATCGGTAGGATTGGTGAGTCCTATAGAAAATAATTCGGGGAAAACAATACGTCCCCTATCTAATTCTTGTTGTACAGTTAAACCACGAATAGTTTTAACAAGCATAGCACCTGAAAACAAAGGGGTGCTCGTTGCTAAATCTGCTTTAAGAACGGCAGCGCCTAATTTTTCCATCTGTACACTTGCGGTGCCAGGAGAATAAACTAAAACGCCAGAAGGACTAACGCTCGTTATCTTAACACCAGTCGGCAACCCTTCGGGAATCCCCCAACTAGTCTGTGTTGCCACATCGTAAAGAACTGTTTTGTCATCCAACGCAGTTTGCTTGTCGGTACTGAGAATAACTTCGGCATTGCTTACATTATTTGCGCGGGCAACTTCCCAAGGAGTACGGTCAATCTGGTTATAGACTGTTGGGTCACCGTTGATGACCACGACAACATCATCACCTTGTTCCAGAGCATCAGCCAAAGTAATTTTGCTTGTTGCTGGATCAAACTCGAATCCAAGGCCAATCTGCTGACGGGAACCCCGGATGTAGATTTCAGACACTGAGTCTACAACGATGTCCAGAGTAATCTCAGTCTCTCCGCCGTTAGCCGCACCACCATTATAAATCCACGTGATGACAGTTCCACCGCCGCCACCGTTGCCGCCATTACCCAATTGAATAGGGATGTATTGGATAATTTGAACGTCATCCCCTTCAACCAAATGAGGGTCGAATTGGACGTCATAACCATTCAGGGTGTACAAGGATTCTTTTAAACGCTTTCCGTTGACATAAACATCAACGATGGACGGTTGAGTAGACAACGTAATAGAAACTGTTTCAGCTGAAAGGATTTGGCTGTAAATCTCTCGGCTGTACACGCGGCCTTGCCCCAGGCCAACGCCTGCAGTAATAACCCAACCACGACCATCACCCGTCCATGTGAACGTCGCACTGACGTTATCAGTGGATATTGTCATCGGTTCAACTGAACCATAAATGGCATTTCCGCCACCGTCAACTGATAACGGATACGTTGAAAATTTACCTTTGAGGTCGGTCAGGGTAATGCTATCACCAACCCGTTTAGGGGAAGGGAACACCACCGTAGAGGCACCGGGGCTGTTGTCAACCAGATAGGCACGACCAAGTTGTAAAGTAGTCGTATCGGCATGCGGAAGGAGTACCCAGCGGCCACTTCCACCGCCTCCCATGGCCATCCAACCACCATCGGCATAATAACCTTCAAATTGGTCATCAGTCGCGTTATAACGAATAGCCGAAGGGATTCCTGAAGCATCAATAGTCTCTGGAACAGTCATGACCGCATCTGGGCCATGTTCCATAACTCCATTGTTCAACAGTCCTTCTTGGAAAATTGATTGTTCCTGGGACTCAAGCCCCAGCGGGAAATTCGGTTTCGTAGGTTTATTGGCCATTTTGAAAATACCCCTAGCACATTTAATCGTTGTCTAGGGGTATTTAGTTTATGAATTAGAAAGAAGCACGGATACAATAATCTACAGAAGCAGCAGTGGTAGTGTTGGCATTCGTCGCAGTCAGTCGCAGTTTACCAGAAACGACAGACCCAGCGAAGGTCAAAGTCCCTGCAGTACTCTTCTGTGTGAGAGACGTAGTCTGGACAGTGCCGTCATACGTGATTGTCACCTGAAAAGTATCAACAAGGGAACCCCACTTGGCCGTAACCAGCACCATACAAAGATTCGCCATTGTAAAATCCGGTAGAGCAGCGCTACCGCTGGCTGGTACACTTACTGCTGTCGTATTGGATTTAGCCAATTTAACGACACCCGCCATGTCGGTTGTATAAGTGGATGTGTCTACTTTACCCGCAATGGCCGAATCAAGAGCAGTCATCTTCGTGTTGTAGACAGATGTATCCACTTTCCCGGCGATGGCACTATCAAGCGCCGTCATCTTTGAGTTATACGTTGACACGTCTACTTTGTTGGACTGGAGATTTGAGATACTCGTGTCCAAACTCGTCATCTTGTTATTGTATGTGGTGACGTCGACTTTACCAGACTGAAGATTGGCGATGCTAGTGTCCAAAGAACTCATCTTCGTGTTGTAGACAGATGTCTCCACCTTGTTCGACAACTGAGTTGTTATCGTGGTGAATTGATACTGAATATCTACCATGTCAGCATCATAATCAGATACTTTGACATAACCATTGAAGCGGTTGTCATTAAAGATGCTGTTGAACAAACTAGTCATAGACCAGATCTGAGAACCACCAGTCGGAGAATAGACCGCCATAGACTGTGGAAGAGCCGCATCTGTTTTCAGGACAAGGTTAGACAAATCCACATCCAGTCGGTTGTAGCCATTGGCCAGCAATTGGATTTTCAGACCGGATCCAGTAATAGCCGAATCCGCACTGAGGCCATGTTTCTTCAGCATACTCAGATTCACTGCGTCTGTATTGACTGCAGGTTCGTCTGTGATGGTTATGCTCCGGCCTGTGGGGACTGTAATGCCGCCGTTCGCTGATAATAGCGCAGCAAACGACTTTTTGCCATTGATTGTCTGGTCACCAGAATCGGTTCTAACAACCTTGTTCGTCAGGGTGTCATTTATAGTGTCCACGGATTGTTTCAACACAAATGTCAAATGCGCCGAAGCCGGGGATTGGGAGTCGTCGACAGTGATGTCACTGACGATATCAACCTTGTTGACCTTTCCTTCGACAGCATCTAGAATACTATCGATCTGCTGGCCTGTGTATTTGCTCAGATAATCAGCCATTTTCTTAACTCCTAGTGCTTTCGAGGAATACCTTAAATCCAGCAGGATGGAAGTGTTGGCGGAATACACGCTCAAACACTCCTTCAAAATCTGCCACGTCACCTGGGATTTTTATGACATATGTAAACTCGTCATAATAGTAATCATCACGAAGCCCTACCGTGCCGTCACATTCAAAATTATCATCCAGACCCGCCAAATCTTCCTTTGGATAATACACCGTAACAGGGACGCCGAAATATATCCAGAAGAATAATTCGATAGCTTTCTGCGTACCCCGTATTTTGTAGATGTGCTTCAACAACTTCAGCCAACGAGTATGATCCAGAGTTCGGCGTCGGGTTCCCTCAATGTAAACCGAGAACTGGTTGCCATCAGCAGTGATCAAACCGTCAGATCCGTCTGGCACAAAGAAACCGAATTCAGGGAATGATTTGTCAACCGTCCTCTGAAATCCAAACTCCTTATACCATTCGTCGATACTGTTATTCTTGTCTTCTGGTGAGAACAAAGGACGTCCATCGGAATCCAAAAGTTCTTCAGTGTCCAGCGCCATCATATTCTCAAATGTCCTGACCAAGAACTTGTCAAGGAGCATATCACGCGCTGCCGTGCCCGGCGTCTTTTGGAGTTTGACGTCGACCAATTGCATCAACGGGCTGGCGTCGCTTGCCGGGTTCAGCCAACTGGTGTCAGCAAGATAACCAAGGATCTCTTCTTCAGTGAATCCATTCTGACGATACAGCCAATTGAAGAACGTGTCCATGAACTCGATGAACAGAGGGAAATCGTTCTGATAGAACAACGGCGTCTCATACTTGACGCCCAGATGTCCGTTATTAAGCTCTTTGGACATAGCGAACCTCCGCTTCTACAGCAACGTCGCCAATGCGCAGAACCTGATTGGCTTTGGCCTCAATGTTCTGATTAAGACCATCAGGGGACACTACAATGGATGCCCCGCCTTCGTCGTAATTGGAAACTGTGATTTGTTGTAAATCGACCACGCCAGTTTCATAATTCACGACGCCCACAGCCTGAACGAAATACTCCTTCGTCGTATCTGCGGTGCTTACTTTGTACATATTGAGGACACCATTGACATCCCGGATGTAATAAGTGAAATCAACTTCAGCCGGAAGGGGCTTGAATCCATTGATAACAACCGAACCAGATTTGATGGATCGCCCAAAATTGAAGGTGAAGCTGTCCAGGACACCGTATTCCGGCTTGAAGTGGCGCTTGTACGATACAGAAGTGATGTTGGAGACGATAGACCTCTCCATATCTGTGATCGCTTCTTGTAGAACTTCTTTGTCGAAGAGTTCATCAAAATTATCAAGATTGTTGGTGCCCCAGGTGACAACGCCTTTGCTCACCAAAGCCTTCAGACCGTCTTCAGCATATGCCGTTGCAGTCGAGTCCCAATAAACCGTCGTGTTGACCTGGATGTACGTGATCTCAGCGTCAACAATCTTCGGAGTAATCGACCCAACGTTGTACTTGTCCAGCGCTGAGACAATATCAGCCTTCTCCGCATCAGACAGAGTTTCTCCCACGGTTGGGATAACAGCAACATACACATAGCCCGGATCAGGCGGATCCAGTGTGTCACCGCCATAGCCCTTGGCGCGTAGAACGTTGGAGAAGAGTTTTTCTGTCAGGTAGGCGTAATCTGTCTCCGCTACCGCAGCGCCATCCGCCTGATAGCTCAGAGGAGCAAGTCGCTTGGTGTCCTCAATGGATTCTGGATCTGTACCACCCGCGCTTCTCTCCGAAACCAGTTCAACATCCACCAGGTTATTCCCGGCGATGGCAGTTGCTGAAGACAATGAGGTGATGTCATTACCTTCTGAACCAGAAGTTTCCAAATACTGAAGATAAACGACGTTCCCGTCTTCAACACGACGACAGATGTACCCGTCACCGAATTCAAATGTATACAGGTTGTCCAGACCCAATTCCACGAAGTAGAGACGAGCATATTGGTTGAGATCGAAGGGACTGTTATATCGAGCAAACGTGTAAGAAACGTCGGAGGTCTCTGATTCCTGGACGTTCACGACCAGATGATTGATGTCTACATTTGAAGACGGAATCTTGTACGTGCTGATTGCACTGCCTTCGACGTCATATGTTTTGTACAGCCAATCACCCTGAATGAGTTTCACATTCTCAAACAAGTAGTAGCCGTCGGCTGTCAACGTCGCAGACACAGGTTTCTCAACCGTGAAGTTGTAGGATTTCCCGTCTTTGGCGCCAACAAACATCACCTTGCGATCCATGATGATCTCGCTGGGTGCCGTGGTTGCGTCATAGGGAGTGACCTTCACGTTGGCATACATGTATGCCGCCTGGTAGTTCTCCGGTGTATAAGACAAGAAGGCCGCTGACAGGCCAACATTGGAACGCTGCTGAGCGGACTGAAGATGGCCTTCGCCATTCAGCATGTTTTGCATGAACCCGATAGCATTCGCGTCAGATGCTAACAGACGGATGATAGCACTGAGACCAGATCCTTCAAAGTCATAATCCTTGAAGGTCGGATCAGCTTTCATGCGCTGCTTGATAATGTATTCGAAAGCTCTGACGTCGAGTGAAGGAACTGTTTGTGTAGCCATGTTAATCTCCGTCACACAAGTTTGAATATGGTGTTGGAGATATTTAGCTGTTGACGACAGGAAATGAAATCTCTCCTCGCGCGCGGTTATTATCGAATATATTAATCAACTCGCTTCGCTCGTAAGACCGCCTTGACAGGCAGTCCCCTTCCGCAGCCAGGGAGGCTGCTTCTCGTTGTTCGTTAACACTCACAACTCGAAGGGCAGAGCGTTAGCATACAGTTTAGAGAGGTGTTAGAAAAGTAGTTTCTGCCTATTAATAAATTGCCGCTCTATAAATGAGATGAAATATTCAATAAGGGCATCTTTATTATAATGACGCCGTTATTATACAATTCTACAAGAGGATCTTATTATGCACATTAACACCGCAGTTATGAAACACATCATTCCTTTATTAGAAAAATATGAAGGACAACAAGCAACCAAAATTTCTTTGACCACAATTGCCGAGGAAGTTAAACTCCTGACAAATAAAGGGGTAAATTTCCGTCGCGTTATCGACAATGCGGTTTCCCTTGCTCGTTCCGATATGAAACATAACACCTTTTCATTTAACATCGACGCCACGAGTGAGTTCCGCAACGAACTGGAACAATCTTCCACCGCCCGCCGCGACCGCTTCCGTCATTTATATGTTCGTCCCAACATGCCGGAATGTCGTATTGGAATCAAACTGGAAGCCGTCCGCACGGACACTGCGTTCACGATCAACTATGTTCTGGAACCAGAAAGCCAGCGCATCTACTTCGTGGCAATTATCGGCTTCTACGGTAACGCCATCAATGGCTGGTGTGACCGTGTTAATCTGGGCGAAACAACTAATTCACATTCTATCCCGTCTACTCATTATATGTCGAACGCAGCTGCTCAGGAATATGTGTTTATCCTCGAGAAGGTTGTGAAGTTTTCTGTGGTAAAATAACGCTTTATTCAATACAGAATTACAGTAAAGTTAGTTGCATGGAAGGGAGGGAACAACATGTTAATCATAGCGTTACTCCTTATCCTCATCATCGGGATGGCCTTCACTCTCCTGGGAACACCCGATGTTTACTCTGGCAAAGCGCCTTCGATAGCGCACCGGGTTTTGAGCAGAGGTTCGCCGCAGGATTTCGGATCCTGTTGCTCAAGAGGAGAGGATTTTCAAATTAGCCGTGTTGCAGTATAGTAAAATCTCGAGGGAAACAGCACAGTGGGAGTAGGCTTGAACCCGAAACCAGTTAACCCCTAGTCTCAGGGGCTTGTGTGAATAGAGGCAAAAGCAGAAACCCTGCTGGTGTTAGTGGACGCACTATCCGTCGGAGAACGAAACTCCCTGTTGTAGCGTGATTAGCTCAGATGCGTATAGAGCACCCCGTTGGCAAGTCGACACCAACAATAGGGGAGGTCGGGAGTAGGCATACCCCATCACGCCGACAACATTATGGATCTTCTGAAGAGGGTTCATAATGTTGCGTCAAAGGGCAACACAAAGGTTTCCTGTTGGTAACATAATTGTTCCTACTGTCTTCCCGGATTCTAGGAGCGCCAACAGGACGAGGCCGGATGCGTAAGTTCCGGCAATAAAGAAGAGGCCAATATGAAACAATTTGTTTTGGAAGAATTGAAACGTTTGGGTGTAAACGTGATTTCTGTTGAAACCCCGGTTACGGTTCTTGAAACGCCTTCTGTTCCTCAGGGTGTTGCTCTGAACATGAGCAGCTATATGGCGGATACAGTGGAAGAAGTTGTTCAAACTCTTTCTGCGTGTAGCGTTGTATTTCTTTACCAGGTTTTTGAAGAGAATGGTAAGGTTAAATTTCGTTGTGCGCCTTGCGTCACCAAGAAATAAAAGTTTTGTCAATAAGGGTTAACAAAGTATAGTTAACCTACTGAAGCGAAAAGCTGTTTGGGCATTAGACAAACACTTCGATGTGAACCCAGGACATGGTGTCTTGTGCTCAAACAGGTTTTCGTTCTCGTTGTGTGCGACTTTGCGGGTTTTTAGAAACTGACCACAAAGATAAATGCAAACGATAATACGTTCCTGGCAGTAGCTTAACAGCCATACACCAGTGAGGTCTTCCGATTCCTCATCACCAAATTCGGCGCACTAACAATAGGCGGGAGGGTGTGATTAATAAGCTCCCGCCGACTAAATCTGTTTGGGAGGAGAGACGATGCTGACCTAACCAGTCAAGCGTTAAGTCGCGCTCACCAAACGCGGGGGATGCTCTCAGTCCGGTGTTCAGAAACTCGCCAGGAGATGCCTGTTGGTTACAGGTCTCCACCCAAACAGATTTGTGATGTTTTATGCCGTTATATCTGACTGTCCAAAGGGGATAAGCTCCTGAGTAAGCAGAGGTGGGTTGCCTAAGTCAGATGGGATGTAAGGTCAGCGCTGGCCGAGCATTTGGGTTCGACTCCCTAAAACGGCTCCACATCTGAGAGGTATCTTGAGGTCTGTTGACCGTCCTTGTGAAGACAAGGTGAAGGGGTTAGATTCCTCTGACAGGATAAATCCGGTTCGAATCCGGATAAGAGATACCTCCCAGATGTGAGCGAAGCCTTGCTATCAGCCCTGATCCCTGGCAGGTGAAGGGCACCCAAATCGAAGTGCCTTGACATTTTATCTTAAACCCAAAGGTTGATCTACAAAGTGGACGGCCAGCCCGGTAGACGATAACAATATGTTGGGCCACAACTGTTGAGTCAGGGCACTTCGATTTGTGAACTTGAGAGAGCGCTGGGCGAAAAAGATCAGTGCCTTGTAGACTGCGATGCCTATACATTCCGGACACTGGTGGGCACCAGGAACAACTCAAAATAAGCGGACCATCAAGGGTAGCTCCCTGGTGCGACGAACAATGAGTGACCGTACTAAGGGGAAACCCGAGACAGGTATAGTATTCTCAAGTTCACAAAATGAAGAGCATTTAAAGAGTTCGATTCTCTTTCAGACCATTCGTGGTGTGGTGTGAGTCATGAATGTTCTTCATCTTTGGGTGATTCTATGTTGCCGGGCTATCAACCCATGCTTGCTGGAGCAACCAGCGGCTCTGAATCAACCAGCCAGCCTCGTTTGGTCCGAGCGTTAGAGGACAAGTTGCTTCTGTATAGATGCTGCTATGTTTGGTGAATTCTGCTAAGCGCAAGAGGGAACGGAATAGTCTCATCCCCCTGAGTATGATGTTACATCACACCCGGCCTTATTTTCCGTGTTAAGGTCATCGGGAGGCACCCGACACCAAACAGCCTGGTCTAGCGAATAGACAAGTGCCTGACTTTCACTCAGGTGCGAGTTGCGACATTGGTTGCAACTTTGAGGATACTGGCATACGAATATCAGTTATGGGTGGCTAGTAAACCGTCGCCAGTGTCCTCAAAGTTGTGCCCAACCCGATCTTGCAAGCCCGTATCCCGGTCTGGTTAAGACTTGCAAGTGGAAAGCCCTGGAAAAATAAACGCCTGTTGCGAGGCTACGGTGCAAGCCAATGACCAACAGAAGCGCGTTGCCGTGAGGCGCACAAACAGATCCGCATGAACTGATCATGCGCAAACGGGATAAAAGGTCGAGCAGCCCTTGGTTGGGTACACATAAATTATGGTCCTGTAGCTCAGTGGTTAGAGCAGTCGACTCATAATCGATTGGTCATTGGTTCAAAACCAATCAGGATCACCACTAAATAAACCAGTTGTTCAATAAGCGATTGGTGAGTAAGATGAAAACGTTCGATAATTTCTTATCTGAATGGGCTGGTCTCGCAACTGACAACAAAGAAATTGTTGAGTTTGTTGAAAAGCGTGGTGACCATTGGGTTGTGTTAGACCATACCAAGACGAAAGTCCTGGGAACACATGACTCCAAAGAAGACGCTGAAAAGCAACTTCGAGCCATAGAAGCGAACAAGAACAGTTAACGTATCTCCTTGGTCTAGCGGCTATGATGCCAGCCTCCAAAGCCGTGCGACCCAGGTTCGAGTCCTGGAGGGGATGCCAAAGAATTAAGATGGTGTAGTTCAGTCGGTAGAACGGCGGTCTGTTAAATCGTATGTCGCAGGTTCAAGTCCTGTCACCATCGCCAGACAATGGGTGTGAAACGAAAGCGAGTAAGCACGAAGTACGCGACCGACAAGTTCTTTGGAACAACGTCCAATAGCCGAACGGAATCTGAAACCGACGAAAGTAGCACCCACCAAATCTGGAACCCGGTTGATTAGCTGAGGAAGGATGGCCGATGTCCTCAAGCGTGGCCCAGAACCGGGTTCCAGACCAAATTGAAGTGGTGTGTCTCGAAGCGCCTTCGGAAGTGCGAATCGCGCGATAGCTGCCAATGTAAGGCCGCAGGATACAGGCACCCAGGAGAGTGATTCCCACTTCATACAAATTCGTGGTCAGCACGGAAATCCTAGACGTGCAGGGAGGTTAGGGCGGAAGACTAACAACCAGTATAGACGGCAAATATATTGGAACTCCTGGATGAAAATCTTGCGTGGCTTGATTGGTAAGGAAAGCGAAGCCAAGCGTTGTGGGTTCGACCCCCACCCAGGCAAGATCAGAAGAGATGGGTACTTCACCATGAATACAAATTCAGAGTGTAGAGGCTACAGTAGTGCGCACCTCACGGAATGCTACACCGGACACTCTGATACAAACACGGTAAGCGTTGCAGCCAGCTGTGTTAAAATGGGGAGACCCTACATCGGAAACGATGCCCCAACTACCAGAAATGGTTTGGCGCGAAGCCAGTAAAGTTCCAAGGGATCATACCAGAAGGCACTGGTCGCCAGTTAACCAATCGGCGCTGCGGCGCGGGGAGTTGGGCTACGGCAGATCAAATGCACAATCGGGTGAGAAGCCCGTCCAAATTATCGCGAGATTTCCGTTCGACCGACGGGTTGAAGTGTGAAGGATCCCGGATTGATCACCGGGGTGTTGGGGTTCGAATCCCCTAACTCGTGCCAAATTGTGAGAGTGGCAGAGCGGTCGATTGCGGGGGACTGTAAATCCCTTCTGAAAGGCGCGGTGGTTCGAATCCATCCTCTCACACCAAATAATCTGTGTGTAGCACAACTGCGAGTAGACCATATGATGTTGGTCTTTGTCAAAGCCCGGTAAGGATACCGGGCTTCTTTTTGTCTGTAATTCTGAGTCCCGGATAGGTTAATCTATAACCGAATCGCGTTATAATTCAGTGTCCAACCATGAACTGAGGAAACACTGATGCGCAATGTTACTATCTGGGAATTGAACGACGTGGTCGTCGACGTCCCTCCCTTCGTCCGCATGTACACATACAAGGGGCATAAGGGGACTCTCAATGAGTTCCTGTACCCAAACTTCGTGCACCGCGAAGACCATATCGTTCCCCGCGATCGCAATGCTCCTGGCAACGCCATCCCGTGTAAGTTGTTCCAAAAAGGTATGACTGTCATTGTCGGGTACTCTTCACTGGATTGTATTGAGAAAGGCGATGGCATTCCCATGCTGGTATTCAACACGTTTGAACAAGCCGTGAACTGGATGGTTCGTAACAATTACGACTACTATGGCGAAGAGAGTTCTCATGCCCGCCGCCGGAAAGTGAAGGCGGTCGATTTCTTCACTGAGCGCCGGAAATACATTGAGATTGCCCGTGACTATGAAACCATGGTTCGTAGCCGTGAAGTCCCGGTCCCGCCAGCCCCGCCTGTGCCTCCACCAACTCGTGTCGTAAAAGATGATGACTCTTTGTCTCGTCAATTACGCCACGACAGTTCTATTCCGGTTCCTGAATCTAAAAAGATTTCAGCCGGACGTAAGCGGGGAGGATTTATGTCTGAGATCCTGAAGTTCCTGGGTTTGTTCAGGAAATGATAGGGCGGGTGTCTTCTGAGTAAATAGGGGACACCCCCAAATGGAGAATTATTATGAAAGCATTTTCTGATTTTATCAATAATCGTATACAAGAAACTGACCACCCTCTTATGAAGGGTAAGACGCCGTTGTCCACACAAGAGATGGTGAAATCATTCAACGAATACTCAGGTATCATGTTCAAACATGCGTCTAGCAAACAAGGTGGATTGCAACGGCTTGACCACCAAATAGAGTTGGGGTATAGAACGACCGTAGGTGGTAAAACGGTTTCTGTGAATACGTCATTCCGTCCTATCGACCAGGCGACCGTGAGAAAGTTGGATTTGGATAAGAATATTACTGGTGGGATGGACAACACACACTATGAAAACTCTGAAATCGTCATTGAATTGAGCGGCGATGGTTACTACAAAACAATGAAGGGTAAGAACGACGGAAATGCCAAATCCATCAATGAACTTAAAAATGAATTAAAAACAGTGGGTAGCGCTTTAAAATCTAGTAAAACTGTAGAAGACTTGGTCGGGAAATTGAAGGCCGCTGGATACAAACCATTCTAGATTCAGAAGCAACCGAGATTCTCCTTTTCTATACTCCTGTAGATACGCTATGATATGCCAATGCCTACAGGAGAAATAGAATGAACAAAACCATATTCGACGTCCTTTCACTCAGTCGTGACCAGGTTCACTGGGAAGACTATCTTTACAAACACACCCCGTGTGAACTTGTTTCCAACCCCGAAACCAACCAACAGGTCTGGTTCAAACGTGAAGATTACTTCGCGCCGCTGTCCAACTATGCAAACGGCCAGCAGGGTATCAACGGCAGCAAACTCCGCCAGGCTATCTGGCTCATGGTTGAGCATCTGAAAGCCGGAGGCTCCCCCGATATCATCCATGGTACTGTTGTTGGTAGTCCGCAGTCCCCTATGGCGACGGCAGTCTCTCGGCACTTCGGCGGGCATACAACTACAGTCCTTGGCGCAACCAAGCCAACCACTTGCATGAACCATGACATGGTAGCGATGTCGGCATGGTTTGGTAGTATCTTCAATTTCGTCGGTTCCGGTTATAACAGCACCATTCAGCCTCGCTGCAAGAAGCTGATTGAGCAGCAGAATCCAAAGGCGTATTATCTGGAATATGGGATCACTCTAGACCACAAATTGCATTCCCCGGAGCGCATCGCTGGATTCCATATGCTGGGTGGTGAACAGGTCGCCAACATTCCGGATCATATTACTGATCTGATCATCTGCGGGTTCATGCAACTCTTGTACCAGTATTCTAACCGGGCTGGCGATGCATCCAAAACCGAATCTGAAAAATGTGTACCTCATCGGCATCGGACCAAATCGTCTTGACTTCATTGAAAGTCGTCTGCGCATTATTGGTGAATATGCCAATCTGCCGCACATTGTGGACTTCACCCGTCATTACCACGACAACCCAGACTACCTGTATGGCAAGAAGGACGTTGCGCAGTCCTCTAAGAGCGTTTCGCTGCTTGGCCTGTTTAGTCGGTACGACCCAAAAGAACTGGAGAGAGGGACTGGTTCTCCGCGCTTTAATGTCCATCACTGGGATTTACACACCACCAATTGGGTTCGTTACAACGATCTGATGGAATACCAATGGGGTGACATTGAACTTCATCCTCGCTACGAAGGCAAGGTGATGACGTGGATCCAGGAACACAAACCGGAATTGTTGAACGAGAACTCTCTGTTCTGGATCGTTGGTAGTAAGCCATATGTAGAGCCGATGAAGGCCGCATGCCCGGAGTTGGGTGATATTCCTGGCGGCGACCATATCTTTGTCGATACGTTTATCCCATCCTAATTTGTCTTGCCCATATGGTTCTCAGTGTGGCTAAATACCCCATAATCCACACTGAGGATCACTAACATGGCAACCTCCACTTTATTCGAAGCCGAATCACCTCTTGATAATCCTATCTGGACTGGTGTCCAGGACGGCACTACCATCGAGTTCTTTGAACGTGGTGAGACTGGTGCTGAGGAGATCTACGCATCCGTCGAAGGCACTGATGTCGTTCGTGCTGCTATCGCCCTGGCAACCTTCCTGGAAGACGCTCCGATTGATGGAGTCCCTTTCGAGGCACACGTTGATCCTGATGATCCGACCAGCATCATCATTACCGTTCAGGGCATGGAATATACGTCGTACAGCATTGAGCATGATGAAGAAAGCGATGCTCTCTTCATTGCTACGGATCTGGATTTAGAAGATGACGAGATCGCCTACCTGCAACAGAATGGTAAACTGCCGGAGTACTCGGATGAAGATCTGGATACTGAATTGGCGGACGTCGGGGATGACGATGATTTCTGGGACGAATAAGAAAAGGGGCTTTCGCCCCTTTTTCTATCTTTTGATAAATTCAAATTTTAATTGATGTGGTGTCCATATGATGCGTATACCTTCTTCGTTCAATGCATGGTTGACATATTTTGTGAATTTCGTATAGAATTCTCTCGTAGATGCTTCCTCTGGTGTAACATCGACTTTGGATAATACAAAGGCCAGATACCCAAATCTTGGATTACCCAGATCATAAGTGATGTCATTTATATCGATCCCTTGATTTGCTTTCATCAAAAGGAATGTTTGAAGTTCCTGGATCAAGACAATACCAGCGCGGACGTAGTTCGGGTGTTTAACAACACCAAGATGAGTCTTTGCTATTTCCAACATTTGATCCGCTAAATTCATTTTCATGATTATTTCACCCGACGAGTAGGATATTGGTTGAAGAGTTTACCCAGGACTGAGACGTTAACAATCGTCTGTGTCTTCCAGCGCTGAATTCCCTCTGGGGTAGTAACGGTCAGAATGGAATAACCCCAAACATGTGAACCGTCCAACGTAGCCGCGCTGTGCCCGCCGATCTTGTCTTCCAGTTTACAGATAAACGATTCATATTGCAATGCCGCATTCCGGCGGGCTTCTTCAATGAAACGGTTTTGGCGATCTTCGTCGGCCTTGACAATCTCAGGTTTCCCCGGTTGATATGTCGAGGATACGAGTTGGACCAGTGAATGATACAAAGTGTGTTTTGATTTCATTCTGTTATAGTCCGGATGGCCTAAGCGGATACCAACGGACGACGGCCAGGGTGCAGCTTTATTAATGTCCCAACCGTTGGATTCCAGATCGGTCATCACTTTGGCAATAATATTGTTCGCCGAGATGACAGCGGCGTCTTCAGCCTGTGATAAGAGAGGCTCGACTGCAAGGCGCACAGCAGTTTTAGGCATTGTCATGATATAGTCCTTCAATTCAAAGTTTCAAAGTAAGCCCCCCGGAGGGGCTTTACTGGTATTAGAAGCGGCTATCCAGCCAGGCATTTTTCTCGTTCTGCCATTCCCAAGCGGCCTGACCACCTGCCATCAGAATTTCCAGGGAAGGAGTATTGTCGTCTTCGCCGCCGTGGAGGTCTGGATCAAAACCATCATCTTCTGGGTCATCTTCACATTCGTTCTGGTATGCGGAGTATTCAATCCAATGTGCTTCGGCTTCCATGTCCATATCGCCCAGAGCGGCTTCAAGAGTCATTTTACCTTCGGCGATCAGTTCGGCAGTTGCATCGTCCAGCCCGGCGTCTTTGGCTTCCACAAAACGCTCATGGCGTTGCTGGAACAGAAAGAATCGCATGGCTTCAACGCGAGAATCAAAGTACTCTTTACGTGGAACCATAATTTCACGGCCATCGACTTTGCTTATCATCAGGAGGCGTGAACCATACTCAACCAGATAGCGACCGCCTTTCTCTGGCGCTTCACCAGTGATGGTGCCGTAGTTAATGATGCAGCGACCTTCTTCAGTGCCGTACATTACTGTTTTGCCTGATTTTGATTGAACGATGATTTCGATGCCCATGATGTATTTCCTTCTCTTCAATTTGTTGTTTGTTCGTACTACAATTTGAAGTATACGTCAGTTATTGAAGAAGTAAAGTTTTTCAATAAATTTTTAATAAATTTTGAATTCTGCTCCTCGGTACGTCGCGAACCCTCGTTCTATGAGACCATCGGGGACAATCACATTTGTTGGCCAACCACCATCTGGTGCCTTGACTTTCAATCTAGTCTTATGTGAGCCGAGTTTAGTTTGTTCGTAAATCCGGCCTCTTACTATCGTCGCCCCACCCTGGGTGACGAGCAATCTTTTGTTTACCACATCCATTCCTTAACACCAAAAGAAAGGGGCTTTCGCCCCTTGACTTATTTCTTCAGATCAGGCCACGCACCAGAGGTCGCAGTAGACCCAGCTGGGGGAGCAGACTCAAGATCGGGAGAACCCGACTGAGTAACAACAGTGGGATCTTTGGCAACCACTTTAACGCCGAATTGCTTGAGAGCATCGACAGCTTGCGCTTTCCGGCTGTTGCTTTTGAAGTGGTTGTAGCCTTTGATACCGAATGATGCACTAATTGCAGTCAATAATGAAGCAGTATACCAATCAGGCGCGGTATCTAGTGCTTGCATCCCTGCTATTACTGCTTTGATGAAATCCCCTTTATGATATTCGCCTGGGTACAGGATGAGTTCCACAACCGGGGCGAGCATAACGAGGATAGCAGGAATGGCCAATACGATAGTCCAGAACTCATCCTTCCAAGACCCGCCGACTTCTGTGATCTTAGATAGTTCCCAATCAGAAGACGATTTGATCGCTTCTAACTTGACATTGTGTTTGGCACTAACGATTTCCCGCTTATATTGAATCAAATCAGTTCCCAGATTCCAGAGTTGCTTGAAGGCACCCGGAATCATGCTTATCAAGGGGATTGCCATATAAACTCCTTGGTCAATGAATGCTCCTCGGCTAAATTACGGGGACGTGCTAACGGCACGGATAACCTGGAGAATACAATGACTGTTTTCTATACGAACGTCGCCCGACGGGGCAACGACCTGTTAGTTCGAATTGCAGATGACATGGGCAACCGCCGCATGCTGAAAAAGAAGTTCGAACCCACTCTCTATTTACCCACGGCTGATTATTCCAATGTTGAAAAAGTCGGCCTGTTGAACGAACCCCTTGTCCCCAAAAAGTTCGCATCCATGCGCGACGCCGATAACTATATGGAGGAATACAAGGAGGTCGAAGGCGCGGCGATCTATGGGCAGACCGACTATGCCTACCAATTCATCGCCCACAGTTTCCCCGGTACGATCCAACCAGATTACAACAACATCCATATCGCTAACCTCGATATCGAAGTATTCTCTGCTGGTTGGGTAGATGGGCAGATGACTAAAGGACCATTCCCTCATCCTACCATAGAGATGCAGACGTTCAAGGGGAGCGCCGCGCGTGTTCGCCAGTTCCATAAGCGTATCTTGGCCAACCATGAGTTCGTCCGCGAGCATTTCCCCGGCTCCTTTATCTCCAACAATGTGACCGACCAGTTTCCTATCATTGATGCCAACGGTAAGATCACCCAGAACATGAATGCTGCGTTCCCGATTACGCTCATTCAGCTGCAGGATCTGACCAATAACAAATATATGGTCTGGGGGATGCCGTGTTCAAAGGATCGCCATAAGTTCAAATATGATCCGAATGACGAAGAGATCGGCGGCCTGGAAGTAGAATATCAGGAGTTCACCACCGAACAGGATCTGTTGCGTTCCTTTGTCGATTACTGGGAAGCACGGGCATTTGATGGTTGGACAGGCTGGAACATCGAGCAATTCGATAGCCCGTACCTGGTTGAACGCTGCATGCAAGTCTTGGGTGAAGCCGATACCAATCGTCTAAGCCCATGGGGTGTTATCAAGAAGCGCATCATCCGGGATAAGAAGGGTGATATCACGACTTATCAGTTCGTTGGTTGTCCTATGCTGGATTACCTGCAGGTCTACAAGAAGCACACGTACACCACACGTGAGCGGTATTCTCTGGACTGGATTGCATATTGCGAACTCGGTGAGAAGAAGATGGATTACAGTGAGAGCAAATCACTGTTTGATCTTTACTTCAATGACTACTGTAAGCACACCCGATATGGTATCAAGGACGTCAAACTCGTCTGGCGTCTGGAACAGAAGCTGCGTCTTATTCAGTTGATGTTCGTTCTGGCCTACCGCACGAAGTCTAACTTTGAAGATGGTTTGGGTACGGTGGCGCCATGGTTGGCCATGTGTTATTACAAGCTGTATGAGAAGGGCATTGTCCCGAAAGTCCAGCGCGTCTATGATGGGCCAACTAACTTTGAAGGCGCGTATGTCATGGAGGTGGCGCCAGGGATCTACTATTGGGTCTTCTCAGAGGACTTGAACTCCCTGTACCCGCACATCATCCAGCAGTACAACTTGGGACCTGAAACGATTATCGGCGATAAACACACCCGTCGTGAAATCATTGAAGCCATGTGCGAAGAACTTGCAGCGAAGATGAACGATATGACGACGCCGATGCATAAACGTCGCCATATGAAGAATCTACACGACAAACTGCTCCGCGCGGTTGATGAACGCCTGCAGGTTGTAGATGAACTGGTGGCCTTGGGTGAATTCCACTTTGAAACCCTTGTGCGTTACAACGTATCGTTTACGCCGAACGTCCAGTTCTTCAGCAATGAGAAGATGTCCTTCCTGTCAGAGATCATGCGCGGCATTTACGCTGACCGTAAAGGCGAGAAGGCCAAGGGTCTGAAGTATGAGCAGTGGGCGGGATGGTGTAAGGAAATGTCTAAGGGCGACTTCCACCTTGAGTCTGCGATGAAGTCTCGCTTCTTTGACCAAGACTGGTATGAAGAGCATAAGAATATCGACATTGAACACCTGACCGAAGTTATGCACAAATGGGAAGACCTTGGCGTTGCCCAAGACACCTTACAGCAAGGTCTGAAGATCTTGATGAACGCAGGTTATGGTGCTATCTCGAACGTCTGGTTCAAGGAATACTTCAACCTCAACATTGCTGAGGCCATCACCACGTCCGGCCAGCTTATCAACAAGTGGAACAAGCGTTACACTGATGATTATCTGAATGGCCTATGTGGGACTAGCGGCCTGGATTATGTTATCGCGGGCGACACGGACTCGAACTATATCTGCATTGAGCGCCTGGTTAAGAAACTGTGGGAAGGTGAAACAGACCACCACAAACTCGTTGATAACATCGACCAATGGATCAAGGAAAATTACCAGCCTAAGACCAATGAATGGGCGCAGATGCTGTGTAATACGATGAATGGCTACGAACAACGCATGGTTTGGGAGCGTGAAGTCATCGCATCGGCTGCAGTATGGCGTGCCAAGAAGATGTATTGCATGGCGGTCTATGACAGTGAGGGGATCAAATACGAGAAGCCGAAGATCAAATTCAAAGGTCTTGAGGCGCGTAAATCAACAACCCCAGAATGGTGCCGTGAACGTCTCATTAAGTGCTATGAGCGCATACTCCTTGGTACAGAAAGTGAAGTCCAAGACCTCATTAAGACGTACAAAGAGGAGTACATGAAACTCAGCGTTGACGATATTGCGAAGGCATCAGGCGTATCCGACATTGAGAAGTGCGTCGCAGGTGATGGTTCCTTTATCTCTGGGGCACACTTTGCCGCCAAGGCATGTGTGGGTTACAACCGCCTTGTAGAATCGAATGAAGAACTTGATTTACCGCTCATTGAATCAGGTGATAAGGTCAACATCGTTCTGCTCAAGGCCGGGAACCCATTCGGCCAGAACTATTTTGCCTATCCAGAATTCTTCCCTGAAGAGTTAGGCATGGGCAAATGGGTTGATTACAACACGGCATTTGAGAAGTCATTCATCGAACCGATCCAGTCTATCCTGACGGTTGTTGGTTGGTCTCATAAACGTCGAGTAAATCTATTGGCGATGATGGGCAAGAAAGGTTGATTCAATAACCAACAGGGGGATATAATTCCCCTTGTTGTTTCCCTTTGACAAGAACAGGTAATTGAAAATGAAACTCAATAAGATCTTTTTCGTTTGTGCTCTGGCGTTCTCCACGACCGCATGTTCAACCCTTCTGGATGTTCCTGACCTGAGCGGACCAGACTTCACTCAAGAACAAGCCCAGACCAAGATGGACGACATGGTCAAGGCACATGCTGCTCTTCAGGGCACCACCCCTGGGCCAATCCAAACTATCTGCAATTACGATGATAGCAATCCCACCACTGAGCTGTATCACTGCACCACTTTCGTACAGGACTCCATGGTTGTCCTGTACGGTGATTGCCAGGCTGATGGATGTAAAGCAACCGGGTTCGATAAGGTGGAGAAGGACAATGAATAATCAGAACGGATTGTACAACGCAGCAGATAAAATCGGCGGTCTGTATCGTTTCCTGGTCGACGTGGATTTGACCATCGTTGATTCTTTGTCGCCGTGGGTGAAGTGGTTTAATGACGGGAATTTGGAAACTCAGTCTAATGTTCCAAATGAGATCGGTCTAGAAAAATTCCAACCGATCACCAAGAAGTGTTACATGGAACACGCTGGCGACCTGGCGATCTTGATGCGTGAACGCGCTCATCGGACCTGGACTCACTCTTATGTCAATATCGGTAGCAAAGTTCATTTTGTACCGAGTGGTCGTGATCCAATGGACTTCTGGCGCCAGCCCGATCTGTATTCTCGTATGCAGCCGTTGCCCGGCGCGGTAGAGTTCCTGAACAACCTGCGGGATGCGTTGCTCATGAAGTTTGATATGGTGGAATTCGTTGCTGTCACCAAATGCGAGCCGGAACATGAGCGCAGCAAGCGCCAGTTTGTGTATGACAAGTTCCCTAACATCTTCAGTGGCTTTATCAGCACGGACGAAAAGCACATGGTGGCTGGCGATGCTCTGATTGATGACAACCCGAAGTATGTTGATCCATGCATCTGGAACAATATTTTCAGCCTATTCGTTCCCCAGGGGAATTATGAAAAACTGGATCTTTCGAATTCGGAAGATATGATATATGTTAAACCAGTAGAAGGCCGCAACCACTTCGATTATCTGCGTGAGAACTTTACAGAAGTCGTCGATCGCCTGGTTGCGCATTACCAATTTGTCCGCCAAGGAGTCTGAAGTGTCTAACGAATTGAAAGTTACAACTCAGCCTGTAGTTTCCGCGAAAAGCATCGTACATCCGATCGTTTCGGCTGTAAACAATTATATCAGGGGGATGGAAACTCCTACTCCCGTTGGAGCAGCTCAGAAATTTCATTCATTAGCAGTAGATTCTTTATTACGTTCTGAAGAAGATGAAATTTTCTATGACTTCGATGACCGTTATAAAGTGAAATTCGAAGAATATGGTCGCCAGAAGGTCGCTGTATTCTGGTCGCCTTGGCTTGGCGGTGTATCATGGCGTATTGAGGATGACAACTAATGTCAAAACTGATTGTAATCAAAGGCACAAGCGGCACGGGTAAGGGGACTCGTGTCGTCCAGTTCATCGAATGGCTGCGTACCCGCCTGGAGCCTCGTGAAGTCACTTATACCATCGGAGATAAGACCCGCCTATTTGGCCTGGTCTTTGAAGAACTGAAACTGATGTTCGTTGGCCAGTACACCGTGTCAAACAAATCCGGCCTTGCCTCGTGGACCTCGATGGACGCCATCCATGCCGCGACAGGTTCTGGTGATATCGCCCGCGAAATGGTACGAGAGCATCTCAGCGCGGGTTATACGTTGGTCTGTGAGGGCGAACCGCTTATGCTCTCCGATAAGTGGCGACCGCAATGGCTGTTTGCCAATTATCCGATTGAGCAGCTGGCGTTGTTGTATTTCACGTACCCTGACCGTTATCAGTACGATGCCCGCATACGTGGTCGTTCTGGTAAAGAGGCCGGGGATTCCGGCTGGACTCGCAACGAATCCTATCAGAAAGAGTTCGAAAAGTCTAAAGGTGAAATGGCGACGGCTGGCTGGGACGTTGTCGTAGATTCCCATAGCGGCCAAGACGTTCTCTACAAAAAGAACGGTGTGGGTAGTGAAGTTGTCCAATTGCCGTTTGATGCTCCGTTGTGGGTTGTCGGTAATGCTATCCACTACCTGATTGTCAACGAAGTTCATGAAGCCGGGTTTGTCTTCAAAGAATTCTATAAGTATTGCGAAGACCATCCAATGACGCGTGAAGTCGGCGGTTCTGATCCCCTGGCGCACCGTGTTCCGGAAAAGGCCGTTCGCCGCCCTTCGGTCAAAAAACCCACCGAAGAAAAGAAACAACTGGCCAAAAGTTCTAATGTGTTGGCGATGATGCTGAGGAAGTAATCATGGGCAAGTGGTTGAATTCGTTTATGCTTATTGGGGCAATCACTTGCCTTGCTGCTTTGTTAACCGGGGTGATGTATTATTTTGAGTACATCACGCTTTCTGAAGGTGAAAAGAAAAGTCTCTTCGCCATTTATTGTATAGGCTCCGCAGCGGTTATGCTACCAGCCTTCTACATTATATTCTTGAGGACGAGTAATGTTAAAAATTGAAATCCCACGTGACGCAGTTGCTATCGCTATTGATTACAAAGGCGACGCCAAAATGATCAACGCCGTCCGTTACTACCCGGAAGAGAACCGTGTTATTCCTCAGTTCCAGCTGAATACCAACCCGGCCTCCAAAGACTTCGGTCATTGGCGCCAAGTCGGCCTCGTCCGCACCAATGCAAATGCCCAGGCATTCATCGCCGATCGTTCCAATAAAGCCAAGCGCATGTGGATCGTTACTGCCGACAAGCGCTTCGTAGACATCTGGAACTCTGAATTCGGTCCGATCACTGCAGAGCAGGTTCAACTGGTTCCAGTAGAGGAAGCCAAAGATGACGCATCTGTCTAAAATGCCGCAGGGGTATAAAGCCCCTGAGCAGTGGAAGTACCCGATTGATCTGAAGGTTGACTATCGCAAGCCTGAGAACCGGATGTATTTGCTCAAGGCTTGGGTGGAAGCACTGTCCTACACTGAAGAGCACAACCAACAGATGCGTCTGATGGATTATGCTATTGAAGTCACGGAAGGCCTCACCAATCTGGAAAAGATAGAACGCAAGATCTGGATGGCGTTCCTTTGGGGTTGCTGCTATAACGCCATTGGCCCATGGACGATCTATTCTGAGTTCCCGGTGCCACCACAAACCAAAGAAGAAATGCAGCGCTTCTCGGACTGGTATAATCTGAACTTTGAACGCATGCGCTTCGATACTGATTGCCGCTACCGCAAGTCCAAAATGATCCCATGTGTACAGTCTTATGTAGACTGGCTGGGCGGTAAAACTCAGATGGATTCTTTCCGCTGGATGTTAGAATTGGATGTTCCGGTAATTCAATTCACTAATCTGTGGGATACGGCGATGTCCTGGAAATACTTCGGTCGCCTGAGCGCCTGGAACTTCCTGGAAGCACTGAACATGGTGTTCGGTAACATGTGGGAAATCGATGTCCCTGGCTTCATGTTGCGTGACCGTGAAGGTAGTGAATCGAACCGCAATGGCGCGGCGTTCCTTTCTAACCGTGATGATTGGGTGACCAAACACGGCAAGAAAAAGATCGATGGCTGTCCTATTACCGATGAAGAGTGCGACATCCTGGAATCCGATTTGGAAAAGGCTTTCCATGAATGTGTTGAAGAGTTCGGGCATCTGACGTTCATCAACCGTCTGAACTTTGAGACTTCTGGGGCATGTTGGTTGAAGAAGTTCTTCCGCTTGAAGAACACCCGTTATATCGGGTGGGATGCTGAGCGTACCTGGGACGAAATCGACTACATGGAACGTATCTGGCCGGAGTACTCCTGTAAGGCACTCTGGGAGGCGCGTTCACTTTGGCTACCAGATACCCTGTTATGCGAGAAGGCTCCCGCAGGGCACGTCCCAGGCGTCCAGAAGTGGAAGATGCCCGTGTTCTTTGAGACGGGCGTTCCACTCCACATCTGGCATCTACAGAAGGGGACACGCTGGGAACCTGAAGAGCGCGTTGAACGCAAACAGGAGGTCGTTCCTGTAGCGAAGAGCGTTAATCTGATGTCATTGATGAAGAAATAACTGAGCAATATTGCTTCCTTCAATAAAGGGAATGGGCTTATATTTGGCTCGTTCCCTTTTATTTTCAAGGATTAAAATTATGACTCGCACCGAATACGCTGAATACCTGTACGATCTGTTCATGAAAGAAACTGAAGGCCAGTTACACCCGGCGAAAGCCCGTCTTAAAGAATTGCATGACAAAGGTGAATTACCACTACCGTTCATTATCCGCGAATTGCGCCTCATGGGGGTTGAATATACAGAATATCCCATCACGTACCCAAGAACGTTACAGCGGGCTACGGCGCACGTTCTCCATTCAGTGGCAACCATCATGTTCCGTTATCATCTGTCGTTTGATGAAGCCATGGATCCGAAGTACCATGAAGAGCGTTGGGTTCTACTCCTTGCAAATGGCGCTCCAGAAAACCATAAGGAACAACTTCTGGGCATGACCAAAGCACAACTCGTGGATGGTGTACTATGATCTATCTCTTTTTCATCCTGCCGTTGGCAATGGCGGTTGCGTTCATTGTCAGACACCAAGCCAACCACAACGTCAAGGAGACGGTCTATACCACCCTGATCGGGGTTGGTTTGTCTTGCCTGATACAAGCGGGCGCATACGCAGCATTCTCCCTGGGGAGTGCCGCTGACGTGGAAATCCTTAATGGTTATGTGACGAGCAAGACTCGGGAAAAGGTTTCCTGTGAACACCAGTATCAATGTGGGCAGACGTGTTCAACAGATAGCAAAGGCAACCAGACCTGTGTTCCGATTTATTGTGACGAGCATGATTATGACGTCGATTGGGATGTGCACACGACTGTCGGTAATCTGACCATCAAGCGCATAGATCGACAAGGTTTACGTCAGCCGCCGCGCTGGGCGCAGGTCAAAGTCGGGGAGCCAGCTGCTCAGACCCACCTGTATCAGAACTATGTCCTGGGGAACAAGGATTCATTATTCTCTCGTTCAGACGAACAATTTGCCCAGAAGTTCAAAGATTATATTCCAGCATACCCGAAGGTCTATGATTACTATCGTGTCAACCGAGTCCTGAACATGTCTGGTTTGAATCTTCCCGTTGATTACTGGAATGATTATTTGAACGGTGTTCTGAAAAATCTGGGTGCCGAGCGTCAGGTGAACATCGTCTGGGTGATAACTTCAGGACAACCGATCGAATATTTTCAGGGGCTGGTGTATGCATGGTCAGGTGGTAAGAAGAACGATGTCATTGTCGTTACTGATATCACCAAGGACATGAAGATAAATTGGGGCAAGAGCACTTCGTTCGCTGATGGCATGAACAACATGGAGTTGCATTCCCGCAATGGGTTGTCTCTTACAGGCCAGCCCATGGGGATAGCAGTCTTCCAAGAAGTCGCTACCAATATCAGCAAGGACTACAACCGGGTGTCTATGAAAGAGATGGATTATCTGAAATGGCGTGAGTTGAAGACCTGGGAAGCCCTGATCGTGTCTTTACTCGGTTGTGTGCCGTTCGGTGTATTATTCTATCTTGGCGCTGGGCCATATAATTTTAGTCTAAATCGTCGTTTCCCATTCTAAACAAGAGGCTACACAAATGTCAAAAAGTATCAGTCCTGCTCTTATCACCGTCGGTGCTATCGTCGGTTTGGTCGTAATCATCGCCGGGTTTCTTATCAGCACGTTCAATGGCTTCAACACGTTGGAGAACAATGTCAAGAAGTTCAACAAGGACTCGGAGAACTATTTGAGTTCCTATACTCTAAAGGTTCAGGAAACGGCGCAAATCCCGGATATGTACAAAAACGGGTTGAAGGAAGTCATCAAGGGAACATTTGAAGGCCGCTATGGCGCCGACGGTTCCAAAGCAGTGATGCAATGGATCCAGGAACAGAACATTCAGTTCGATTCGTCTCTGTACAAAGAAATTCAGGTCGTCATCAGCGCAGGTCGTGATGAATTCCGTATCAGCCAGACCAAAAAACTGGATGCGTGCCAGCTGTATGAGACCCGACTTCAGCAGTTCCCAGGCAACATCGTGGCCGGAATGTTTGGCTTCCCGCGTCTGGATCTGGAAAAGACTTGTCAGGTTGTAAGTGATAGCCGTACTCAGGCTGCTTTCGACTCCGGCGTTCAGGCACCGATTAACTTCAAGGGGTAATACCATGGCAGTAAAACTCACAGAGTCGTTAACGCTAGTTCAGCAACAGGCGCTCCTGGATGAGATCGTTATCTCAGCTGTTAAACAAGGTATCATCAGGGATGACACTCTGTTAACTCGACCAGAAATGATCCACCATCTTGCTGTATGCCTGGGGGAAGCAGCTTATCCTCGCAAAAAGATCGTGCTGTTTAAAGAAGGTATCATCCATCCGTCTGGGCGCTGCGCTTTCCTTACTCTGGTTGAAGCGCATCCGGTAGTTGAAAAGAACGAAGTCAAAACATCTATTCCGGTGACGCCATACACCAAAGATGTTAACGAATTGACCTGGTTCGAAACTATCAACACCATCTATATCATGGCAGTTGGCGGCCAGCCTATTCAGGATCTGCGCGGTGATTTGAACTACACGCAAGCTGAATAGACTTAATTCTTCAATAAACAGGGATAGGGTATTATTGCTCTATCCCTTTTCTTTGGAGCAACATCATGTCAGAACCCAAAAAGATCGTTATTATCGGGGGCGGTCGTCACAGTATTATCATGAAGGCCGCATTACAAGATCTTCACCCGGAATGGGAAATAAAGCAGATTTCCATCGAAGATCATATGACGGCTCGTGAACTGGCACGTCGTGAAGAGAACGACAAGCGCATCGTTATCCTAGATGAAATCTGTTCTGAGTTTGATGTGAAACAACTTATCACCAGCCTGAAGTCAAGGCGCAAATTAGATGATAATGACTTCATTGAAACATCACCCGATGATAGTCAGTTGATGGAAGATGCTCGTTACCAAAAGCCGCCTCGCCTTCGTGGAGCCGCTGCCCACAAACGCCAGGTTACTAAAATGAAGAACAAACGCCGGAGCAAACGATAATGCTTATTAAACCGACTTATGAAGAACTCGCACAAGTGGTTCTGACCTTTGACAAAACCTTGAAGACCCTCTACAACGCGCTGGGTAAGAATCCGACTTCTGAGTCGGGCAACACGGTCAACCTTTTGTTGATGTTGAACCCTTTATGGGATATTGATGCCATCGTAGCGGCGCTGAAAGAATCAGAAGCCCAGGAGCCAACTCCCGTCGCCACTACTAACATTCAGAATTATCTGGAGAACTTTGACGAACATTCTTTCACCGATCTGTTATTGCGTGATTTAATCGATCAGGAAGAACGTCGGCAGAGTAAAAATTGCCCTGAAGTTCAACCACGCCATGAAATCGAGCAGTCAATCAAGGAAGATTTATATGGCGGCTATGATCCTGTATCATTGGCGGTCATGATCGTTCAGGCTCTGTCTTATGCGGCAAAGGGGGATACGAAATGAGTTCCAAAAAGAAAGGTTTATTGGCCATCGCCGTGGCAACTGCGGCAATCAGTGCGGAACAAGCATTTTCTCGTAGCTACCGGGAATCACTCCATCATGGCGATGAGAACTGGTGGTCTAACAACTCCGGTCCTGGGACGGCAGGACATGGTCGCCCATCAGTGAACCGTCCAAAGAAAGCCAAAACGCATGGTAAGAACAAAAGGAAACGCAAATGAAAGAGTTCCTAATCCCGGTTGGCCGTATCATTTCTGACTGTTACCCTGCTTCAGGGCAACCGCATTACAAAGTATCTAAAAGTTATGATGGGACCGGGATTATGGTTTCCGAAAAGCACGGCACTATGCTTTATCGATTCAATCCGTCCTATATTTGTGATGGTCTCCCAAAAGAGCGCCTTTTGGAAATATCTGAGGGAGAACCAAGGAAGGTCAGATGTCATATTATGTTTGACGAAGGCAAACTCATGGCAGATGAAATTCTGTATTTGCGAGCTGAACTGGCTCGGTTAAGTAAACCTGAACCCGAAATCTAGAGGATATATCATGAGTTCTATTGAACAGCTGATCACGCCACAGTACATCTATTCCAACATTGTAGAGCATCTGCGCTCACAATTGAACATCGGCACGTTGAACAGCAGTGAACTGTCGGACCTCAAAATTCAAGAAGTTGAAATCGCTGCCTTCGGGAGCCGCTATCACTTTGAGATCAAGCGTACCGTCGTTGAGCAGGTCACTTCCAGTCTTCTGGATCTGAGCGCGGCCAAGCCCAATCGTGCCGAGCCGACTGAAGTTGTCAAACAATACGTCGGTTATCTGGAAGAAGTGCTGGAGCCGGGGGCGACGCGCCCCACATTTGACTTCCGTGCCACACTCGTAGAATAATGTGAACCAAAGCCCCTCATCAGGGGCTTTTTCAATTGAGTTGCCTTCGCGTATCATACCCCTGTAACACCAATGTGTAATCCCTTTGAACTGATAGGACTTCTTCGTTATGAAAATGCGTAAGTCAGAGCACTTTGTTCGCTCTTCATCATCCATTGCAGGTAATGTATTCAACGTGAAAATGACGGATAAGTTATTTGAAACGTTGTTTTCTAGCCTTTATCGTTATAAGGAAGCCGCCGCGCTGCGCGAGACTGTTTGTAACGCGATTGACGCTCATAACATGCGCAACCGTTTACAACGTCGTATGCCGTCTCATTATGCCTCTCTGTCCCCGATGCCGCAGCTGTATAGCAAATACCTGGCACCGTCAAATGTTCCCGTAGAAGTCCATCTCCCGGACGATTACGAGCCTTGGCTGGAGATCAAAGACTGGGGCATCGGGCTGTCGTTAGAACAGATTATGGGTGAGCCAATTTTAGCCCGTGAAGACGAAGTGCTGCTGGCTGGCAATATGGTCGTGAAAGAAGATGAAATTCCGGACGGTGCTGAAGTTCTGGGCATCCCTGAATTCTCTTCTTATTACGATGGCCATCTGGTGTTCAAGACGCAGGATGGCGAAATCATTCGTTCTCCAGGTCTGTACACCACGTTGTTCAACAGTACCAAAGAAGACGATGACGGGCAAATCGGCGCGTTCGGTCTGGGTTCCAAATCACCATTCTCAGTATCGGATTCGTTTACAGTTGAATCCCGTTATGAAGGGAAGGTCTATCGCTTCCTGATGTATCTGAACGGCAACCGCATCCCGACTGTCGACCTGGTCACCAAAGATCTGGAGACGCGCGAGCCTCTGCCGGAAGACACGGACGAATGGAATGGCCTGTCTGTAAAAGTTCCGGTCAAGAACAGCCGCTTCCGCGCGTTTGAAGAAGAACTTGTGCGTCTGGGTAAAGTGATGACACCCAATGAGCGCCCGAAGGTCACGAACCATTCGTATAGTTTCGAATGGGAAAATATCAGTTTCAGCAACCGGGTGGCCAAAACCTATATCCAGCCGAAGGGCAATGGTAACACGCATTATGCGGTCATGGGCGGGGTGTCATACCCTATTGACCTGAGCCAGCTGGAACAGGATGTATCTTCAATCCTTGAAAAATTCCCGACGTCATACACATTCTTTGAACTCGGTGATCTGAACGTACCGCCGTCCCGTGAAGACTTGTCTTATGATGAGTACACCCGCGCGAACCTGAACAAGGAATTCAAGGCGATTTCCCGGGAAATCATGCAACAAAAGTTGTCCGAACTTCATTTGGCCGCGAGCAAAGGTCCACTTGCGTTGTATATGAAGAAGGATGAGCTGACGGATTTATTCGGTAGCGGCTTCCGAAAAATGATGGAACGTGATTTCCCGGCGGATACCCGTTTCTACAAAGGGAAGTTTGTCTACAATGGCACTCCAGAAATTGAGCGTAATACGGATTTTGATGCACCATTCCGTAGCGCTGGGCGACCTTATTTCCTGGAAGTATATTATGACGGATATTCTGAAGCATTCGAATCGTTATCTCTGAATGATGTATATGCCTGGGTGGGAGAAAAGAGATCAATCGCCATTATTATTGATAACTCAACCCGCGCCCGTAATTTAAAGATCAGAACAGCGCGTAACAATCATGACGTTGTTATTGTTGTTAAGCCGAACGATGATCTGTTGTCTAACCGCAACCTGTTGGAGCACCATAAGGATGCGTACAAGAACCACGAAGAGCTTCAAGCATATTTTGAATCTTGGGTTGGTAAAGAAAAGACGACGATAGACCACTTGGTGTTTGCTGATAAATTTTACGAAGTCATTTCGGAAATACTCATGCCAACTGAAATTTATTTCATGCACGATATGCAGTATGTGAAACCTCCGGTCGAAAAAGACCCAGGGATGTTCCCATTTGGTGGATATCGATTCAGTTTCAACAAATATGAAGAGTTATCCGCCGATGATATCTCCAAGATTATAGACTCTGGCAAACAAATCGTCTATATCGAGATATCTGGAACCAACAGCATTCACGAAATTCGTGGAAAACGCGTTAATGAACATGTTACCCGCGAACTTCTTGGATGTATGAACAATACGCCGATGGATGATGAAGGGACTAAAATCTTCGAATTCATGAATTTTCACAAACAGATTATTCTGGCTCGTCGTAAATCAGTCCCAATGATGAAGAAGTTCCCGGAAGTATTTGTTCCGATTGATGCCGTATTTGAGATATTGCTCAATCGCCATATGTCTTCGTTCAAGGCTAAGGAAGCCCGTTCCCTGATGGCGCTGAAAACGAATATTCGTTGCATGATGAACCGCCTCCCGTATGCGGAGTCTCTTCTGAATAAATGCCATGAAGGCACACCAGAAAGGTTGACTGAATTGAAAACTGAGTTGGCCAAATGGGTTGCCGACAACGAAAAGTTAATTCCCGAATCTGAATGGGAATACCTGAAAGTGGTCGGGAAGAATAAAAGAGGTCTTCCCGGTGTGGATGATCTTAATGCTGCTCTGGAAAAGTTATCATTGTCGATAACGATCAAAAAGAACTTTACGGACTATCATCGCGGACACACCCGTATTACTCAGTTGTTTGGTAGTATCAATAAACTGTTGGCGGAGAATGGTTATTGTGAAATCAGCCTGACGCGCTCGGTCACACAAGCGCAGAAACGGAAGAACCGTTACCGTGTTGATTGCCATAACCTGGTTAAGCACCTGATGGCGACGTATACACCTGTGGCGCAGAACCCTATTGAAGACAAAGAGAGTTTCTTCGCTGCTATTTCAAAACGCATCCTCGGGGCATAATAGCCCCGTCTAACACAAAAGTGGGAACTACAAGATGACTGCTACCGAAAAGAGTATTTTAAAGTTGTTGAAGGATGGCCAAAGCCAGAATTCAATAGCCAACCAATTGGGCGTCCCGCGCTCTATGGTACAGCGCGTATCTGACAAAGAGCTGGGTGTTGACCCGGCGTCCTTGAAATCGCTGACCACTGAGCAGATTGAGATGATCCAGTCTCAGAGCAAATCCGGGGAAAGCAACGCGACTTTGGCGCATGCTTATGGCGTTAGCTCCAAGACTATCGCCCGTGCGCTGATGGTTCGTATCATCAAACAAGCAAACAACATCACCGTCATTTCGCCAATTAAAGCATCAGATGCTACGGAAGAATTCGAAGTCCTGGAAGGTGGTGTGGCTGTCTATGAAAAGGACAGCGAAGAGTGGTATGTCGGCAAGTTCATGGAGAATCATGGGCAATTCCTGTGCTTGCGCTACGCCGAAGAAGACTCTGTCGTTATCAAAGCAGCCATGATCCCACGTGATCAGCTGAAACCGTCCGAGTCTTCTGAAGAATTAAATTCTAAAAATGACGGCGACAAAATCGTTGCGCTGGCCGAAGTGACCACAGCCCTGGTTGATGGTTACAAAGGTGAGACGTCAGAAATCACGGTTATCCTGCCTGATGATGACACGTATCCGATGCGTGGTTCCATGGACGCCCGCCGTCGTGTCGGTTATTTCGACGGTGTCCTCGGTCGTACTCTGCGCTTGGCTCTTTCCTCGGTGACTTTCAAAGTTAAATTGAAAGAAGCGCAGGAAATTGCCGACAAACAGACCAAGGCCGAATTCGGCGACAAGTCACTGGACGTGTTCCTGAACGAACACCAGATCATGATCCTGCCTGAGAGTGTTGTGATCGTAATCGATGGCAAACCGGAAACGATCACGACCAGTCACCAGTCTTATGACCGCATTGTTGAAGCAATTAAATCTCGTGACATTAAGCTGGCGTACACGTTGATGAAGCCGCGCGAAGCCATCGCGAAGTTTGCAACAGGCCTGGTTGATATCAGCGATAACCGTGTCCGCTGGTCTGGCCATGATATCACGGGCACGAGCGTCGCCAAGCGTATCCTGACACTGATGCTGCGTGGTGATTATAACAACATGCAGCGCCTGACGAACTTCCTGGACAAGATGTTCCAGAACCCGAGTTCGTCCTTGGTACAGTCTGGTCGCATCTACGAATTCATGGCATACTCCGATATCGAGATTGCCGAAGACGGCGATATCATTCTGTACAAGTCGGTCCGTGGCAATTACATGGATAAGCACTCCGGTACTATTGACAACACGCCGGGAACGATTGTGCGCATGGCGCGTTCCTTCGTTAACGATGACAACAAAGACCTGTGCTCTTATGGGCTGCACGTTTGCTCCCTGGCGTATCTGAAGCAATGCTTCGGCCACTTGGGCCAGCGCGTTGTTCGTTGTAAGCTGAACCCGAAGGACATCGTGTCTATCACTGATGACTACAAGTCCAGCAAAATCCGCTGCTGTGAGTACCTGGTGTTGGATGATTACACCACCGAGTACAACCGACAGCATAAGTCCATTGATGTCAACGGGCTTTATCGCTGATCCTAAACGAAATAAAATAAGGGGGCTTAAAGCCCCTTTTTGTTGAGGACAATCATGCTAACCAAAGACGTCTATTTCAAATATGCGCGACAGACATTTGGTTCATTTCGTACAGTAGAAAAGTTCTTGGTCGACTCTTTCTGTTTTGACGGCGAACCAATGGAATTCCATCATTCCAATTTCAAGCCGAAAGAAGTGGTGGGGAACCAGTTCATCAAATTGTTCTGCCGTTGTGGGGCATGCGATTTCAATGACGATGGCCGTTGGATGCACGAATACCAATGCAATTGTTGTGGTAAATACATCACAGTCTATAGGAGAAATGAACATGGCCAAGACCCCGAAAGTTAAGAACACCGCTGTCGTAGATCCGATCACTGCAAAGGAAGAGCAGCAACTCCCATCATACCTGCAGCGTGTCCTGGATAACGTCCCTGACGGTGGCGATGATGCCGTCGTTTATGCTGGTGACTACGGTTGGGTGTGCGAACACAAGAATGGCGATAAGGAGCTTCTGGAGGAGCTAACCGGATTGGCAGGTACTCTGAAGCGTTATGGACGTGACAAGTTTGGTCGCCCTATCGAGCCGGGTACTGTCGTCAGCACAAATATCACCGTCGATATGCTGAAATTGTTGGATATTAATGATCTGACCACTCTGGGTGAACCCCTGGGCATTGATGAACCGGATCGCGATACAATTATCGCTAAATTGATCGAAAAACTCCAGATTAAATAAGTCCAGTGTATAACAGCTGAACTTATTCTATATGGCTATCGTTGACGAAAGCAATTTGATGGAGTACGCTCTGAGACATTATGTCACGCCCTGTGTCTCAAGAGATGATTTGATGGTGGACATTCAGCGAATTTCGCTAATTAATCAATCATTGAAAAGATTTGTTCCCGGGAAAAGCCCCCGTGTCCTAATCAATCAATTGATTACCTTATTCAACACGTTCGAAACTGAGGCTGTTTGCCGTATGTTGGTGTTGAAGACGGATAAGTCCCAACATCCTCGTCTGAAAGCAGCGCTGTTGACGTTAGGTGTATGGAGAGACGATTTATGTTCCGGTTCATACGAACCAGATAACGAGCTGATGATGGCTCTGAACAACGATTTGGATGAGTGGAGGAAACCATGCCAACAATCAATGTATTAGTCGCGCCGTATGTTGTACGCAACAAGCCTGAGACCGAACGTGGTCATGTTGTTACCGGGGTGGCCAAAGGCTGGCAGAAAACTAGCCTGAACCAAGACCCGAATGAGATCCTGACCGAATGTAAAGGTCTGGACGCTCTGCTGACCAAATCAAATCTTGAGGCTGATGGTGTGACCAAAATCGATGCGACCAAGCCTATTGGCTTCGAGTTGTCATACGAAATTTATGATCCCAACGCCGTGCTGACCACTGGCCTGACTGTTGATGCAACTCCGGTTGTTGGCAAGGTCGGCGATGTAGTGGCCATGAAAGCAACCGTCCTGCCAGCTAATGCCACCTACAAAGGTGTTGTATGGTATCCGGCTGATCCTACCCAGGCGGTCAACGTCGGCGGTAGCAGCTTTAAACTTCTGAAAGCTGGGACGGCAACCGTCCATGCGATCACAGTTGAAGGCGCTCATGCTGGAACTGGTACTATTACCATCGAAAATGCCGACGGATCCCTGGCGCTGTCTCTGTCTACCGATCTCCCGGCTACCAAAGACGCGACAAGCGGTGATGATGTGACCTTTACCGTTGCAGCTACTGGCGGCACTACTCCTTACACTTATCAGTGGTTCTGGTCTGACACCCCTGGCGGCGCTGGCGTGCTGATCGATTCTGGGGTTAACCCGACTGCAGCAACTGCTAGCCTGGTGAACCATGCGGTGACAGCAGAGTCTGAAGGCGAGTACTGGTGTGTCGTAACCGACGACGCCGCTCACACCGTGACTTCTACCCGTTGCGAACTGGCTGTGGCGTAATATGAAGACCTTCAAGGATTTCCTTGAAGATTCTTCTCCTCCTGCTACCACAACCGCCGATGTGGGGAAACCCGAAGGCGGTATGGTTAAGGAGCCTGTGAAGAAGCCGAAGGATCTGGAAGAGGATTCAGACTTCAAGAAACTCTTCGGTAATATCTTCAAGGACATCGACTTCAGCAAAGCCAAGAAATGGAACTTCCGGACAGGAAAGTACGACGATTAAAAAGAGGCTCCGGCCTCTTTTTCTTTATATGTCCTCGGGCTATAATCTAACAGTTCCCCATGAGCGGAACCTAAACCGAGGACACATAAATGAATTCATTAGTCAAACGAGAAATCAATATTTCCATCACGGCGCATGTTGAATTAATAACCCAGATGATTCTGGATTGTTATGAAATCAACCTTCACAGGATTGAAAAGGAAAAACGCCCCGACATTCCTTATTGCCCTGGGAATATGTTATACCACCGCATGTTAAGAGCCACAGGCCATACCGCAGCGCTCAAGAAGTTATTGTCGAACGAATTCTATGAAAAGAGCGGCATAAACGTTTTTGGTATATTTCACCGACAAAAGGATTTAGAATCCGCATTAAAGAATCCTAGCAATGTCTGGACACGCGAGGAATCCCCAGCCCCTGAAATCGATAAGCGTAAACGCATGGGGACTATCCACGAATGTTTCGGCACTGCCGTGTCTGAAGCCAATATTATCATCTTTTCGGACTCACTACACGATAAACAATGTTTGGATAATGTTCATAAATTTATTAATGAAAACGCCAGTTGTTTACCAAATTTAAGGCTGGTTGTTGTCCTCGGCTAGATAATAGGGGGCTTCGTCCCCCTTAACACCATCAACAGCCCGGAGGTGTGAAATGGTACGTTTACGCCATAAAACAAGTCAGTTTGCCCTGGGGATGCTCTGTGGTATCGCGTTCATGCTGTGTTTAGAGAACGTTGTCAGCCTCGTGGCTGGACCTGACTTCCAGATTGTCAGATTTGTGCTCTCAGCATTGTTCGGTGTCATTGCGATAGCGAGTACCCTGATCGCATTCAAGAAATTATAAACCTGCTGCACACAGCAATAACCTGATTTGAGAATCCTATATCATGCTCTTATTACTCAATGTTCCAAAAGATCGTATGACGCCGGATAATGAAGGCAAGACACATTACAACATATACAGTCGGAGCCGTACCGAGCTGGGGAGATTCCTGTCCCATTTTGCATTCCATCCTATGGAAACTGTTGATGGAATTTTCAATTCGATGGAAGGCTACTGGTATTGGCTCAAATATCGGCACGATGACCTGCGTAGCCTTTATGGCAATGATGCCAAACAATTCGGTCAGACTCTGGCCAAGTCGCAGATTGTCGTTCTGTCCCCTGATGACCCCAAATTTAAACACGACATCATTGCAGCAACAAGCCAAAAATTGCTGACGATGCCGCCCAAGCTGCGTTTCCAATTAGCCCACAGCCGCCTTCCCCTGATACATGCATATGAACATCAGGGAAAATATAGTTTTCAAAACTCTATGGACTTTATCATACAGCATATCAACCGTTTCCGTCTAGAAGGATATTTGAAATGAAATTTCTGCGCCATATTTTAAACACATCGTATGATTGTACAGCGATGGATCCCAATCGTTCGGAAGTGTTTGTATTTAGTAAACTTGTAGAAGAAACTTGTGAATTATCGGACGTGTTTTACGGTATCGAAGCATCTGAGCCTTTGAATGGTGAAGTGGCAGACGTCATCATATCGGCTCTTGACTTGTTGTATGTGACTGAATATCAGCATATCCAATTGTATGGCTCCATGTCCAAAGACGAAATATTTGATTCTATCATCCATGCATTGGCTCAGGCCAACCACACAAGTGATCTATCCAAGCACACGTTGGAAGATTATTGGTTTTGTGGAGGCGTCGATCCAGTAGATAGGCAATTGGCGATGATAAACCACTACAAAGGCCGGATCACTCGCCTTCTGAATCAGCCCCAGCGTTCAAATGATAAAATGGTCGATTTGATTAACGCCGTTATCAAGCATACATCCAAATTTGCGTGCGACTGCAACCAAAATCATGTCAGCACTATCGTTAAGGTAGAACATGCTATTGAACACAAAGTCGAAAAGTGGCGGGGCAAATTTGGTCTATAAGCCAATCCCATACATAATCTTGTGTGTTTCCATTGACGGGATAGGACGATGACCAGTAACGTTAACATTGAAAGAAAGTACAAGAAGCTCTCCCATGTGGAGCATATCCTTCTTCGCCCAGAGCGCCATCTGGGCAGTATCCGTTCAACTTCCGGAACGGTTTGGGTATATGACCCGGTAAAAGATCAGGTTGTGTTCAAGGACAACTTCACTTATTCCCCGGCGCTGATCAAACAGTTCGATGAAATCATCACAAACTGTGTTGACCATAGCAAAACTCCTGAGGGGAAACGCCTCAACGAGATCACTGTTACGGTAATGGCGATGAACGGCCAGATCATCGTTGCTGACAACGGCGGCATCCCTGTGGTAAAACACGGTGAGACCAAAGAATGGCTCCCGGAGATGCTCTTCGGCTCCCTGTATGCTGGTAGTAACTTCAACGATGATGACGACGAGTACAACAACAAGAAGTCCGGTGGCCAGAATGGCGAAGGCGCTTCGCTCGTAAACGTGTTCTCAAAATGGTTCCGGGTTTCTACCAACGACGGCAAAAAGTCTTATCTTCAAACGTTTGAAAACAATATGAGCAAGCGTTCGGAACCGACAATCAGTAATCTGAACGCGCCGGGTACGACCATCGCCTGGATCCCGGATTATGAGCGTCTGGGGATCAAAGGTCTGGATGGTAATAACCTGCTCATGATCTATCGTCGCGCCTTTGAAGTAGCGGCATGTAACCCACGCCTGAAGATCGTCTTGAACGGGAAGCCCATCCGCATTGACCGCTTTGGTCATTTTGTGGATTATTTCTGCCAGGGATCATCAGTAGACGAATCGGGGGACTGGTCTGTTGCTATCGCACCGTCCAACGGTACGTTCATGCATGCGTCATATGTCAATAGCATCGCCACTCATGTTGGTGGCCCACATGTTGACTATGTTGCCGACCAGATCGTTGCCGCCATTCGTGTTCCTCTGTCCAAGAAGTTCAAGACAGAATTGAAGCCAGCAATGATCAAGAACCATATGATGCTCTTCATATCGGCTGACATTGACAATCCCCGATTTGATAGTCAGACCAAAGAGCGTATGACCACGCCTGTCAGTCAATTCGGGACAACATATAAGCCGTCCGATCGCCTGATTCGTAAGGCGTTGGAATATGTTACCGTCGGCTTGGGTAAGGAACTGGCGTTGTTACGCAACGACCAGGACGATGCTGAGTTTGAAAAGGCCAAGAAGGAGATCAACAAGCGGGATTACCGGGAGATTGAAAAGTATCATCCGGCAACGGAACGTGGTGATCGTTCTGGTTGTGTCCTGATGCTGACCGAGGGCGATAGTGCTTCGAACCCGATTCTCAATGCCCGTGATACGAAGAAAATCGGCCTCTTCCCTCTGCGTGGTAAATTCATCAACTGTTTGAACGCTTCACGCGCCAAGGTCATGGCCAACGAAGAGTTCAAGAATCTGTGTACTATCCACGGCGGTGCAGTACCGGGACAACCGATTGACATCCGTCGCTATCCATGTACGGTTGTTGCAACCGATGCGGACGATGACGGCATCCATATTCGTGGATTGTTGATCACCATGTATTGTACCTTCTGGCCGGAATACGTCCGTGAAGGCCGTCTGAAACTCTTGCGCTCGCCGTACATGCGTGTGTGGTGTGGTAAAGAAATGCATGAGTTCATGAACAACGCTGAATATGAAGAGTTCATGAAAACCGCAGCGGCCAAAAAGATCACCAAGAAGAAATATCTGAAAGGTCTTGGCGGTAACAGCACTGAAGATTTCAAACGTATTCTAAACAATCTGGATGCGTATACTACGACCGTCGTATTAGACGATGCCTACAAGAATTCCTTGAATGATGGCTTCGGTGATAAGGCGTCTGATTATCGCAAGACCTGGTTTAGTGACGTTTGCTTATTTGAAACAGAGGATGAATAAGATGGTTGCCAAGAGCATTACTGTGACATCATTTGTCAACACTGACCATAAGGAGTTTTCGGTCGTTAACAGTGTCCGCCAAATTCCTCTGTTGATTGATAGCCTCAAGCCCAGCCAGCGAAAGATCCTATTCGCTGCTCTAGAATACGGCAAGGAAGAGATCGTAGATCGCCTGGGTATGTTCGCCGCCGCCCGCACCAACTACAAGTCTGGTGGTGAGAACATGAGCAATACCATCGTTAACATGGCCCAGGCGTTCCCCGGTACGAACAACATCCCTTACTTTGATCGGGACGGTCAGTTCGGTTCCATTATGAGCAAGGAAGCATCATCAGCGCGGTATATCTCCGTCGCGGTATCTGACGTCATCCGTAAGATCTATCGCAAAGAGGATGAAGGTATCCTGGAATACAATTATTTCGGGGAAGAACGAATGGAGCCTAAGTTCTTCCTCCCCGTTATTCCAATGTTCCTTGTGAACGGTCTCAACGGTATCGGCACAGGGTATGCTACCAAAACCCCATGCCATAGCATAAAGTCCGTCCTGGACGCCCTGAGAGCGCTTCTCCGTGGCGAAGATCCAAAAGGCTTGAAACCGTATTGGAATGGTTACAAAGGGGAGACAGGGTACACTGAGGAAGGCCGAGTGTACTGTCGCGGCGTGTACGAACGTATCAATGCCACTACCCTGCGCATCACTGAAGTCCCGGTGGGCTGGTTCGCTAAGGATTATGAAACGAAAATCATACTCCCGCTGTACAAGTCCGGTATCCTGACTGAATACGCTAACGATTCCACAGAAGACGGTTGGGATATCACTGTCGTGTTCAAACGCGGTGAATTGTCTAAACTGGATGACGCCAAAGTTGAACAGATGTTCCGTCTGTACTCGGCTGAAATGCCTACCTGGACATCCTGGAACGAAGGCGGTATTATTCAACGCTTCAATGGTTGGCAGGATATGCTGTATGCATTCTTCAACTACCGCCTGGAACGCTATGAAGATCGTCGTCAATATATGTTGAATGATCTCAACGCCCGTATCCACAAAATGAACAATCGTGCCTTGTTCATTGAATGGGCGACAAAAATAGATCTACGGCAGAAAATTGATGTTCTTAAATCTCTCTTTATTCAAGATTACCCGGACTTTGATGGTGACCTTGACGATTTGTTTAAGATGTCCTTGTCCTCAATTACATTGGACGCCCGCGAGCGCCTGTTGAACCAGATCAAGAATCTGGAAATTCAACGGGACGAGTTAAATAAGAAACAGGACATAGATCTTTACAACGAAGATCTAGACGAGTTGGAAACTCTGCTCGGTCTATAATGTAGGGGGCTAAAGCCCCCGCCACCTGCGAGGGCTTTAATATGTTCTATTTCCGCAGCATTTCCGTTCTTGTATTCCTTGCCTGGGTGCTTGACATATGCATCCCTCGCTTCATATCAGAAGAGGTTGCCTTCGCCTTACTTGAAGAAGGTGAAGACGGGGATTCATATGTCCCGATCTGTTGTATGAAGGACATCACCGATGAAGATGACGATGTTGTTATGGTCGGCACAATGCGTTCATTCAACTTATTCGGGTTTGCCTTGTTCCCCAAACTGATTGGTGAATTGCATCCTTATGATCCATATAAGGAGATAGAAGGCTAATGAGCAAATTCCTGAGTTCAAAACTGTTATCGATGGGCGGATCTCTATATTTTCATTGTCCTGGATGTAATATGCTTCATCCATATCGCATACGAGGACAAGCGACTGGCCCAATATGGAATTGGAACGGCAATGTCGAATCTCCTACGTTTACCCCAAGCCTTTTGGTGAACGCATCAGATCCCCAGAGCCGCTGCCATTTGTTCTTGACAGACGGTAAAATACAATTCCTTGGTGATTGTTTCCATGAACTGAAGAACCAGACTGTGGAAATGGTCGATATCCCTGAACCTGAAATATGGATTGACTAGATTATGAAATTACTTGGTTATTTTCGTGACCTCCCTGGCGCAACTGGCAAGTTGTTCTCTGAAGTTAAGGGAACTCCAGACGATACCATGGTTGCTCTATATGCCCGTGATCTTCCTAAGCAAGGCCATTGGGAGCGCCGGGTAGTGGCAGCAGCTAACAAATATGGCGATGTGGTCGTAGTCGCTGACCGCCACCATAGCGTGTTCATGAATTCTCAGTTGAGGATTCTAAAAGAAGCTGGGGTCATTACCACAACCCATACTCGAGAACAGGGGTTCATCGACAACCAAGGCAATTTCTTAACTCGTGAAGAGGCGGCTATTGTCGCCAAAGAAGCCGGGCAAATCAACCAAGTCCGTCTGAAGTCCACTCCTTTCAATCAGCTTTTCTCCGAAGACCTCTATTGAATAAAAAGGCGGTATTATTACCGCCTAACCCTCACAACTGGTAAATTATTATGGCCAATTTTGAACCTGGTGACATTGCTCAATTTCGGGCTATATCACGTCGCCTGAAATTATACGAATTAAAACCCGAAGAAATTGATGAAGACGTACAGGGAATGTTAGAAGGAATGTTCGGATCTTCTGTTGGTAGCGAATTGTTCGAGTTATTAAAAATGGCGGCCAACAACGATTTTGTTGAATACATTTCTGAGCATGCGATGGAAAGCGTGATGAAGGGGAATTATTGATGCCGGAATTTGAGAAGTATTTCGACCCAGCTACCACTCCCGGTTATCTGAGAAAGATTGCAAAAGAAATTGCAGTTCGGCTGATGGCCAAGGGGTTTGGTGTTAATCTTATTACTGCTGGAGAGCAGACTTCTATTTTATCAGTCAGCAGTCGTGAAGGTCGGAACGTATTCAGTGTCGAATGCGTAGACAATATCAACATCATCTGGAGAAAATTATTATGACCACCTATATCGTTCGCGGCGGGAACCTGTTGGAAGCCGCAAAAAGTTTCAATCTGATCAACGGATTTGCCCATGGCGCCAATTGCTGGTCGGTGATGGGTGCGGGTATCGCCAATTTCGTACGCCTTGAGTTCCCTGATGTCTGGCGCGCAGATCAAAATGATGAGCGTGGCCCAGAGCAACGTCTTGGTGGCATGTCCTATGCTTTCGACCGAGACACGGGTGTCTGGGGCTTCAACCTGTATACTCAATTCTATACAGGCCCAAATGCTCGTATGCCTTCTGTTATCAGTTCTGTGCAAACGATGTTTGAACAACTTCATGAAATCATGGAAGCGAAGGATACTGAAACAGTTTACATCGGTCTGCCAGCTATTGGCTGCGGTATCGGCGGTCTGAATCTGTATGACGTTGTACGACAGGTTGAAGCCCTGGCCGAAACTCTGTACGAAGATACGCGCCGCCGGGTTGTCCCAGTGTTCTACATCATGGAAGTAGACAAGTTCGCAGAAGATATGGAGAATCTAAATGCACTGGATGATGACATCAACGTCGTCGATTCTGAAAAAGAAATCATCCAAGTGGAAGGTTCCAATGTTGATTAAATTACGTCGCCCGGAAGTCACGGAGAAGATGCTTGCCAAGGCCGCTCTGTATCCTTCTAAGCGGTTCGCGTTTTTGCCAACACGTTTGCATGACGGCAATTGGATATGGCTGGAGCGGTACGTTCGCGCTCCTATCCAGTTATATGCGGCTTGTGGTAAACTCAAACAATTCCGCGTCGGTGGCGGTTGGGATGATGATGGGGAATATTTCCCTCATCGGAACTTCCGCCAGGGTGATAATTCCTATCTGACCGTCGAAAATTCTGAAGACAAAGAGTTTAATTCTATCGAATTTCTATTTAAGAAGGTAAGATCTTAATGGCGATAGGTGTATTTTCGATAATATGTTTGTTCGTCGGTCTGGGGATTGCTATCCACTGCTCAGATAATGATCATGATGACGGACACGGCGGTTATGGTTAATCTAATGGAGAAATCTGATGTATAAATCAAATTTTTTGGCTGTGGCCGACAGTGAAACCCTCGGTCGCTGGGATGATGCTGTTATGTTGTCTTGGGCGCAAACTGTCGCCGACCTGACCAAGCGTTATACTCTTCAGCAACTCGTAGAAGAGCGCACGACATTCATTAAATTGGATGTCAAAGAGCAGGTTGAACTCGGTCGCGTGAAGGAGAAGGGGACTGTGGAATGGTGGTTGGGTACAGAAAAGCGCAACCCTTGTGACGCCGCCCGCGCCATCAGCCTATATCCGAAGGAAGACGATATCTCAATCTTTCAGCTGGCTGATGAAATCCGCAAAGGTTGCCACCGTCTTGGTGTTGATCCCCGGTCTGTTGACTGGTGTGATCGCAACCTGTTTGATCTGCGTAAAGCCCAGCATATCATTGAAGTGACCTGCGGACAATATTCTAATGAGCCGTGGGATTATCATCACACGTTTGATATCGTAAGCTGGCTGAAAGGTGTTGGCCAAATGGATCGATACGCAGGTGTCAAGGCATGGGAACTGGAAGGCATGGTATACCATGATCCTCGTTATGATGCTGCGCTGGATTGGCTCCGCATCCAGAAAACCATGGAAGATATGATGGGATTAAAGGTGGAATAATGTTTATTTTCACTGCTATCGGTATGATATTTGTGGGATGCATTGTGCTCATTGCGATATATTTGATCTATAGCAATTATATCCATCCATTGTTCCAGGCAATCAGCTTAACCCGCTGGCAAATAGCATGCGTGAAACCGACTCGGAAAGTTACTTTCAAAGACTTCTGGGCATGCATATGTCATTATTATGAAGTCGGTGGTTGGGTAGGTTCTCGCACCTGGAATAATTTAGGAGAATGGCGAGGCATAGGTCGGTGGGAAGTTTACAAATCTGATGAAGATGAAGCCCCGTAAGGGGCTTTTCTATATACGAAATAACGTATTATTGTGATATATCTATCTAACCCGAGACAAATCATGAGCATACCCCGTACCAAAACTGCCAGAACTGCCACATTCAATGTTGGTGGTGTAGAATTATACCATCATTATGCCCGTGATTCCCATGGTACAATAACCAACACATATATGGCTGATGGTCATATGGTTTCAAAGGAAGAATTCCTGAAGATCATTCGGGATTCTTTAAAGGGGGCGGAACGGTATATTGCCCAGGCTCTCGGAATGATTAGGGTGTAATCATGGAAATCAATGTAGAATTCAATGATCGCGAATTTGTACATGACGTTATGGAAGGCAAGAAGTTACCAATGCCCTTTAACGATAAGTGCGTGACGTTATTCTGGTCTGGCGGAGTGGACAGCACGTACATGCTGTTCTGGTTGCTCTCCCACGGTTATTATGTTCGGACAATCTATTGCGACCTGGAGAACAACTCGTTCAAGTCCCGGCGCGAAATGTGGTCCAGGAAGAAGATCAGACAGTGGGCAGAAAACTATCGTCCTGAGTTGACGCAACGTTGGGACAATGAAGAAACCCCCGTATTAAAGATCCAGGCAGCAGCTCCTTTCCGGGCTGCATTGGCGCAAGCCCCGATATGGTTGCTTGGTACTCAGTTTGCGTCTATCTACCCTGAGACGTATGTCATGGCATATGTGAACGGTGATGATGCCCTGCAGTATATCCGTTCCTTCAATAAGATCATGGAAGGGTATGCTATGTTGGCTGATCCACAAAAGCGTCCGGCTGAATTGCTGTTCCCCATGATCGGGTTGAAGAAATCCTGGTTTTATGAAGCCCTTCGTCCTCTTTACGGGATGATGACCTGGTGTGAATACCCGGTTCTGAAAAAGAACTGCGGTTGTGTCCCCTGTACTCGTCATCGTTATGAGGTGGGACATATCAATTGATGGTATGTTAATCAATTTCTATAACGATATCAGAGGAAAAGAATATGGCGGGTAAAGTTTTCTTCTTGGGTGATCCCCATTTGAAACATAAAAAGATCCCAAACTCCCGTGGGTTTGAAACAGTCGATGAACATGATGTTGCGGTGATAGACAGCATATTCCAAACGTGTGGCCGGGATGATTCCTTGGTTATCACTGGCGATACATGCTTCGGTGGCCCAGATGCATTCATTAAATTGATGCGAGATGGCGCGGCCAGGAATCTACCAAAGATGCATGGTAAGGTTCCGGACGATTGGCGCCCAAACTTCAACATCAAAGTAACCCAGGGGAACCATGACAGCTTTTCCATGCTGATGCAATTATTCCTGAGTGAATGGATCAGTAAATTCGGTTCTTTGTTTGAGTACAAAATGACGAGGAGTGATGGCAGCATCTCCAAAGTGATTGTCACTCATGTGCCCGTACTCCTGGATCGTTGGGAATATAATGTTCACGGGCATTGGCATTCCCGCAAAGTAGGGAACCCGGATTACCTGAACTCAAGCTGGGATCATTTACGCCGCCCGGCTACATTCGAAGAACTGTTACAATTCCATAATGGAGAATCATTATGAAAGCAAAAGATACTGTTGTGAAAACTCAAAAGTGGCCTCGCTACACAGGGCACCAATTGGGATATATGTTCGGCATGCGCAATTTTGAAGACGGTAATTACCTAAGTCTTCATGAAAAACGTTGTGTCAAGTCCTGGAAGAACGAAAAGGGTGTCCGCGTCTGGAACTTTTCACCAAGTCGTCATCTGACTAACGTCCTGGGTGATCCGTGGGATACCCAAACCGGGGAGTCCCTGCTCAAGAAGGGGCTGATCGAACCTTGGTTTACAGTAACCCATGACGGCGGCTATGATGCTCCTGACGGCAATTACCGCTATGCTCGTGGCCAGGTTATCCAGTTCTATCGCCTGACTGCGCTGGGTCGAGAAATCTGCCTGAACTAATTTGAAAGGCGTATTGAAAAGGGAGAGTATATACTCTCCTTAATTCATTAGGAGATGCCATTATGATGTCGTTAAAAGATTTGTACGAACGTTCTTCAGAATTAAAAGCCAAGGAACGCCTTTACTCCGAGGAAGCAGCGGAATTGTCTGACGTTACTGACAAAATCGCCCTGCGTGAGAAGTATCTGATGCGTTACATTAACCATTACCCTCATGCTGATGATGTCATCACAGTCGCTCTGCAAAAATTTGCAGGCCGTGAAATCAATGACACGCTGAAAGACGAAATGCGAACCGTCATCAGCAATATCGTTCATAGTTGGGTTGCTTCTCTGGCGGTGTCATGCAAGTTCGATGGCGAGGATTTGATCTTCATGTTCTCACAAGAGGTCAATATCCATGATTAAGCCAAGGATGATGTTTGCCCATATGAGAGCAGCCCAGGCATATGGCAAAACCAGTTATGCCCGCCGTCTCCAGGTCGGATGTGTCATTGTGGATGAAGAAACTGATCAGCCCGTTTGCATCGGTTGGAACGGCACCGCCCCTGGACATCCCAATGTATGTGAAATTGAAGTTGAAGGCCAATTAGTTAGCCATGAAGGCGTTATTCATGCAGAAATAAATGCGTTGGCGCGTATACCAGAAGCAGTTGACAACCGCGTGGATTTAACCATGTTTGTATCTCACAGTCCATGTCCGGCATGCACAAAGGAAATTATTAAAAGTTGTGCTATAAAACGTGTAATTTATTGCGAACCGTACAGGATCACCACTGGTATCGTAGAAATGATGAATGCCGGCATTGAAGTCTATCGTATGGTTGACCAATTTGCCATTCTGAAATACAGTTTTAATGATAAAGGCGAGCTGACCACAACTCCCTTTTGCGTAAACCCCGACAAATAAGGAAAACAAAATGCGTTATGTAGATCGTATGCTCGGCCAGAACGAACACGTGATTGGCTTTACCCGCCCGACCTGGTGGAGTGGATTTTGGGTCTATTTCTGGGTGGTTGTATTCCTCGTTCCGACTTTTGGTATCAGCCTGTTTTTCCTGATCCCGACGGTTGTCCGCAACTTGACAACTGAATTCGCTATCACCAACAAGCGAGTGATTGTCAAAACTGGATTCATCCGCCGTGATGCTGATGAACTTCGCCTGGGTAAAGTAGAGACCGTAAAAGTCGACCAGTCTATTACTGGCCGGATCCTTCGCTACTCTACAATCAGTGTTATCGGAACGGGCGGCACAAAACTTGTGGCCAAGGGTTGTGCCAAAGGCAATGAGTTCCGCCAGGTGATTTACGACCGCCTGGACAACTGATTATGATCGTGTCCGGTTATTCATTGGAACTCTATTGTGATTGTGATAGTTGCACGCAATATAGAAATTCCCCATACAGCACGTCATATCCAAAAATATATGCTGGGGAAACTTATTCCGAATGCGCTAAACAAGCCAAGGCCGAAGGTTGGTATCTTAGCCGTGACAAAATGAATTGTATTGCACCAGGACACGACAGGGGGAATAAATGAGCGGAATCAACATGCCATTAACGGTTCAGGTTGAAGGTCGTGAATGGCGATTATTCGACGTGAACTACACAGATGCAGATGGCAGAACAATGTCATTCTACATTTATGCGATCAACCGGGAGCATGCATCATATCAGGTTGCTGAGATCCGCAATACGGCAGTGCTTGCCCCCGGCGACATCGTCGAGATACACAAACGTTAAGGCAATAACAGACCATCATCGCGTTCTTTGGGTTCATCCGCTTTGATGGTCTTTCTCATTTGTTCCTTCAATGCTCTTATATTCTCAGCCCGACGTTTATCATCAATTTCCTTTTCACGTTTCTTTTTAGATCTGATCGCGAATTGTTTCTTGACGTCTGGGTCTTCCCCTGGGACAAGGTGTTCTTCCGTCCAGATAATAAACGACCATCCCATCTTAGCGCAGTGCTCGCGGGTTGCTGTCCACTTGGCCTGATTGACCAGATATGTTCTCATAGAATTATTGAAGGTTGATTCCTTCATTGTCTTCGTTTTCTTCGGTTCCTTGATTTGGTCTTTGGGCTTGATCTCAATCAATGTGACTTTGAGTTCTTCGCTATTGGCAGACCGAGTCCATACTTTCAAATCCATAAAATATCGGTGAGGACGGCCATCAACCGGGGAGATGTAAGGGATAACAGTTTCCTCAGATGACCAATATACAATCGCCGGGTTGGTGTCACAGAATTTGAATGCCACCAGTTCCAGAGAAGACCGGAAGACGATTTTATGGACGTCACCTCTGTATTTCTTGGGATTGATGGGGGCATATTTCCCCTGAAGATACATAGCCATAATTGAGTCCTAAATAGTGTCACAATCTATTTCTAATTAAGGGCTGAAGACCATGGCGAATTTCAAGTCTACCCTGGATAAGATCAAAGTTCTGAACACCAAAGGCTTGACACAGGCCCAGAAGCAATTGGTCTATCCGCTGGATATCACCGGGGGCAAAACCCTTGGCCATTATGTTCTGTTCAACATCAACCGGATCTCTGGTTCCTCTTATGGGAGTACAGCGACACAGACAGTTCAGAATCCTATCCAGAATCCTCTGGGCAATACCCCTGTCGTGTATGGTGTCAAGTCAGGATCTATCAGCAAATATGCCTGGGCACGTCACGTGCGTTCTAACGAGTCCATCGTCCTGTGTATGCCCGAATCCATTACAACCAACTATGGCGTTGGCTGGAACGGCTCTGAGTTGGGTCTCGCTGGTATGGGTGCCCAATTCCTTTCCCGCGCCGCCCAGGATATGAGCCAGTTCAAACTCGGTGATGCTCTCAACGTTGGGAAGGAGATGGGGCGATTTGCTGCCACCAAGGCTATCCAATCGGCTTCGGAGTCTATCCCATTCCTGCCGACAATTAACGCTCATGACACTCTGGAGTTGTTCACAGGAACGATGACGAACCCGTATGTGGAGATGATCTTCCAGGGGGTGCGCAACCGTGAAATCCCGTTCACCTTTAAATTCACGCCGCGCTCTCAAAAAGAAGCCAAGATGGTGAGGGAAATAATCCGTCTGTTCAAGATGCATATGTATCCTGAATACAAATACAACAAGAACTCCAGTGCGTTCTATCTTCATCCTTCGACCTTTGATATCACCTTCATGGTCCAGGGAGAACGCAACAAGTGGCTGCATCGGATTTCTACTTGCGTGTTGTCCAACATGTTCGTTAACGAAACGCCGGATTCGTCTTATGCCGTCCACAAAGATGATAGCATCGTGTCTACGCAGATTGACATGACCTTCATCGAATTGGAACCGCTGCACAAAGGCCGCTTTGACACCGAAGGCGACAGCTTCTAATCCAGGAGACGATTATGAAATTCTTTGAGAAATTCCCCCTCGTCTGGCATCAACTGGTTGGTTGCCAGCAGGACGATCAGGTGCTGCTGCAAAACTTGTCGCACCGTGTAATGATCATACAGAAAATTAAGGACATCGAAGGGCTTCTCCTGCCTTATAACATCTATGACGGGGAAACGCCCCGGTCATTCGCAGAACGTGTCTACGGATCCTTCGAGCTGTTTTGGATACCATGTATGATCAACAGCATCATGGATATCAATAATGACTGGCCGAAACCGGAGCAAAGAATTGTTGAAGAATTGATCGCCCAATATGGCCTTGACGGGATGTGGGACATCAAATATTATGTCGACCAGTTCGGTCATGAGACAGACGTCCGTGCCATTAGAATGGCATATGATTTGGGTGATATGGACGATTCATTGATCATAGCAAACTATGGGCTGACAGGCATTACATATCATGATGATGCCATAAACAAGAACCAGGCCAAAAGGGCAATCAGTGTCCTGGATCCTGATTATGTTTCCATGTTTGTCAGCCAGCTGGAACAGGAGCTGAGTAAATGATTGAGAACAAAGAATCTCAAGACGGTATCTTAACCCCGTCCACGACATTTGATTTGAAATATATGGCAATCCTCCCTCATACTCCTGAGGGAGGTACTCCTACGCCCTACGATCTCACTTCATTGTTCCAGGAATTCAACATCTATCAGGATCTGGGTCTTGAAGAGAATGTATCACCTTCTTTGACAGCCAGCGTTCTGATCAAAGAAGGTTGGGATATCCTGGACACGATGCCTATTCTGGGTGGGGAAGAAGTCGTTATATCCTTCAAATCTCCTGCAGCCACTGAATATACGGCATTGTCATTCCGGGTAAGCCGTGTCGGTCGTGTTGCTGATGAATCCAACTCCTCGGCCAAGAAGGCGTTCTGGTTACATCTGGTGACCACAGACTCATACAAGGATAGTATGCTGCGCAAATCAATTGGCCTGCAGGGGTCATATTCTGACATGGCTGCAAAGATCTTTGAAATGCTGGAGTCAAGAGTCAAATTTGAAGACATAGATCCGACCTATGGTATTCAGGAGCGCTTCGCCACCCCTCTCTGGCCTGTCCTGAAAAGCATTGATTATATGGCCAAGCGTTCATATGATGAAATCTTCATGCCTTTCGTGTTCTATGAGGACTTCACGGGATATCATTTCAAAAGTCTGACTACTCTGTTCAACCAGGGGAACCAGACGATGACCGCCGAAGAGAAACAAGAAGCGGCTATTGAGAAGAAATTCTTCCGTGATCCTCAGGACGCCCCACTGATGCAGGATAACAATTTCAACTCTGAACGTTTCATGAGAACGATTATCAAGGCAGAGAAGAAATTAGCCCGCGATCAGTACATGGCGAACTATCATGATATCCTGGCTGTAGACGAGAGGGTTTATGATTTCAGGACGAAGACTGTCACGCCAACCGCACGTGTCTACACAGAGTGGTTTGCTGACACAGCCCATCTTGATCCGTACCCGTTATTCTCCGATGAGTTTAATCGTGAGAACATTCGCTACATAGAAGCTCAGCCGGATGGCGCCGAGCAGGTGGATTATGCCAAGCGTGTTATCAAATTCAGCCTGGCATCTACTGTTATGCGGTTACTGCTGGTTGGTGATAACCGTCTGAACGTCGGTCAGGTGTATTACATCGAAGATCTGTCTAACCGTCCTAAGCAGAACGAAAACCTGGCTGAGTTAAGTAAGTTATCATCAGGCCATTATATCATCACGAAGATCAGACACAAGATTTCTCGCCTGACAAATGATTATCAATGTGTTGCTGAGATAGCGAAAGACAGTATGATTGAGAAGGTTCTGCCTCCTCAGACCAACCAGGCTGTTGCATCTCAACCGACGCCAGTTCCTGTAGACAAAGGACAATCACAGAAGGTGTAAGAGGTGAGCCATGGCTGAGCCAGCACAAACATCCCAGACTGAAGTCGCCAAAGTTCTTGACAAGATCAAGAAAGAGATCATGGAGCGTAAACAGCTCCGCGCTCAGAACGAGACGAACAAGCAGCTGGACAAAATGAACAAGAATCTGGAGCAGATGAAGACTGCCGAAAAGAAAAAGGATGTTCCAGATTTTCAGTTCAAAATTCCTTCGGTCAATGACTTTGTCAATGGCTTCGCTCGAGTGAGTCCAGTATTCACTCGGGACTACAGCACATGGATGAAGGACACCGTTGATGTTGCTGTCGACGGTAACGAAGAATTGACTCGTATCGCCGAGAAGGTAGACCGACTTGGTGACCTTGTTCGACAACCGTCAGATGATACCAATACAGAATACCTTAACCTGATATCTGATCAGTTGAAGGCAGCAAATGACGATAGCCTGAAACGCCTTGATACCCAGGAAGGGACTCTTATTGGCATCGGTTCGGATCTGGATCGCATCAATGATTCTCTTGATGATATCAAATGGAGCGCCGAAGGAATTGACAAAAAATCTTCTGAAGAATTGGTGAGACTCTCCGCCATTGAGAAGAAAATCGGTCGTACTGGCGGACATATCGTCAATGCCCTTGTCCGTATCTTTGAAGGAGACGAGAAGTGGCGTGAGAAAGATGAGATGCGTCGTGGTGAGGAAGGGAAAGAAGGTAAGACCAATCCACAGGCGACTTCCATCATTCCAAAAGATGATGATCAGAAGGATGAGAACTCTTCCGGTATCGGTGCTGCTATTGCCGCCATGCTTGGCCTTAATGCATTGAAAGGATTCTTGTTGAAGCCGTTCAAGGCCATTGGATGGGCTGTAGGTGCATTTATCGGCATGTTCTCTAAAATCGGCGCGGGGATCGTCAAATTACTTGGTCCATTCGGGAAGATCTTGAAGTTCCTGAAAGTTGGGCCACTGGCGCTGATCACGTCCATATTTGAATTCGGTAAAGGGTTCATCAATGCCAAAGAGATCCTGGGCAAGGCATCAGTCACGATAGTAGACCGAGTCCGGGCGGGTATTACCGAATTGGTCGGCAGCTTTGGGGATTTGTTCGATTGGGTATCCAAGATCTTTGGGTTTGATACCGACATGGGCAAGAAGTTCCGCCAGTTCACTCTATGGATCTCTGAGAAGCCCGCTGAGTGGCTTAACTCCATTGTCAACTGGATATCCAACGATCTGTTCGCCGGGATCACGAGGAACACTTCTCTCACTGAGATCCCTGGTAAGTTGGCTGATAATCTCCAGAGTGAACTCACCAAGTTGGTTGATTGGATCACTGGCGGGATCAGTTCATTCATTGATGACGGCATTGCTGCTGCGAGCAAGACTTTGGACAGCATCAAGAAAGGATTTGCAGAGAATGTGAAAAAGCCGTTCTTCAACATGTTGAACGCAATTACCAATGCCATGTTCGATATCGTTGACAAATTCGTAAGCATTATCCCTGATGCTCTGGGTGGCGAAGCTGCCAGGAAGAAAATGGATGAAGCGCGACAGGCTATGATGATCGGGACGGAAGAGCCGACCAATAGTCCTGTACCACAATCTGACCAGCAGAACCAACAGCCAACAGCGCCTGAAGTCAAACAGGATCAAACGACGGCTCCGGTACTCCCTAACCAGGATGCTCAGACGCTGACGCCTATTCCTTCGGGAGTAACGTCGGATGTTGAGAACGTCACGGACAAGACTTCTCAGCTGAAAGAAGCATATGGGTCTATCGGTGGTGGAAGCCTTGGTGCAGCGAAACCGACACAGGGGCGGGCGGCGGATAACATAGGACAAATCCAGTCTGTGTACAGCCAGCCACCCGCTTCTGTAATCGCTCCGATCCAACAGAATGTTGACAACTCTAAGAAAGTCAACACGACGAACAACTTCAACAGCACCAATCTGGAGCCATCCAACCAGACTGACAAGACTCGTCTGCTCTGGGATTGGTAACATCAAATTCCGTGGGAAAGGATCATCTCACGGAATTTATTTCTTGCGTAATCCGTGTTCTCATTGGGTACTACCGCATCCGTCTTCTTCAACAAGAACGCTTCTGAATTCCAATAGATATCATCCTTCAATAGCGTATCATAGAATGATATGAATCCAGTAATCTTGTTCAGGCCGACCAAGAACCACATCGGATACTTCTTCAAGATAATATCGGTCAGCAATGGGGGATGGCTTTCCCCGTCACCTTTCAGATATTGTAGGAATGTCATGCCGCGCCCGGTAATCTCCGGAATCATCGTCTTCTCAAAATTTTCCAGGAAGTTATAGGTGAAGTTGTCATACAACTGGCGATATTCGTTGTAATTCTCCTGAGCCTGGCGCGTCAACAACGTAGTCACCCAGGTCTTGGGCGATTTGATAAAGTTGGCGATGATATAGTTCTCTACCACTTCGCCTTCACTGGATTCAAAACGACGTGAGAGGCGAGCAAATTGCTTACGGAGACCTTCCTTGGCAAAAAATGTCTCAAACTTGTAGTTGTTCATCGGACCATACAGACTGTAATCATAGTCCTTGGTCGTGAAATGGAGTTTGATCGCCATAAAGATGCAATAGACGTTGAATGCCCGCTCATATTCCATCCTTTCCCACTCAGTTACCATCTCTATTTTCCTCTTCATGAGCGTACCGCAAGAACTCAGACATGAGTCCTTTCTTGTTTATGAATTTGAGCATTAAGATAGCCCGACGGAAAGCCTTTGGAATACGGCGATACCCCTTGTTCCAGAAGACGATGACGTTTGAACAATCAAGCAATCTTCCAAGGCCAGAGCCATTCACACCCAATTCGAGGAGGGTTTCATAGATGTATTTGGAATCATTTTCCGGGAGTACTTTCATTCTTGTACCCATGGTATTTCTCCGCCAATGTCTGGTAATGTTTGTCAGGATTATAATCCTGTTTAGAATAGTGAATTGTTAAAATAAAACTCATGACGATGATCCCCAAAGTCACGAGAGTCTTATACCGGGCGATGTCAGGGAAAGCTATCCACACCAGCAGAGCACACAACGAGCTGATGACCAGGGACAGCAGGAACGTCATTGTACAAACCAGCGTGAATAGCTCATCCATTTTATGCGGCCTCTAGCAGAACCATAATGTTTTCGACGTATGCTTTCTGAATCTCGTAGACTTCAGCCAGCGTGTTGGCAACCTTCTTGTCGGTACGAACTTCCACCAGGCGCGGCAGGAAGAGTGATTTCAACGCATCATCAGTCTTGTCCTGTACGCCATTGGAGAGGACTGCGGTAATCTTACCAATGAACTCGTCCTGGTGTTCCCACATATACGCCCTTAGTTCATCTGAGATCCCGGAGACGCCAACGATGAGTAAGCTATCGGCAGTCTTACAAAGCAGGGAACCAAAGGTCTTGGCGTGTTTACCCTTGGCATCAGCAGCATTGAAACCAACGATTTCCAGGTCGCACTCAATTTCCATTTTGAGTTTGAGGCCTTCGCTGCTCGTGCCGTCTTCCCATGGCATATCTGCTGCTTTACAAATCGTGCCTTCTTCATTACGAGCCAGGGCATCTTTGAAGTGTTCGACCGCCTCAGCAAATGAGTGAACCACACGTGTTTCCTGCACTTGAACCAGACCGCCGTCTTCAAACATCTGAGATATGATGTCAAATCGACGTTCATACGGGGTGTCAACTCGCTCTGCATTAAACCATTTGTCATACGGGACGATATCCCATACCCGGTAAACCACCTTGTATCGGTCAAGCAGAGGCTCGCCAGTCTGGATGACGCTGTTGAGTTTACCGTTCCCGATAGCACGAGGGAGGATCTTGTTCTCTTTCAGGTCGATTACCAGCAGTTCCCCGTGGAAGACGCTCTCGCCAACTCCAGCGTCATAGATGATGTCATTAAACACCATTGACAGGTTGTCTACAGAACCTCCAGCAATAAGCGAACCCGAGCGCGAGCGGATCTCTGGTGATTTGCCATAGCGGCAGATGATGTTTGCAAACATCCCATCCGATTTCAGCTGGCTGTAAACACCGCGCTTGAAGTCCATCTTCTTCAGAAGATCGATCGTCATGTTGTCATAACGGTGATACGGTAGGATGTTGATCAGCCGCCCGGTTCCGCCAGCTGCGTTGAATGCCGCATTGATCCCCTTTTCAGCAATCCCGGCCTTGATGTCACGATCCAAAATCATCTGGATGAGTTCGTGATAATCCGGATGAATGTTCGTCGCGGCCTTTGACAATTCGGAATCGGCCTTTTGGCCGCTCAGGGTACGCTCACTCATCTGGTCGAGGACATCATACACCTTATCCCAACTACCGACCACACTGCGCGATAACATCCGTGGGAAGGCGTTTGGGAGGAACTTGGTTCGATAATATGAACTGCGAGGATCATAGACGTAATGAAGAAAATCTACCAGTTCAGGAAGATCTTGAAATGCTTGGGTGAGGAATGCTTTCTTGGCATTCGAGCCTTTGGTCTCACGCAGTTTGTGGATTGTTTCTAACAGAGGGATCATGTTGAGTCTCCGGGGTTATTGGTCGTTATATTATACCACCGGAGACATCAATAGATTTATTTGAGGCGCTCATATCGCGCTCTGGCGACGATTCTTTGAGCCATTTCCATTGAAGACAATTTATGGCGCCTTGCCTGGTACTTTTCGAATATCCAGGAAATCACCCAGGCGCAAAGCAGTATCAATGTTGCCCATGCAAAAATACGATCCATTATAGATGCCCCCACTTGTAGCCATAACGTTCTATGGCATTATTTTCGTTAGATACCCCGCGAGCGCGATCTACAATTTCCTTTATTGGATCAACCGCTAGTTCGTCAGGGTTGTTGATATAATCTTTAATCTTTAGATACAACTCCATAAGAAATTCTTCTCTTGTATCAGCAAAAAATATGATTTTAATATCCCCACATTGGACGCCAATGTGTGTGATTCTGTAATCCACGTATTCGTCTGAAATATTAGGATATCCCAGTCCCTTTAGAAAATAACTCAAATATTCTTCTGGAGAAACATCATCAGATATATCTCTTAAATTAAACCATCGTGGAGTGCGATATCCTTTGAAAATACGTTCCTCTAATCTTGTATCTATCGAAAACCGCTCAGAATCAGTTTCCCACACAGCCTTTGGTATATGATTTGATTTCTTGTTCAACAAGCGTATCAAATATTTTATCCCAAATGCCACGCTGACAATTACAACAATTGCTGTAATAATTTCGCCGCCACTGATTATAGTCATTATCCCTCCAAAAGGGGACCGAAGTCCCCCATACGATTATTTCAGACTGGCCAGATAAATGTTGACTTCAGTATCAGTCGGGGAATCATTCATTACCGGGCGCGAATCTGCGATCTTCGCTTCACGCAGGATGGCATCAACGTCGAGATTCACGATACCAACAGAGTAGTTCACATCTTCAGACAGGGAAAGCCCCATCTCATTGGATTCCTGCTGGATACGTGCCAACTCCAGATCGCCCTGAATTTCTTCAAGACGGTCACCGAGGATAATGATGGCGTTATTGATATCTTCATTAGCAGCCATCATATCTTCTGAACGTTGTTTCAATGCAGCGCTCAGACGGCGACGTTGTAATACCACCAGAGCTTGGGAGCGGGCTGGGTCAACGCCTCTGGAGATAGATTCTACCAGTTTGGCTTCACGAGTTTCAGCGACCTTTTCATGATCCGCCGCCAGCTGCAGTAAGCGGGATGATTCACGGATGTTCTCAAGGCGTCCACCTTCCAGGCGGCGGATCTCATCTGAGATCTTACGGGCGGCGTGTTTCAGGCGTTGCTCCGTAGTTACCAGTTTGTCCACCTTGTCTGTGGTAATAGCATCAAAAGCGGTGAAGACACGTTTCAAAAGAGTTTTCAGGGACATTTCGTATTCCTCAATAATGTAATTGTCGTCATGTATTATAGGCGAACCGGGTTATAGATTATTCCTTCGGCGGTTCGCAAGAAGTGAATGATTCCTTCCAACTCTTAAACTTTTCCACCAGGGTGTCCTTGCCGAATTGACCATTAGACACTTCATGAATATAGGCGAATGCCCCATACCCGGAATTATCCATTGCCTGGCAAATACGCAGGGAGGCAAGGCTATCGCCGACTGATACCAGATAATGGTCACGACGGTGGTTCAGAGGATAATGGTTGTCATGGAACTTGTCGAGGATGGTGCAGTTCTGAGGCTCGACATCTATTGCTAGACCATTGGCCTCAGAGCCACCGCGCCCAAGAGTACATCCTGGAAATAATGTTTCTACGAGAGTTGTCATGTTAGTAACTCCAAATCCGGCGGGTGACACGATACCCACGCTTGATTAATTCGGCTTCCAGTTCAGAAGAGCGTTCTGCCATTTTAGAAACGTCATCTTCCAATTCCTGGATCGTTTTCATCTTTTTGTGGGCCAATATTTGGGTCTGGCGCCACATCGCTTTCAGTTGGTCATCTGTAACGTCTTTCATAACCCACCCAATTTGGCCTTTGAAAATTCGCGGTCTTGAATTTCACGTTTCTGAGCATTTCGTTCACGAAACCGCTTGGTGTGAGCACACAATGCCCGGTAAACCGCCTTGGCTTCATGTCTTGGTAAACAATCCCGCCTGTCGTCCAGATCTACCGTGTAACCGGAAGGGGTGTTGACGGTGTATGCATAGACACGGACGCCATTATACAGAACAGGGTTGGCATAAACATAGTTCGTTTCAGCTACCGTCACCAGATCATTATCGATGGCATCCACGAGATACTTGACCTCCAGGCTCAATTCCTTTACGAAAAGATTCTTGAGAAACTTGAACATTTTATTTCCCCATCATGGACAGTAAATTGACTGTTTTTGGCTGAGCACCTGGCTCATACCAAACGTCCTCAGAGTGCCTCTTACAGACCGGGCAGTCTTTCAAGGCGATTACACAGGGAGCCTTCCCCACACGGAATCCTGCGGCTTCGGCGTCCTTCACGGTGGTGTAACGAGTATAAGAACTCGTGCCCTGACCTCCACATGAACATTCCATCAACCTTTCCTCTTAATAAGATAGATCAGAACCCATATGATCAATACGGCAGTCGTGATGCCGAATATGGTGAGACCGATCTTGAGTTCACCTGCGATGAATCTGGTCAGCACCGCAGCGTTCAATTCTATCAATGTCATAACTTCCTCAACTTGGCTCTGGTAATCTGAGTCTGTTTGACATCGTCATACTCAGTCAGTTCTTTGATACGTCCCCGGATGACCATTTGTCCTTCCAGATAATCATCAATATAAGACGTCTTCCATGTAATTGTACTACCGTCCTCTGTTTTGAAGATATACAGATAAGAATCACCCCAGTCCCCGCTATAGAGGAACTTGCGATCAACATAGGTGACGGCCTGTTCAATCATTTCACCGACTTCACCCACCCAGCGCGTTTCTGCCTTGTTGACACGAGAGCATTCGCGGTGGAGGTATTCATAATATTTGACGGCACCCCAGCGAACCGTAGTAGAATCCTTGATCAGGTGATACCCGGCCTCACACATACGGGTCAGGCGGACATTGAAATCATTAGTCTGAGGCAGCGCTGCAATGAATTCCATCATATGATCCATCTCACTTAGGGCATCAAAGTAGAATCCCTTCGCCTTCTGATAAATCGCCCATGCTTCAGATGATTTGTCCTTCGGGGCTTCACCTGCTGCAAAGCAACCCATGACAACAGAATACAAATCAGACTTGATACCTACTCCGGTCAGTAAGATCTGGAACACCAGACGCAGATAGCTCCGGGTGTCGGCAGTCGTTGGAATATGGCTCCCGTAGATCCCGTCTTCGTCCTGATTATTAAACAGGTCATGAATGGACAGGTAATAGCCCATCACGGCATCCAGGGACTTCTGGTGAGGCACATAATGGTGCATGCAGCTGCTACCAACGAGCATTTGCGCTCCGCTGGTTTCATTACGAACCACATATGTGTTATTGCGGCGGACTGATTTATTGCAATGCTCACACCAAGAAACGTTCTCCGCCTCAAATCGCTGAATAAAATATGGGACGATGTCATCGGTCAGTTTGTTGAGGATGACTTTTGGATATTGGTGATTAAACTGGCCGATGATAGACCAGCCGCCGTATGAAACCGGGCGGTCAATACCTTCACCTTCAAGGGAAATGTCCCGCCACCAACGATAGAATATTTCGCCAGTGTTAGAATCTTTGTGTTTTGTGCTGTAGGCTTCACCGATGGTCACCGATGGGAATGCCAACCCCAGACGCCCTGCGGTGCGCTCCAGTTTTTGCAAACGTTCCTGGACAATTACGACATTGTCGAGCGGGATTTGGTAGGTCTTGGCGTCCATCGTTCACCTCATAATTTAGAAACAACATTTCAATAGAGTGAAATATAGCGCGGAAGTTTATTGAAGTAAAGGTTTTGAAAAGAAGAAAGCCCAACGTTTGTTGGGCTCTGGGGGGTTATTCGGCGTTAGGATCACGATCCGGCGCGGCGTTCGGGAATAGGGACTCGTACAGATCCTGGTATTTGGCGCTGGTTTCGATTGTCTTGCTATACGAACCAGCCGCGCGATCAGTCACGACTTTGCGCAGGTCTGCTGCTTTAATGCCAGTCGCTTTACCGATTTCGGCCAGAGCATCGGTGATGTACGTTTGTTCTGATTTGATACGAACCTGGGCGGCGCGGCAATTTTCGATAGTGTCAAACAATTTCTTGCGCAGTGCTGGATCGTTCGGGATTTCGTAAAAACCAATTTGTTCTACTGACATGTTGAGTCCTCTGTTAGATACGCATTCCGGTTGGGATAATATTGGCACCCATCCGGCTAAGGAAGAAATAAACGATACTATGATAACCAAACTTAGGAATAATGCGAATACCTTCGAGTTCGTATTGTTCCTGAGTTTCGGTCTTGGTCGGTAATGGGAATGACGGCAAGTCTAATTTCACCATTTCACCTTCATGGGAGATTACCTGAACGTCGTAATCTCGCCAAGCACGGCGTGCTTTAAAGAATTCGATAGTCTGAGCAGAGTCTAGATTGATCGTATCCTTCTCGGTGTGGCACACCTGCTCAACGGCGCGTCGCAGATCCGCCATGAAATTATTGTGCAACATGATGTGCTCCTGGGTTTATATTCAGATCATGAAGATTATACCTCATGAACCATTTATTGAATTTAGCCGAAGTTCCAGCTATTGACCGTTTCTGCTTTCTTCGCGTCTGAAACGATGTTGCCCGTCTTGTTCAGATCATGTTTGATGTGAACATTCTCAACATACTTCGCTTCTTCATCCGTCAGGTCGCGCTTCACTTCATTCCAATCTAAGTCAAACAGGATCTGCTTATCCTGATCCATACCAAATAGGAATGATTTCAGTTTCTGTTTGTTGGCATAACGGTTTTTAAGGATCGATGCTCTGGCTTTCTTGACAGCAGCCAATTCATCAGGAGCATAGAACGCCATGATGAAGTCCGCGACTTTCGGGATACCGATAGCATCCGCCAGGTCACTGATATCACCATCGGTGGCTGATTGCTTTTCACGGTTGAACTGCATGCCAGTCCACACAGGGCAATCAAACTCAAACCCAAGGGCACGGAATTCACGAGCCACTGATGTGTAGTACACGTTGGTGTTACTCATCAGGTGCGCCGGAAGACGCGACGATGCCGATTCACCCAGGTAATCGATAATGATTACATGAGGGGAGATACCTGTGGCAGTAATGTACTCCAGGATATCCCGGCGATACAAACCAGCATGACCTGCACCAGACGGATATTCCTTGATGACGATATCACCTTTCATGGAACCGTCATCACGCTTGCGCAGTTTGTTGATGTTGGCGATGTACTCTTCGCGAGTCATCTTCTCAACAACTTCAAAATCACGGCGCATGATACGGGCATCAAGACGATGGCGCCAGATGTTTTCCGCCACTTCCAGCGTGAAGACAAAGACGTTCAGTCCCTGCTCGGCATAGCCTGCAGCTAGATCAATCAAGGTTGTGGTCTTACCTGCGTTGATCGCACCTGTAACGATGTTCAGAGTCTTTTTGCCTACGCCGCCGCGCGTTGCCTTGTTGAAGATCTCCACAGCAAACGGGATCTTTGACTCGGCTGCGTTCATGTGGTCGTATTGCTCTGCGGCCATCTCCCAATAGATGTGCCCCAGGTATGAATCAAAACTGATCGCCAGCGCTTCCTGTAGAATGGTGGGGATGGTGTTCATCTCCTCCTGGCGCTTGGCATCACCATAGATATTAACTGCTGTCCTGATTGCATTATGGACAGCTTTATTCCGCGCCCACTGCTCGGTTTCTTTTACCAACCATTCCTGATTGAATGTATTGTCGTTGATATTAGACAGAGCAGCAATTGATTGTTCAAATACATGTTCATTGAGCGGCGTCTTTTCTAACATAATAGACAGCGCATCAACGGAAGGGCGAGCATTATATTCTGATGAATAATCATCAATTAAACCAAATATAATTTTCTCGCCTTCGTTTTCGAAATAATCGGCTTTCAAATAAGGCAATATCTTTCTTTGGTATTCTTCATTGTAAATCAATTGGGAAAGCACGACAGATTCGAGTAACATTGGCAACTACCCCACCAAAATTTTGTTGTATTCCTGAGCGTTCTTCTGCATTAAGTCTAATAAGATATGCCCTGACACCTCAGTGAACAAGTCATTCTTTTTCAAATCGTTAAAGAGAAGACGCAAAGGCTTCTTCAAAATATCCGTGGTAAAAATAAGCCGGGGTATGTCGTCTGACCATTCCCAGGATACTTTCCCAATACGGAATTTGACGCCACGGAATTGACCTTCCAAAATGTGAATAATGGATATCTGGCCTTCGCCGGGGTCGATGAGTTCGTAATTAACGGGGGAGCCACCTCCCCCTCCATTGTTATTCGCTTGTTTTGATAACATGGTCCATCTGCTCCAGCATATTTGCAGGCATAACAGTACCGTTGGATACACCAAACATCTTTTTGACGTCATTGGCGAAATCCGGGTTTTCCAGCAGCGGATACCAGAAATCATCGTCCATTTGACGCTTCTGATATTTCTTCTCTTTCTCCGGATCAAACCCACCTTTGGCAGTACGCACATACCAACCGGACGAAGGCATGTCAACGTACCCCAGCGCACGGGAAATTTCCAGCAGACCAGACCAACGGTCAATACCGCCGTCATAGAGTACAGTCACGGCAAATTTTGCTTTCTCTTTGACGTGACGGCCTTTCATAATACCGATGTTGAAGTTCCAACCTAGAAGGTCTTTGTCTTCTTTCACCTGAGAACGAGTGATGAACCAGATCAGGTTAGATGACAGGAAGCCTTGCTTGCCGCCCTTGATGTTAGGCTCGGCATATACGTTCCCGATCTCGTCATAATATGAGTTGATCCAGACCAACACCAGCTCTTTGCTGTTGATCTCAGGCGTAATAACACGCCAGAAGCTGTTAAGGGCGCGGGCGCGGGTCATGTCCTGGGTATCTTTACCCGCGATCGCATCTTCTACTTCTTTGGTGGAAGGCAACTGGCTGATAGAGTCGATGAACACGATCACTTTATCGCCTTTCTTCACTTCCTGAAGAATTTGTAACAGGCGGATCTTGGTCTGTTCAACGTTATCGATCGGTACATACAGAACACGATCCATGTCAATCCCCATGGATGTCCAGTAGTCTGCGTTGGCACCTTTTTCAGAATCAGCGAATACGCAGATGGCGTCGGGGAATTTGTCCATGTACGCCTTGACGTCCACCAGGCCGAACATAGTTTTGAATGTACGGGAATCGCCGACCATCATTTTGATACCAGAGATTAGACCGCCATCAACACGCCCAGACCAAGCGATGTCAATCAGGGGAATACCAGTTGAGCAGATGACCGTCGGTTCCAGCGCGTCTGACTGGGATAATACCGAAGCCTGATCGTCATGCTTCTTGGCAACTTTTAGCATACGATCCATTAATGAACTGGCCATTTTACTTCCTCTTGTTTGTTAATCGTGGTTAATAATTCTGTGCCCAGAACCTTGTTAGACAAAATGTTTATTGCTTCCTGGATGGAGCGCAGTGAACGCGGAGATATATCCGGCACTTCTGGTGCGTCCATGTTCAGCATATGGTTGCGTAAACGATAGTTATCGCGCCGAACGATACACCCAAAGTTGATGTTATGATTAATCAGACGAACGATATCAGCCTGACTAACATCTTTAGGCATGGTATGGAGCGAATAAATCGTCTCGCTGAAATAGATATCCTGCAACGGCGCTGGAACAGGAATGTCCTCCGATGCCCAGCGCTCAATCAAGACGAATGCGTCTGTTGGAGAGGGTGTCGTGAATAACATCTCCGCAACCCCGCCTTCAACATCTAACGTGCAATTGAGTATCACATGTCCCAAGGGCTTCATGTGCTCAATGAAATTGCTAACCGATGACTCAAGGTTATCGGCCGAAATGGAGATGTTAATCGTAAACATTAGAACTCCAGGGTCAGAGGGATTTCTTTGGATTTGTCGTAGTCAGCGCCGCCCGCAGCCCGCAGCCGATTACGATCATTTTTGCGTTTGTGCGCCAGCATGTAGATTTCAGTTTCCATCTGTAAATACGAACAAGAAGCCGATAAGAAATAGATCAGTGTTTTAATACAAGGGTCACCCATAAATTGGCCAAGGCGATATGTAACCCCTCTATGGCCCACTTCACGGAGAGCAAATTGAGTAACATTATTCTCATTAAGGATTTCCAATTCTTCCTCAATTTCTCCTTTGGTTCGATCCAAAAGAATATAACACAACATGAAATGAACTACATCCACCAGTTCATAGACTGCATCCGTGCGGTAAAACCCGATGTCATTACCATACACCTTCCAGTCGGTAGTCGTTTCATCTAGGAATTCTGCCCATTCACGATAAATGGAGTTAACGACTGCATTTTCGCTCCATACGTTTTTCCACTCTTCCCCAAAGTAGGCCACATTAGTGGCCTTTTGGAGTTCGAGCAGACTTTTGATATGATCTGCTGTTATCATTATCTGTTCCTGTAGAATTCAACAAAATTGTTACGGCCTTCAAAGTTGTTGACATAATCATAATCAACAACCATTTGGTCGATATAGGCCTCAACGTCGTCCTCTACTATACCAGAACGGTTGGGCTTTGAAATGCGCGTGATAGGACATTTAGTACTCAGCGCCCAATTATATTCCTGTGGAGTACGCAGGTCGCTCACGATATAGTGCACACCAGGGTTAGCCTCCACGAGAGGCAACTGGAAGCGTTTAAAGAACGCCAGGAACAGATCGGGTTGTACATAGCGCAAACCACCCTTATCGTTGCCCAGATGGAGCCAGATCTGCCTTGGCGACAGGTTGTGTACGTTATCCGGATGAGAGAACGGCAGATCCTTGATGGCATCGTCTACGTCAACCGGGAGCCATGGGTAAATGTAATTGGCCACCCGGCGCAACTCATCGGAGAAAGAAAGACGATGGACGACGCGGACACCCCGGTCTGCTTCAATAATGGACTCCAGGCAGAAGTCCTTACCGGAGCGCTTGCGCCCCGTGAAGAATTCCAGATTAGGATACATCATTCGCCTTGCCCCCAAACATATTTGCGGTCTACCGGAGAATGTAATAATGCTGCGCGCAACCCGTCATCAGAGACGCAATGTTTATAGATCTTAGAATCGTTAAGGCGGCACCATAGACAATAGGCCATATCCAGCATAAGACCTCGGTCAGCATCAAACTGAACAAGATGCTCCCGGACTTTACCGAAGTCGCTTCCGATATCGCAATGGTGTAGGACACCCAGGAACAGATTGCGGATGTCGTTCTGGTTCTTTACTTTGTCACGATTGAAAGACAGCAAAGAACACACCAGGCCTCCAGTAGAAGTTTGCGTTTTCCAGGTGATCCCACCAAGTTGTTTACGACTTACTTCATTGTTGTAATAATGAAGATTATTGGAGAACAACTTGTACTGGCCGACATTCACGCCCAAAACATTAGCAATCACTTCCTGAATAATAGAGAATTCAATGAAGTTGATGGATGACATTCCCCAAAGAACGTCCTGGCTGCGGTTAATGACAGTCATATTCAGACAACCATCCGTAATAGAGAACAGAAGAGCCAGATTACAGATCATGTCCTTGGTTACTGGTTGTCGGTCTTCGCGCTGGGCGGCGATATTAACGTCGGAGTCCAGAGTAGGATCGTAGATGGTCAGATATGCCTGGCGAGTGTTTGGATTCTTACGCAGACGGTTGATAACGCTATCCAGCTGATCGTTGTTATACAGACGTGGGCCATACGCGCCGCGCCAGGTTACGCCATCATCAGAGAAGTTAGCCGCGCGGGGGAGTACTCGGGAAAGGAAACGGATGTCATTGCGACCTGACAGAACCCAGAAGGTCTCGCCAATAGCAGCCAGCGCAGATGAATTGCGGCCTTCAACAGAAAGCCAGCGGTCACGGATGTCTGAGACGGTTATGGTCACACCATCGAGGAACCGGGTGCCGTCAGTATTAATCTCCGCATTACCGGGATCAGACTCAATCCCATGTTCACGGATAGCCAGGACAGCTTTCTTCAGCATGTCGTTGTTGTTTAAAGCAAAAATTTCCATTAGACGATATCTCCAAAATCACGATTGAGAAACGCAGATACAGCCTGATCAACGGTCAGACCATTAGACTTCATCATACCCGCAGGAATGTTAGGGAACAACTCTTTATGCCGCTCTCGGTGAGAGTTGACACGCTTCCACTTCTCCAGGACGAGATCATGTTTGAAGTCTTCGCCGCCGTTGCGGGAACTGACACGCGCCAGGCATACTTCCTTGGGGGTATCCAAGAACAGAACCACCAGGCGGCGGCTTGGGCGGTTTAGACGTTCAATCCATGTGTTCAGCAAAGTGGCCGGGATGATACCTTCAAAGATCACATCATAACCGATGTATTCAGGTTGCTCGGTGATAGACACAGCGAATAACATCTGTTCGGTATCCTTTAGGGAGTCAACCCCTTTGGATTTCGATTTGTCGTACTTACCAACACAGATGATATTAAATGATGGACAAACTGTCAGCATCACCTTGCCATTATGGGTCACGACATACGCCTGAGGATCATTCTCCGCCATCCAGGACGGAACAGTAGACTTACCACTACCATTGGAGCCTTTGACATAATAAAGCTCTCCTCTTGCCGGATATTCCCCGACAACAGCAGGTGGTTTATGGAACAGATGGACAGGTCTTTTCAGTAGACCTTTGAGGACATGGGACATACACAGCTCCAATAAACAAAAGAGGCTGCTATTATAGCAGCCCCTTCATCTATTGAACGCATTCTGAGCGTAAATTAGCCAGCGTTTTTAGCCTCTTCCAACGCGCCCGGCAACCATTCGTTGATTGCTTTGACCAGAGAATCCGCGTCGGACTCTTTGATTTTCTGGCGTTTGGTGACAGATTTACCTTTCACGTACAGACTGAAACCCCAGCCGCCGGAAGTAATCGGCGCCAGATCGACGTAAGTGTTAGTGCGGGCATGCGGATTTTCTTTATCAGCCAGATCGGTGACCGGGAATTGGAACCAGCGCATATCCGGGTTAACATAGCTCAGGTAAACGCCTGGGACAACCCCTGCTTCAACGGCGGCCAGAACCGCACCGAAGTTAGAATTACGAGCGGCTTCAACCATTTCTTCGCGTTTGTTATGACGACGTTTACGCTCGTCAGTCGCAGCCGCCGGAGTCAGGTTGGTCAGGTTTTTAGATTTAGACACCGCGTCATTTGCCAAAGTACTGTCTTCAGCCGGGTTGCTGCCTTCCGCCAGGGCTTCCGCTACGTTAGCGCCCAGCATACGACGACGAACTTCTTCTGCATTAGCAGGTTCCGGCTCGACAGTTTCGGCATTGGCTTGCTGGTCGCCCTGCGGTTGCTCAACGGTTTCTTCCGCATCAACTACCGGAGTCGCGTCGCCGTTGCCTTCTTTAACACCAGCAGCGTCAGTCGGCTCGACTTCTTCGGCCTTCGCACGATCCAGTGCTTCCAGGGTTTCTTCCTGCTCTTCCTGGGTCATGGAGTCAATCAGCTCGAAGCCGTTGGCGCTTTCTAAAACGCCTTCCAGCATACGACGCAGGGTGACGTTGCCGATCAGGAGGCCAGCGGCTTTAATTTCAGTCTGCAGATCTGCGGCGGTTTTGCCTTCAGTTTCAAATTTTGCACCAGATTCGATATGAAGAATGTAAGACATAATAAAGTTCCTGTATTTTGTAAATCGGTAGGCAGTCGCCCGTCTCGCTTGTTGGAGATAACTATACTGCCGTTTTGAAGAATGTAAAGCGTTTTCTATAAAAAAGATTATTCAGATTCGTTGTACGGTGTGCACAAGCTCTATATGTAAGAGTCGGCTTCATCATAAACGACGGCTTCACTATTGAAAATTACTTCCGCTGGCCAACGTGAAGTCAACTCTATCTGAGCGAACGCAGGTGCACAATACTTTCCCAGTTCAGCGTCATAAAGAGAATGTTCCACATTAGCCAGCAACAAGTCGTTGTCCAGGACTTCTACCGAGTGAATGATGATACGATGGTCACACGTCAACTCATCATCTAAATGACCGTTTTCAGAACGGAGATGTTGCATGATATAATATTCGATCAAAGATTCCAGCACGTTGTTAAGGCGCAAATAATTTCTCATACACATCCCCTGATCGGTTAGTCTTGCTCAAAGAAGTTCGGGATATCGTCATCCATCCCGGTCGCGACCTGACTTGCAATATGCCGACGAACTTTGTTGACCTTATTGTTAAAATGCTCTTCCTGCATCGCCTGAGCGATCGTGGCGTACAGGGCATCGTTAACTTTGCCGAAGAACTTCGTGATAGAGCGGCAGATATGGTCGTTGTATTCCAGTTCCGGCGGCAGGAGAAAAGCGGTTTCGCCAAAGAATAGATTACAATCTTTGACTTCTATCTTTGGGGATTTGGTTTCAAGAATACTGCGCAGGTCGATCTCACCTTCAGAGGTGCTCAATGGAATGTTGTCGGTTGCGCCAAGGCTTTCCAACATCTCTCCATAGAAGAATTCAACTTTGTGTTTGCGACCACCAAGATATTTGGCGGCATGGTAAAAACAACCCAGAGTGTCGTTTGCCTTTTTCTTCAGATCGTGAGAATGCGACCAGCCGGTGACAAAATCTTGAACAAAGTCAAGAGTAACGCTATCACCCATGCGCAGCATATCTAGCATATCGTACGCAGCATCGGAATCTTCTGCGATCCCCATACCCTGCAACAACCGCTCAAAAGACGGGGTGCGTGCATGAGTTTTATAAAACACTTCACTGCCGACTTCAAACCCGGTTTTGCCCTTAGACAGTTCATGGGTAGCATCAAGACGTGCAGGAGAGAATTCGATACCAAGAATACGGAATACAGTTGACATAATGTAGCCTCATTGTTGAAAGAAACCCGTTCGCGAATTATCGTTGCAAACGGGTTATAGAACTATATCACTTTTTGGGTTTGTGGCGCATGCGGGCATCTTTCCAGACACTGGCCTGGCTCTGTTTCTGGAAGCGTGCAGTGCGCATAAAGAGGACGACTTCCCAATATTGTGGTTCAATCTCATACAGCTGAGAACGGAAACGGTCAGCCCGGTATAACTTGACGCAGTGTTCATACAACGGATGGTTGGCAAACCGCTTCAGAGCATCCCAGGTCAGACGCAAGCGTGTCTTTGAACGATATGCCCTTTCATTCCTAAGTTTAATCAGGTCTTCAAATACCAACAACCGGAGTTTCGGCGGAAGATAATGGAGGTTAAGTCCCCACAGGTAAGTCACGCCACGCTCACCGAAGTTGATACCATCCCCCTTGGCGAAGTTGAAGAAGAACACCAAGGGGTACATATCCCAATATGGCAGCTCATCTTTGGTTAGAGCATCATATTTGAAATAGAACATGCGCCCGACCATATAACGGACGCCCTGAACTGGGCGCTTGTTTTCAGCAAACGCCTTCAACATGTGTTGTGGGGTCAGGTTGGCGTCCTTAGACACACGTTCCATAAACCATACGTGGGAGCGGCGAATATTACGCTTGGCCTCAGCCCCGAAGTGCTGGCGGTACTTTCGGATGTAGCGCTTCACCAATTCGGGAGCATCCATCTCGGCTGGAAACAGCAGCGGATCTTCTTCACCCATTGCATTCTTTGCCATTTGTCAACTCCTATAAATACCTTCAGATCTATTATTTAAGTGGAGTCATCATCGTGGAAGACTATCGCAATTTTATTACACAGATGTTGCAGCGTGGCTTGTCACGGAAGAATAGATTCCAGGTGACCATCCCATTACCTGCAGGCATCTTTGATTCAAACGCTACATTGGCCAATGATGGTCAGGCATATACTTCAGATACGTCGTCCTTCGGAGATTTATTCCGCTCGACGGCTCGTATTGTAAACGCATTCTTTGGAGGGACAAACCAGACATCTCGATCCCTTCAAATGATGTGTATGGTTGCATCGTTACCGGGTGTTGGTATTGACACAACCCCGATGACGAACAACGGCAACCATATCAAGATGCCGAACAACAAATCTAATATTGATTTAGAATTGTCTTTCCTCCTGGCTAATGACTACTATGAAAAGTCTGTTATGGACAAGTGGAAGAATCTGATCTTCGATCCCCTGACGACCAAGATGGGTTATTACGAAGACTTCATTACAGACATTTGCATTGAACAGCTGGATACTGAGGATCAGGTAGTTCACCGGGTCTATATTGTTGAAGCACACCCTGTCAACTTCTCTTCTATCGAACTTGACAAGGGCGCCACCGACCAATTCAACCAGTACAATATTTCATTTTCCTACAACAAAGTCTTATCGGAGACAGAATATGAAACACGCAGCCTCGCCAGCGACCTTCTTCCTCTGGGCATTGCTGATGCTATTGCTTCCGGAGATTGGGAAACCGCTGCGTCAAAAGCCGGACAGCTGTATAAGAAGTTGGAGCAAGGCAACTTCACGGGTGAGGCTCTCCTTGCCTACAAGCAACTCGATCAGCTTGTAAACAATATGGCGGGAATTAGCCTGGCTGACTTCGAACGCATCTCTATCGGCATCCAGAGGGATATTCTGGGCAACGATAATCTATCGGCTTCTGAAAAGAGTAGTCTGTTGGGGATGTTGAAAAGGGTCGGCAGCAATTAAAAAGCCCCAGAAGGGGCTTTTCTTATTTGGTAGCGTTGTCGACTGCGTCTGACAGCTTTTTGTATTCTAGACGAGCGGTATATTCGAATCCCCGATAGATGACAATTGCGACGGCAAACAACACAGCAGCGAGAACATGCCCAGACAGCGCTGCTGTAATAAATATGATCGCTGACTTTGTATTACGCCAGGCATATGATGCATTCCCACCCAATAATTTTTCTTGTCCCAGAATGTATCTACCGCCTTCTGCCAATGTAAACAACAAAAATGCAGATGACAGAACCAATACCGCGATGTTGACGTAAATTATCGCCACACCAAGTCCGTCGAACGACGGGATCCCGATATCGACATAACCGGAAAGCAGGGATACAAAGGTCAGTATAAACAACAGCGTGGGGCAAATTTTAGAAAAGAAAGATTTCATGATATAGATTCTCAATAAAAGCCCCCGAAGGGGCTTGGCAGGTTAGTCTTGCTTCAGGAATTGTTCAAAGGCATCCAGAGAAGACGTTTGTTTGGCATCAGCAGCCGGGGCATCCGGTTTCTTCTCTTGGCTCTGTTGAGCCTGAGACGGTTGAGCCTGTTGCTGGTTCAGACTTTCCTGAGCCGTCGGACGGGACGGTTCCTGATGAGTCGGAGCAGTTGCAACAGATGCCGCGCCGTTTTCAACCAGCGGCTGGCCGTCAGGGATTGCCAGGGCTTTACGCAGACGTTTTTCCAGTTCTTCGTACGATTTGAAGTTGGCCGGGTTGAAGAACTCAAACAGGCTGTGCTCTTTCTCCCAGATTTCTTCTTTGTACTTCTCACCTTGTTCGCCTTCGCCGCCCAGGGAGGATACAACGTCCCATTTGACATTATCCATGACCGGCACCAGACCTTCCCAATTGCCGAATTTACGTTTCTCGCCGACCAGGTTCAGGATCAGGTTAGCGCCTTCCCACATATCGAACGGATCAAACTTCGGATCAGTAGCGAATTTCGGGTTTTGCGCCGCATCCAGGAACTTTTTGATCGCCGGACCGAATTCCAGCAGGAACACCTTGCCGTTGTTCTCAGGGACATTGACGTCCTTGATCACCAGGATGTTGGCATAATACTTGGTGTTGGGGAGGCGGTTTTTGAGAACATCTTTCAGTTTCTCATCGTTGGTCGCCTTCTGTTGCGCCCACAGCGGACGGTCATGATCACGCACCGGATCTTCGTTGCCGAAGGTCTGAGGAGAGTTTTCAATGTACCAGCCACCAGCGCCTTGGAAGGAATGACGCATGATCATCGCAACCGGGGTGAGAATCTGCTCAGCATCAATATTGCCTTCTTCCTGTGCTTTCAGGTCGACAAGCGGGATAGGGAGAAAGCGGATGATGTTTTCGGAAATACCTTCCTTGTTCCAGGTCCATTTCCAGATACGCGGATCCTTCGCCGCAGCCGAACGCTGGCCTTGTTGTTCCAGACGTTTTTGTAAAGCATCGGACTGCTGTCCACGGGATTGCTTCAGACGATCAAATAAGCTAGACATTTCTTCTATCCTCGATAATATCGCCCCAGGGGGCTATTCTGTACACAATATTCACTTTATTACACAGCGGGGGTAATTATACCCCCATTTTACATTGATTTAACCGCGAAGTAATTGATCTTTCGGGTTAATTTCAATAATATCGAACACGTCAGACAAAGTGCGCTTGGCGTCAGTGTGGGTGTAGTATTCTACCACATACACACCGCCTTCCGGAGTTGTAAACTTGATCCGGTCGGTTTGATCTTCGTGCTCATTAAGACTACCCACACGCCAGCGGGTCGCACCAGGCAGGAATCCCTGGTTCTTAATCAATTTGTAGACTTGTTCTTTAGTCATTTTAACAACCTATAAAATTTTCTTGGATTTCAGTTCACCTTTCAACAAACGAGCATCAGCGCACTCAGCTGTTAATCGGGACAACAGAGGTGGTGTGATCATCTTACGAATCTTAGATTCTTCGATGTCATACTCTTCACAAACGCTGGCCATCGTCTCAAGGAGAGTTTCCTTGTTGCTCTGGGAGCGCATTAGCACCATCTCTGAAAATGAATCAGGCGTCAACACCTGGGCGATTTGTTGGTCAGACATCGATCGTATTCCCCTTGCCTGACGTCTTCTTGATCTGGCGAAGAACGTCTTTGAACCCATCAGGAGCCGACTGAGGACCACGAACACCTGACACAATCTTAGGAGCGCCGATCACCATAGAGATCTGCCCACCGCACTCAGTGCAAGGATCCAGTTCAGGAGTGTGCCGTTCTGCACAACTTTTACGCTGACTGAACGCATGACCGCAACCTTTGCACGCATAATCATAGAATGGCATGGATGGCCTCCATTACATGTCGTACAAATAAGATAACCGCGAACGCCAGTGTGGAAAACAGAACGATTCTGATTGAGCGGTCGCGCAGATGAACATAATTGGACAGATATTCACTTTGTGAAGCAGCCCGGACGTTCTGATCTGCATGAGGAGTCACAGTGTAAAACGACACCATCATCGCCAGAGAATTCAGGAATGTCAGAAATGCTTTCAGCCATACGAAAGCAGTTGCCAACAACAAAGCGAATGTAAACAAATTCGCCAGTAACCAGTAATCAATCATTGCGCACCTCGGCATTAAAATCAGGATGATTCTCTTTGAAGCCGGAACCACCGACCATGTTGGCGAAGCTGTCAACCAGGTCGTCGATTGGCTTCGGATCTTTTACTTCCAACATGTCCATTATACCGCGCATGTTAACGTTGAACAGCTTCTCGAAGTGGGCGATCATCACCAGCTTGTCAGCATTCCCCTTCCCAGTGAAATTCTTCTTGGTATAAGAAGGAGTGACGATCTCGAATTCCATATCGTTTCGGCGCATTGCCTGTTTCAAGAGAGAAGTGTTCTCTGCAGTCTGACAGATATTGTTGGAGTTCTTAGAGTTCCCCATCGCATACCCTTCAAGAGTAATGAAATCAGGTTTCTCTGTAAGAAGTACGGCCTCAGCCCATTTAGAGATGTTGTAGAAACGCTCTTCCGGGGTTTCGTACTTGGGTTGCTTCATGATGCTAATATTGGGACGGATGGGACGGCAATGCTTATCCACGGTGTAATAAGCATAGAAGCGAATATATTTGAATTCCAGGGGGTCTTTGTCATCCCAGAAGCAGATTGCTGGGCAACCATAAGAGTAGTCAATTCCGCAATATTTCATAAAAATACCCATATCGAAGGTTCATGTAGTGATATGGGTATTTAGACCGGATTATCGGGTGACGATTTTGCTATCCGGCAGGATCAGGCGCGGCTTGACGCTTTCCTGCTCTTTCTGCATTTCACGGATAGTGTTCAGCAGTACACTGGTTTCGACGTGTCGTTTGACTTTGCGGGCTTCATCACCATAAGCAATTTGCCCCTGCGGATCAACATAATGCCCGGTACAGATCAGGAGTTTGTAACCGATGGCGTTAATAGTTTCATTCAGATCCATCACTTCAGAACAAAGAGACTCGGCTTCAACGCCCATATTTGGCGAGTAGCGCACAGAACCTTCGGCCAGGATTTCTTTATCGATCATGATCATACCAGCAACGGTCTGGATCACCGGGTTGCCCATGTCGTCAGTCTGGTATTCATCAAAGACGCCTTCGAACCCCGGCGCGACTTTACCGCTATCGTCGGTGACCACTGATTTCAGGCGGTTGAGGATTACTTCCTTTAATTGTTCGACATCAGCGCGTTTTTCGTTTTGCATTACTCTTCTCCAGTTCGTAGTCTCGATCTTTCACATATTCGTATACACGGGAATTGATTTGCTGACTGTTTCCAGTCGTGCTTTTGACAACCCAACCGCTTGTGAGGACGTCCATAATAACGGACGGGGTGCCTTCTTGAAAATAACTTTTAATAGATTTGAGTCGACGGCGCTTATGAAAATATGGGATAATATCCCCGATGACGATGCAATCAGGGAAATGTTTGTCCAATGTTTCAATATTACGATGAACGCCGACAGGCAATACGTCTTCATCTTGTATCGGGCTGTACGTCGGGTCCACAATAATAACATTGAACCCATATTTCAATAAATCTTTCACACCAAGGCGACCAAACCGCATGTCTTCTTTAGACATGGCGATATTGTTAATTCCCAGATGTTTTGCAAAGTCTGCCAGGAATAAATAGAAGTCAGTGCCAGACTCAGGATACAATATTGTTAATTGTTCTCCTACCTGGCTGAAACAAAATCCGTGCATTTTCGTTCCTCACTATAAATATCTGTACAATATACCGTGGAGATACATTATGAATTTACCATCATTGCCCCGTACAGAAAGAACGCTCAAGAGCCAGTTTTGGCCAACGGTCATTAAGTATCGCGCGTTTACCGCAGGGCAACAAACTTCTCTACTTCAGGTGGCTGATCCAAACACGCCTGACGAAGAACGTATTGCTACCATGGAGACGTTGTTCTCCTCTTGCGTTGATGCTGGGGTTCCATTCAGCAAACTCCCTATCGGTGTCGTGGAAGAAGTATTCCTGCGCATGCGTTGCATCTCTATCGGTGAAGTAATGAAAATCCGATACAAGTGCAACAACCAGATCAAAGTGCCTGCTGTTGATCCTGATTATCCAGGAGACAATATTGAAGCATGCGGTCAGGAACTCGTCGTGCCAATCCCTCTGGACAAGGTGACAGCGCGTAGTCAGGAAGGTTTTATCGAGTGCTTTGATCTTCCTGGTGGCTATCACATCAAGATGCGACAGCCATCCTTCTCGGACGCCGGAGTCCTCCAGACGGCCAACACGATTGAAGAGAGTATCGCCACTTTCATTGAATGCCTGTATGACGATGACGGTCAAGTCTGGAGTTTTGACAACCCTGCGGAGCCGGGAATTGATCCGAAGGTTGCTGCTGAGCGTCAAAAAACTCGTGACGAATTTGTCAAATGGGTTGCTGACAACCTGGAAACTGACATCATCCAGAAGATTAAGGATGATTTCTTCTCCAAGATTCCGCGTATTCATTTTGAAACCAAGATCAAATGCCCTAAATGTCAAAAGGAGCATAAGATCGAATTTAATAGCCTTGACGAGATTTTCATTTAATTTTTGAAATTGATTTACTATCCTACTTCGTGATGTGTGATGAATTAAAATCACAGGGCTACAGCATATTTGAAATAAGCGAATCGATGCCGTGGCATCTTGATATGCTTACTGAAACATTGAAAGCTCGTCTGGCTAAAAAGAATTCAAACCCCGCATAAGCGGGGTTTTTATTGGATTAACTGTAAAACAGGTTATTACAACAGTGTATGACCGGAAATTGTTATAATACCATTGTCCTCGATTTAATCAGAGGCATCTAAGCTATTGAATGTTTAGGATGGAATAAAAATCGTTTTTCTACGGACATTCTGTGCTGTATGGTTGTTTCCTGCCTTATGCCTCCCTGGCATTGGAAGGGCGCTGTCTGCGTAAGACGGTCTTCACGAGCATAGCGAGTTGAATCAAATAACAATACAACGGATGCTACCGCATCCTATAATATTATATTCGACACGGCATAAATATCTTCAACATCCTCTACATTTTGGACATCACACTATGTTAGAAAATATGCGTTGGTTTTATGGGCGCGTTGAAGACGTGAATGATCCCGAGCAAAACGGGCGCGTTGCCGTCCGCGTATACGGTGTACACACCGAAGACACCACCTTACTGCCTTCCGATCTATTACCATGGGCTGTGCTCATGATGCCTGCAACAAATGCTTCCTCAGCTGGTCTAGGCTGGTCTCCGACGGGGATTACAGTTGGGAGCGAAGTCATGGGCTTCGCCCTTGATGAGGCATACCAGAATTTGAGGATAGCATGGGTGTGGCCAGCTGCGAATCCAGTGAACGGTTCCGACACAAACCCATTGGCACTTGGTCAAGTGGTTCAGGCAGTTGAACGACAAAAATATAATGCGGTTAGTGACGTCCCCGTAAAGGTTGAAGACGAACCACAACCAGATCCAGAACCACCCAAAGATGGTTATGATCCTGAGAAATGGATGACCGTCGCTCGAGGTGAATTGGGTGTCAAGGAGTACGCCGGGAAGTTCAACAACAACCCGAGGATCATTGAATACCACAAGACAACTTCCCTTGGGGCATCTGAAGATGAAGTGAGTTGGTGTGCTGCGTTTGTTGGTTGGGTTCTCCTCCAGGCTGGGTTCACCTCTACACGTTCGGCATTGGCTCGTTCTTATCTTCAATGGGGTTCACCTCTGTCAGAACCACGTTATGGTGCTGTCGTTGTATTCCGTCGAGGAAACAACCCAACATTCGGACACGTTGCGTTTGTGCAGAAGTTCGACGCCAATTACGTTTGGTGCTTGGGTGGCAACCAATCGGACAGTGTCAAGGTCAGCC